CGGATTTTAATATAACTATTTTGAATAAGTCGGGCCAGGCGGTTGATATTTCTTCTGTTTCTGGCCCGATTCTTTTTAAGTTTAAAAAACCAGACGGCACACAAATTGAAAGGTCAGGTTCGTTAGCTAGTGACGGAACTGATGGAATAGTAACCTACAGAACAGTAAGCGGAGATATTGATTTGTACGGCAATTGGAGATTACAGGTATTTCTAGAAGCGTGTTCAAAAGAACTATATAGTAAGATTTTAAAATTTACTGTCTTTAATAATTTAGATTGCTCATAAAATGGAGGACAGTAAATGGCGTTTCCTACTGGTTGGTCTGGATATGAAGAAGTATATATTATAGACTTTCCATCTTCTGGAACCGGACAAATTTTTCATACACATACAAGTGGCTTTTCTAGCTCTTGGAAATCTGTTGTAGCGTCTGATGGTAGAGATATTCGTGTTACAACAGCTAATGGAAATAGACTTCCAGTTGACGTTATATACATGGACGCTGGTAATGGTTATTTAGAGTTTAATTTAACTGGACTATATCCGCGCGACCCAAGAGAGCGTATTAGATTTTGGGCAGGAAATACGGGAGCATCATTTGAACCAGCTACGGGAGCTTATGGACAATATGCGGTTTATCCAGACTATTTATACGGTTATTATCCTACTGGCGGCGGACTAGATAGAACTAGAAACCAAAATCATTTAACTGGAACAAATACGCAGACAGGACAAAACTTTGCTGGATTACGAACCACTTTATATAATGGCTCGGCCTATAGTATGTGTAATGTCGGAATTACTGGTAATCCGCTTAGCCTGTCTTTATTTTATAATACTTCTGTTAATAGTGGTAATCAAACTTTAATTGGGCTATTTAATAGTAATAGTACCGGTAGTTCAATGGAACTTCGATTAAGAGGTACTGACGATAGAACAACTATAACCGCCAGAGGACAGACAACGATAAATGTTCTTATTGGAGACAACTTTGAAACTGGCGTTTGGGGCCAGATAGGCGGTTCTTTTGTCGCTGATAATAATAGGAATGTATACACAAACGGAATAAATCAGAACAGCACTTCTACGCGCATAATACCTAGTGGACTTAATAGATTTGGTATTGGTGCGTTTTTGGGTTCTTCAATATCTGGATATTCTTCTGCCTCTGTGTGCTTAGCTGAAGTATACACTGGGGTTAAGAATGATACGCAATTTTTATATGACTATGTTAGTTCTACTGGTAATTTTTACAGCACTGGATGGAGGTCAGCTTTTAATCCAGTTGGATGGTCTGGATACGACGAAGTAACTATTGTATATGAAGCTTCTGGTAATTTGTATGACCAAGTTTATTTATTGTCTACGGCACTTTTAAGCAACACATTATTAACAGTAGCAAATACTAGCGGTGCAGACCTTCGTATTACTAAAACTGATAACGCAACAGAACTTCCTATTGATGTTATAAATTTCAATAAAAGCCAAACTGGTATGATTGCCTTTGCTTGGCCTGGGGTTAAAATTTCTGGACAACAAGACAAGATTAGGGTTTGGGCCGGAAATACTGGAATTAGTCAATATCCAGATACTGGTGTTTTTGGAAAGCATAGCGTTTATAATACTGGTATTTTGGGTTTTTATCCAGACGGCGGCGGTGACGATAGGACTAGAAATCAACTCAATATGAATAGGATTAACGTAAGTCCAGGTGGGTTGGCTGGTCCGCTTTCTGGTCTAAAGGCAACTAATTATAGTTCTATAGGAACAATGTCTGCTGTCGCATTTCCATCTGCAGAAATTAGATGGCCACTTAATATATGGTCAGTTTTTTGGACAAATATAACAAATCAAGACCAAATTGTTGCTGCGGCTGGCGTTTCTACTTCAAATAGTCGATATAACAATGCTATTCGTTTAAATAGTTCTACTGGAGTTACTCATCATTTAGATGTTAATGCTGGTTCTTTAGAAGTTATTGCAAGGTCTGGATATAGTGCTTCTAATTGGTATTCTGCTGACGCTTATAATAATGAAGGAATTGTTAAAAGTATTTACTTTAATGGCAAACATCAAAATAGTGGTTCTGTAGGTATTACTTTTGGTATTTCCAATATGTCTATTGGGGCATATTCTGGAGCAACAGTTCCTTCAACGGGACTTCCATTAAACGGGCGCGTTTCTTTGACTTCGTTTGATATGTCTAAAAGATATGGATACGAGCCGATTTATAACCATGAAATGATTTTTAACCACAACAGCTTCTATAACGGAGCCGGATGGACGCCGTTTACTGGATTTGGTGGGGGTGGTGGTTCTGAAGGAAGTCTAATTTCTATAGAGTCAATTGTTAACGCCTATACATATACCCAAGGAATGATTAATGTAAATCTTAACTTTGGTGGCAATATATATTCTAATACCTCATCTATTGGAGATATAAGGTCTATTGTTAGATTCGTTGGAAGTTCAAATTCGACAACAAACGAAGTTGGGACATTACAATCTAATTTTGGACTACAGCTTGATGGTATTGATGGCTCTGTAACAAGTTCCGCCGCAAACCTAAAGATGGGGGTTGGGTTTGCTGGACAGTCAAATAGCAGGACTTTTTCTAGTCTAGAATCTGCCGTTATAAGACTACTAGAAGCAGAAATTAACGCCAGAACATCTAGTCAGGGAGTTATTTTAAGAGGAATAGACCTATCGGCTAATAGTGCAAATAATACCCAAATTGAAGCAAATGTTATCCTAAGCATTCCTTTGTCCTCATTGTCCGAGGTTTTAAGTTCTCTTAACGGAACCCTGACCATTCCAATTACCGGCTGCACAATCGAAGATAATATAGTGGAGTTCGTGGTGTATTTAACTATGAATAGTGAAAATCCACTCTATATTTCAAGGAATAAAACTAACACTTTTGTTCACTTACAAGAATAAGGAAACCGATGGCAATAGGCGAAATTCATGTTGGCGATATTGGTACTATATTTTTAGTTACCGTTAAAGATGAAAACGACACGGTCGTTGACCTTTCTACGTCTGTAGCTAAAAACCTAATATTTAAAAAGCCAGATGGTACGATTCTAACTAAAGCAGCGTCTTTTGTTACTGACGGCACAAACGGTGAGATTCAGTACATCACGGTTGATGGAGATTTGGACTCTCACGGCAAATGGGCCATACAGGCATTTATTGATTATGGGTCAACGGAGTGGTATAGCGATATTGATAAATTTACAGTATATAACAATTTGGGGTGCTAAATATGTGTATTAACGAAAACATGACGCTTATACTTCGCGCCCTCATTAATGATTTGGATAACGAGGATTATTCTGACGAAAGACTTGAGCAATTAATCTCCATTGCAGCCCGATTTGTTATTCAGGACACCGTTGCCGCATATACTGCCGACGTAATGAGCCCAGATATAACTCCAGACCCATACGCAAATAACGACGATATCTTTGTCAATTTAACTGTTGTAAGGGCGGCCTGCATGGTTGACCAAGGAAATTTAAGGGTAAGGGCCGCTATGGCTGGACTATCTGCGACCGCTGGCCCTGCCTCATTAAATGTAGGCGGTGGTAACTTTAGTGCATTTAAGGATTTAATTGCACTTGGACCATGTGCTATGTATAAAGAAATGCTTCAAGACTATATTTTGGGAAGTGGAGTTATTTGTCATGGTATATTGAGTCCTTTCATTAGTAATACATTTGACCCTGATAATTATAGAGGAGACAGATAATGGCAAAACCAATTCTTGAATATGCACCAGTTCAATTAATTTTAAAGGAGAACTAATGGGTCTACCATTTATATTTTATAACTATCCAACCGGAAACGACACAATTAATATAGGGATTTTAACAACAGTCGCACCTTTACTAGAACCTGTTTCTGCTCAATTTATTTCTGATAATACGCTACTAGATTTTACTCCAACAAAAATTTCTGGGGACGGAGATATAACTTACGAATTAGGAGCCGTAGATGGATTACCTAGTAATATATTTGTAAATCAAAATAGTGGACGTGTTACTGGTATTTTAAATACTAGTTTAATGACAAAGAAAGTTTTCACTCTTACCGCTACTAATAATTTAGGTAGTGATAAAATTTGGATTCCTGTTAGTGTGCATACTAGCACAGGATATATTAATAATGCAAGCAGTTTCCCATATTATTGTAATGTTGCAAATCGTAAATATATCGTAGAAGAAGATATTATTACTGATGGACCTGGATTAGTATTAACAAATAGTAATATATCAATTGACGGTAATGGTAAGTCTCTGATATATAATAATGCTAGTCAAGTTGTAATCCCTAATCATAGTTTTGAAATTATGTCTGGAGCGGACCCAACTAGAGCTAGTGGATGGAATTTTAGTTTAGCTACTGGCGCAGTAAGACATAATGAGCCTGCCATAGAAAATAAAGTTTTTGATGGCAGTTGGGGTGTTAAATTTCCAATTACAAATGGTCGTCAAACGGTTAGTGGCTTAAGTCAAATTACACTGGAGTCTGGTCAAACATATACTTTATCTGCTATGTTTTTCCATGGCGAAACAGGCAATTATGCTTATACAAGTCCTATTTATAGCTCAGGATTTGTTACTTTAGACAACGGTGTAAATAACCCAATTACTTTAACTGGAAACCCAGGAGCTAGAGGTATACAGCTAAGAGAAAGATATTTTGATACCAGTGGTCACTCAAATAACAACTATTATATTACATTTGGTGCTACAGGGTCAGCTAACATTTCTAATGAATTCTTGTATGTTGACGATATTAAAATTAGAAAGACTCGTGAGTATGGTATAACGACTCAAATTTATAGTTGGGGAAATGATTTTGACGCCAATAGATATCCAACAACTCATTATGACTTCGCTTCTGGTGGAAGTGGTCCGCTTGCAACTATTAGTAATTTGAATATTATTCAGGGTCAAAATCATGGTTCTTGGTGTCATGGAGTATTTATCCACACGCTATCTGGGATTTCAATGGATAACTGCACAATAAAAGTAACTGGACAAAACACTTCTTGTATAAATGGAGATGATTTAGGTTCAAAATATAATTATGTAATTGATAATTATTTACAATCAGATATTCCTTCATTAAGTAGTCGCGATAATAAAAATGGAGCTGTAATATTTGCTATCCAAGGAATTGTTGCTAATAATACACTTAGAAATGGTCCAGCGGTTGGAATTTGTATTCAAGACACAAAACCACTAGTTAGTATAGTAAGACGAAATGATATAACGCTAAAAACTAGGTACACTAACTCTTACGGTATTCTTTATGGTAGTAGCAGTGGAGAAGTAAGTTATAATACTGTTGTGGCTACGGGTGACGACGATTGCTGTTTAGGTATTATGCTTCAAGGAACAACTAGTGGCGCAACGGCAAAATATAATCATGTCGATGTAAAACTTATTCCTCGTATATCAGAATATGGCGGCGACCAAGCTAATGGGGTTTATGGTCTTCAACTTGAGACGGCGGATGAATGTGTTGTTCATAATAACTATGTAAGAGTTACAGCAACTACAGGTAGTCAAGCGCACGCATTCCGTGTTGGTGGTGGAACTGCGACATTAAGACATCTAGTATATGATAATGAATTCGTAGCACATAGAGAAAGCGGTTCAACAAAAGCGTGTTCTTCACAGGCTCATAGAACTTTAGACGATACTTCAATTATAAGTGGAAATATTTTTAGAAGCGATAACCAATTTTTCTCTGATTTGGGAGACTGTAATGGTATTTTGACAGATTGTAGTTGGGAAGTAACAGATACTGGTCAGCCGTTTCGAGTTATGAATCTATATTTTAACGACACGTCAACTGGCTTAAGAATTGTAAATCCTATTTTCCTTAACGAAGCTGCTAGACTAGCGTTTTCCACCGGAAATGTATTAGGGGCAGCCTACCAGACCGGAGATGCGCTTACTGCGGTTTCAGATTATAGTATTTTATGGAATACTACAATTAGTGTATTAAATAACAGTAATCCAGTTTCTGGAGCAACCATTATTACAAACGACACCCTAGGTTCTGGTAGCCATACTGGTGTGTCCGATATAAATGGTCAATATATTTTTACTTTATCAGAATATAAAGTTCGAGGAAATATAAAAAGCGTTTTCTCTCCATACAATGTAAGTGTTTCGTCTGGTTTATTAACTGGGAGTGGGTCTTTTAGTGTTACGGGATTACAAACAATTAATATAGGTATTACATAATGAGTAGCTGGAACTGGAATTTACAAGATTTTACAAATACTACTAGTGTTCTTGGCACAATTAGTGGTAATATAGTTGGTGGCGGAACTGCGACTAGCGGCATTAGCACAGGTGGTCCTGGTGGAAGTTTTTCTAAATCTTTTAATTTAAATGGTAGCACTCGGGTAGAAATAACCCCAGATAGTGGATTAAATGCAATTAGTGGACAACTAGGTGTTTCATGGTGGATGTATGGAATTGATTATACTACTACATTAGCAGAACAGTTTGCTGGAGTTGTATGTAAAGACGGGGCTGGTCCTGGTGATGAATGGGGAATAACTATTAATGGAGGGACTGGATTACGTTTAAGACAAAATAATGTTAATAGGGCTTTTTCTGGACCAATTAGTACTGGGGCATGGCATCATTATGTGATGGATTATAATGGTACAAGTATACAATTCTATGAAGATGGAGCTGTTTTAGGAGCCGCTACTGCTGTAAGTGGTATAGACTTATCTAATACACAATCACTTTATTTTGCTAGAGATAATACTAATGGTAGAGGACTTATAGCCCGTATGGCTGGAGTCACTATTAGTGATACTTCTTTTGGAGCAACTGGAGTAGCCGCTTTATATTCTGAAGGATTTGCGTCGTCTGGTGATTCGGTGGTGGTTTTTACTATAAACCCATTAGTCTCATCAATTTTAGGTATTAGATTAGACCCTCTAAGCAGTATTTAGTGTATAATTTAGTATATTTAACCTTTCAAATCGGAACTATATCATGATAAACTGGAACGACTACCCAAATAATAACACAGCAATTCCTTTGCTTTTCAACACAGTTGGCACAGGCGGAACCGCACAAACCATTTCTAATGGAGGTGTTGGCATTTTTATCGACGCAAGTACCTCGTTTTTAACCACGGGTATTACTTTTACCGCTAATCATGGTTCTAGAACCGGTATACACTTAGTTAATATTCCAAGCGGTACTATTACAGGCACAAACGTAACATGTACAGTATTTTATACTTCCGGTACTATTGACGGGGTTGATGTTACCAATCGTTTAGCTGCTGCGTTTTCAGTAGGTAGATATGGTCAGGCTCCTTCTGGATTCTCTGATATAAATATTTCTAATGGTGCTGTACTTGCTACACTATCTGGTGACCTTACTTCTACTATGAAAGCAAGTGTAAATACTGAGGTTCTGGATGTTTTAAATGTAGACACATTTGCTCAGTCTGGACAGGGTACTCCTCCAGCTACAATTTCATTTGGTGGAGCGATAAATTATCTATACAAGGCTTGGAGAAATAGAAAGAGCCAAACCAGTAGCGAATATATTCTATATAATGATGACGCAGTAACCTCTGACCAAAAAGCCACAATTACAGGTACAACCACTGTTGTAGTTGGTGAAGTAACGTCTGGCCCATAAAATCCTTTAAGGAGAATAACTAAATGCCTAGCGGGATACAAGGCCTTGGCTCAACAATATCAATTTTGTTTCCAGGTAGACAATGGTTAGTAGAACCTGGAACTACAGGAACAGATTCACGATACTCATTAGTTGGTTTGTATAGTCAGGGAAATAGTAGTGGAAGTTCAGGTAGCGGAAGTGCAGTTTCTATGGACTCTTCCATTAATTCCTATACTACTAGCCAAGGCCAAATGAGATTGGCTTTAAGGTTCTCTGGCCTATCTAGCTCTATTGTTAATCTTTATGGTAACCTTGGAGTTCTTGGTACGGGCGGTCTTCTAGGAACCCTATTTAGCACCCAATCTATACAATATAACTATAGTCCTTATCTATATAGTAGAACTGGGGCTGAAAGTGGTCAACTTGGAAATATTTCAGTTCATGGTGGACTGAGGGTTCCATATATAAGAGACATTAATAAGAATACTTCGGTTTTCTCTAGAATGCAGTCTAGGTTAAGAAATGACGAGACATTAACTATTTCGGGAATTGTCTCAATAACTGGAAACTATAGATTCGTAATTAACGCCAAAAACGAGAATAATCAGGTAATCAATCTAACAACAACCTCTGGAACAACTGTAATATTTACTAGTCCAAGTAGCGAAGTTATTAGAAGGGGAGCGTCTTATGTAACAGACGGAACAGATGGAAGTGTGTATACTATTACTAGTGGTTCTCAATTTGCTGAGAATGGAACTTGGTGTTTACAGCTACAAACAACTGGAATGGGCTCTATATACACATCTAAAAAATACAGATTTCAAGTGGGGTAATAATGGGTTATTTAACAAATGCTACTGGTGCCGTTGCCGGTAATCAAAAATTAGGGAATGTTACTGTCAATTTTGGAGTAAAACCAACAACAGAAAATGTCGCATCTCCATCTACTGACGACGAAGGCTATGGTGCCTATGAGGGAGCAAAATTAATAGACCTTACAAGCATTAGTGGAAAATACGAAGATAGGTTTGACGACGTAACATATTATGGCTAATCCTTTTACTGGTATTATAACACAGGGTTTTAAAGACCAACACAAAAATATGATAGACGCATTATTGGAAGATGATGCGTTAACGATAGCCTGCACACTTATATACAGCGCCACAAAACAAACAGAATGCCCTAATTGTACAATTAATAATATATCGGGCAAGTCGTCTGGTAGATATAAAAGTGGCGGACCAATTCCTTTTACTAATGGCGAATGTCCATATTGTTATGGGGCTGGAAGAACAACGGCCGAATCAACAGAAACCCTATATTTAATGCCAATTTGGGACAGTAAGAAATGGTTATTAGATGACCCGGCCATTAATATTGCTGACATATCAGTTCAAACCATGAGTAAGATTACCACATATGATAAATTGGCTAGGTGTTCAAAGATTAAAATAGATACTGCCGTAGAAAGACTTGGCATACCAGAATTTACAAGACTCGGACTTCCACGACTAATTACATTTGGGGCCAGCAACCATATTATTACGTCTTGGAAACGAGCATGAATGACGTTGAATTAACCGTAAACATATTAGAAAGCGACAAGAAAATCGCCGCCCTAATGATGGAAGATTTAATAAAGCAGTTGAATAGTGCTTTTAGAAAGAAGATTCCAGAAATAAAGCAAATTACTTCAGACCTTCTAAAACAATATATCGAGGCCCATCCTACATATACTGCAATAACAAGCGGTTCGTTAAGATATGAACTGGGTTTGGTTGACCCATCAGCACGACTATTAAATATAATTGACCAATTGACCAGAAGCATAAAGGTTAAGTTTGAGCCATTTGAGGCAGATGGAAAATCCTTTACCGGCGGAATTACTATTAATGCAGTTAAATCAGATTATTCAGATATCCTAAAATTACAGGACTCAATAGTAGTTACTAAAAAGGGTGTAAAACTAGAATGGTTGCGTTGGTTGTTATTAGAAGGAAGGGCAGTATTAATAGAAGACTATCATGTTCAGTTTGGTAGGTTTGGTAGAGCCGGCGGTGCTATTATGGTCAAGGGCGGTCAGTGGCAAATACCGTCACAAAACGCCGGAAGGGCCACAGATAATTTTATAACAGACGCAATTAGAGATATGAAAGGTCCACTTAAGGAAAAACTTGAAGAATGTATAGCATCAATTTAGGTCTTAAAGGTGGCCAAAGACATATAGCCGATGATGGCCTAGCGAATTCTCTTGAAATAAACCTAAAGATGTTTTATGACTGGGCGTTTTTATCTCAATTGGGTGGATGGACAGAAGTTGCGGTTCCGACAAGTGGAATTTATAGTGCAGACTTTAGTAGGTTAAGGCCAGTTAGTGACCCAAATTATACAAATGGCCAGGTTTGGGAAACTCCAAGAAAAGACCTAGTGTGGGAATCTGGCGTAGATTATACAAATAAAACGGGCGGAACAGACAACCCTTTACCAGTTGGAAACCCAGTTATTAATGGAACGCCAGTTAGTACGGGCTATTATGTTGATTATCAAAATGGCCAAGTAATTTTTACTAATGCAATTTCCACATCCTCAACCGTAAAATTACAACACTCTTTTAGAACCGTTCAAATTTACAGGGCAGACGACGCTCCTTGGTGGAGAATAATACAACAAAATTCTTACCGTCCAGATAGTAACCAATATCTACAACTAGGAAGTGGAAACTGGAGTATTTTTGGACAACATAGAATTCAGTTGCCCGCCGTAGTTATAGAGGTAGTTCCAAGAGGAACCGCCGAGGGCGTTGAACTTGGTTCAGACTCCTTAAATCATAAAAGAGATGTTTTGTTTAATATATTGGCCGAAACAGCTTGGCAAAGAAATAATTTAATGGATATATTTAACGCCCAAACAGAAAGGGGTATACACTTATTTAATACAAATGATGCCGTTTCAGAATGGCCTTTTGATTATCGTGGTAGCCTTACTGGAACTAAAACATATCCATATTTTGTTAGTGAAACCGGGTATAGGTGGCGTGTTTGTGATATGAGAGAAAGCTACATCAGTGATGTTTTACAGGTTCATAGCAATTTGTTTATGGCAACGGTAAGAACTACTATGGAAACAATAATTTAGACTCATATTCTTTAATTTTGTCCCATTTTCTAGCTAAACGATAAGGTGTTTCGGTTTGTTCTAGTTGTTTTAGTAAATTATAAGCCCTTGTCCATGAGCAATTAATATAATAATAGTTACCGTCTTTTTTCTTATTTATAGACAATGGTGAATAGGACTCCTTATCTTCTAGTTCATATAATATATTTGCGGACCATTCCATTACTTCTTTTGTTCCAATTAGCTCAAATACCATTTTATTATTTACAATTCCTATATGCCCGTCTCCGTCTATAAGTCCAATAATGTAGGATAGTTGCAAATCAAAATCGTTAATATTTGGAGGTAATAGAGTTAGGCTCTTCTTTTCGGTAATGTTCCAATTTTTATTGAGAGACTTTATCCATTTTTCGCAGTTTCTTATTTGTAAAGCCGAATAGTAATAAATATTTTCTGAATATTTTCCGTACCCCCTATGTTTTCCTTGGCCGATTTTTCCTGTAAATTCTGTTTGAGATACCATTTCTTTTAGTAGGCATTCGTCTGTACTTTTTAGATTTATTGCTAAAAATAGTCTATCTCTACAATTGCCTATACATCCGTCCGCAGCTATAAAACCAGCCCAATAGCAATTTTGAATGTTTGGAGTTGTAAAAAACTCTTCGTTTTGAGAATATAGATATGAATATTTCCTAGTTTCAATTTTATATTTCCGTATTAAATTATTAACATGTGTTTCTGAAAAGTTAAAATCTTTAGCTATTTTTGCAATTGTATATTTTTGTTCTATATAGAGTTTTTCGAGTTGCTCTTTTGATATTTCCTTTTTTGGTCGTGTTGGTATGTTAAACCTTTTTAATGCTCTAAAAACAGTACAATGATTACACCCCAATTCTATAGCTATTTCTCTAGCGGTTTTTGTTCCATTGGTGTAGTTTGTTAATAGATACTCTTTTGTAATAAGTGACTTTTTCATATATTCTCCTAAAAGTGTTGCAATAGACTATTATACACGAGAAAGGTCAAATGGTGTATAATTAAATATAAAATATATTTTTTATCAGACAAAATCGTCTTCAGTAAGTATTAATACTAAATATAGGTACTAAATCATGCCAGTAAACTCACGCGTATATTTTGCGACCCATAGCGTAGCCCTAAAACAAACTAGTGGTGCTTTAACATTTGAAACAGGCCATTTGTTAAAAGGCGCTCAGTCAGTAGGAATTACATCAAACTTCAATATTACTCCTTTATTTTCATTGGGTTATCTACCAGTTTATGAAAACTTGGAAGGTATTCCAGACGTTGAAGTAAACATTCAAAAGGCACTAGACGGATATCCTCTTGCTTATCATTTAGCTACAACTGCCGCCGCTGACCCAACTCTAGGTGGTCGTTCAATTGCTCGTTGTGACATTGGTTTAGCTGTCTACGCAGATACAAGCACATTTGCTAGTGGTACTCCTCAAGCTGTTTGTGCCGTTTCTGGAGCTTATATTAATTCAGTAGCCTATAACTTTGGAACAGATGGTAGCTTTACTGAAGACACTAGTTATGTTGCAAATGACAAGATTTGGACTCGTACACCTGGAGTTGGTGGCGGAACACCAAACTATGGTGAAATAGACTTGGTATCAATGCCAACTATTACTTGGAATGCCCATATGGCTGCAAGTTTAAGTCCAATAGCTGTTGGTGGTGTTGCCCAGTCAGAAGACTTCCTATGGGACTTACCAACAGGAACATTAAACTCAGACGACAATGGCGCTGTTAACCATCCAGACGTAACAGTTATTCCAACAGAAATTCAAGGTGTTACACTATCTGGTACAAACCCAACACAGGCTGGTTCAGATATTAGAAGTGCTCACGTTCAAACAGCAAGCGTTTCAGTTAGCTTAAACCGTGAATCTATTACAGAACTTGGCCGTCGTGGTCCTTATAGCCGTACTATTCAGTTCCCAGTAGAAGTTACTGCTGAATTTACAAGCACAACATCTGAAGGTGACCTAGTATCACATACAAGTAGAGGTATCTTTGGAACTGACACCGGAGCCCTTTGCTCTACTGCTAATGAAAACTTAAGAAATAGAACAATTCGTCTTTGCACTTGCGAAGGAACTCGTATCTATCTAGGTAGAAAGAATAAGTTATCTTCAGTTAGTTACGCTGGAGGTGATGCTGGTGGTGGTAACGTAACAACAACTTATGGTTACACAACACAAAACGAATTTACAGTTATGCACCAACGCGACCCACATATTAGTGGAGCTTCTTGGTGGACTAACCGTACAGTTAGTAACTATTTGATTCAATAATAAAAACTGGAGGTTTTGGGGTTAGGGTTTCTAGCCCCAGAACTTCCTTGGGACCAGGATGACAGAAAAAGACAAGTTAGCCCTAATCTATAGGATTACTTCGGGCTATACTATAATAAAAGACTATATATTGGACACCGTTACTGATTCTTTATGGAATGAGTCTTTGTATGTCTATAAAGAAGTTATTGAAAAGAATAAGTTTGAGGGATTATTAACAGAACAAGATGCTAAAAAAATCTTAATAGTGAATGGATTATGGAGATTTGAGGACGATAATAATTTAATAGAAATAGATAAATCATTAGATAGTTGTAAGTTAGAACTATATAATAATTATGGGATGCCGGCTAGTGTTATAAGACAAATTAGGAATAGATTAGATATAATAAAAAAAGAAAAGAACAAGAAGCTGAATACTAAACATTCTTTAGATAGATTTACTATAGAAGGATTGGCCGATTACGCATCTGAAGTTTATGTATTTTCTAAAAGTGTTCTTGATAGGAATTATAACAAAGTAGAAGTTAATCCAATAATGCTGGACAGGATAATTATGGAATATAGGCTAGCGATGCCATCTAATACAGAAATAAGACTAATATCTAGAACTGAACCGTGGCGTTCTTTATGGTCGACTAATCCTAATTGTTTTAGGGTAATTGGGCATGAGCAAAACTCGCTAATTATGTTTAGTAAAATGTACGATATGGTATATGAGCATTCAGAAAGACCACCAGAAGAAGTAATTCAAGATGACGACATGTTAGATGGTTGGTTTATTTCAATGAAGAAAAAGTCAGACGCCGAAAAGGCAAAGAGTAAACAAAACGTTTTAACTAATAGGCATCCTAAAGCACAAGAAATTTTCGTGTCCGCATTAAGTTATGAAGACGCTAGGTCTGGTAAGGGACTTAATCCAAGTCAAATTAGCGAAGTAGAAAACATGAATGATATTAAGGGCAAGATAATTCAAAAAGAGATTGCAGAGTTGGTTAAGACAAAGGAAGTTGTAAGAGATATGGACATTCCATCAGTAAGAATAGGAGTAACAAATGGATAGTTTTGCTAAAAACAAGCTAAAACAGGATATTAAGAAAAAGATAACGACAACAATGATAGGCGCATTATCTTCATTTGAAAATAGAATGGGAAAGCTTTGGGGATACCACAAGTCAGAAGAAGAGGCTTTAACACCACAAGAAGAAAGGTTCTTGGCACTGTGGTTAGAAATTAGAGAAGAGATTTTAGATAGGGGAAACGCACAGATAGGGGCAATTTCTTCTAATCTGGACAATTACGATATTGAGACAGTAAAATACAAGTATACTTTTTATAACAGGAGAGACAATGACACAGACCCAAGAAATTAGTTTTACAGTAGCGGACGTTGAATATAAGGTTCGTCAACCAACTTTAGATGAAAACCGTCAGGCGCAATCGGAATATAACCGCGCTTTTAATCTGGCCTTAAAGTCAAAGTGCCCATTAGAAATTCAGGTATCTGACATTTTAAAGGAACAGGGCCTTTGGAGCGACAAGCAAGAGCAAGAGTATAATAAGTTAAGGGACACTATTCTAGAAAAGGAATTTGTTCTACATAAGGGCGGTATTTATAAGTCAGAAGCCCGTAAAATTGCTATTGAGTTGAAAAATCTTCGTAGAGAAATGGAAGCCCTTTTTTCGCCAATTTCTAATTTTAGAACCAGAACATGCGAAGGTCAAGCACAAAACGCCAAGTTTGACTATTTGGTTTCAGCCTGTGTGGTGTATTCAGATGGTAGACCATACTTTGCTAACTATGAAGACTATTTAAATAGACAAGCAGACCCAGTTGCCCTTGTAGGCTCTGGTAAGTTTGCCGAACTACATTATCGTCTGACCGAAGATTTCCAAAACGACTTGCCAGAAAACAAGTTTTTAAAAGAACACGGATTCGCGGACGATAAGAATAGGCTTATAGATAGTAAGGGAAGACTTATATCAGAAGATGGCAGACTAATTAACGAAGATAATAACTTGGTTGATGAAGACGGCAATCTAATTGATATCCTTGGTCACAAAATTGATAAAGAGGGTAATTTTATTGTAGAACGTACTCCGTTCTTGGATGATTCGGCAGATAGCGTAAAGGACAGTGCCACTACTAAAAAAAGTAAAAAATAATAAATGGCTTTCAATCTAACTGCCAATATAAATGCTAGGCTAGCTAATGGTGGCGCTATAGCTTCTCAATTGAGAAAGCAGTTAAGTGCTAATCCTATTGGTATAAATGTTAAATTAACAGGAAGTGCAGAAAAGGCATCTAAAGCCCTTACCGGTTCATTAAAAGATTTAAATGCGCAGATAAGGGCTATTTCTGCTAATTCTAGAACTGCATCTTCAGCCATTAATCAGTTAAGTGCGTCTTTTAGTAAGTTTAAGTCAGGGGCGCAAAACCTAGCGCAAACATCAAGGGCAGCCAAAACAATAACAGCCGAAACAAAGAAGGCGACGGACCAAGTTGGAGAATTTGGTAGAGTTGCCGGTTTAGCGCTTCGTAGAAATACTGGCTTCTTATTAGCTACTGGCGCTGTATATGGTTTGGGCCGTGCTATTACTTCTAGTTTTAGCGAAGCTATTAGATTTGAAAAAGAACTTGTAAAGATTGCTCAAGTAAGTAATCGTTCAGTGGCGTCATTAAAGCCATTAGCAGATGAAATAACTCGTTTGTCAGTTGGACTTGGCGTTGCTTCTTCTGATTTGGTTGACGTGTCTTTGATTTTAGCTCAAGCCGGTCTTTCTGCTAATGAAACTAGACAAGCGTTGGACGCTTTAGCTAAAACAACCCTAGCCGCAACATTCGGTAGTATTCAAGATACTACTGAAGGAGCTATTGCTTTAATGGCTCAATTTGAAATTAAAGCTAAAGATTTAGGTAAAGCCCTTGGTGCCACCAATGCCGTTTCTGCTGCGTTCGCCGTAGAATCTGAAGACATTATTGCTGCTGTTAAGCGTGCCGGTGGTGTTTTTGCTCAGACATCAAAAGGTGTAACGTCACAACTTGGCGCATTTAATGAATTTATTGCAGTGTTTAGTGCCGTTCGTTCTACTACTCGTGAAAGCGCCGAAAGTATCGCTACTGGTTTACGTACTATTTTTACACGTATTCAACGTCCAGCAACAATTCAGTTCCTAAAAGAATTAGGTGTTGAACTTACAGACCTAAATGGTAGATTCGTTGGCCCATTCGAGGCTGTTAATAGATTGTCTAAAGGACTAGAAGGATTAGACCGTAGAGGTTCATCATTTGCTAGAGTAGCTGAAGAACTTGGTGGTTTCCGTCAAATTGGTAAAACGCTAGCTTTACTTTCATCGTCTACTCAAAGACTTGAAGCTTTACAAGTTGCTCAACAGGGACAAAACTCCGTTAATAAAGATGCAGAACAAGCACAGCAATCATTAGCAAATGCTATTCAAAAGACTAAAGAAAATTTTACTGCCCTTATCCGTGAAATTGGACAAACAAAAACATTTGATTTTCTTGTCAGAACAACTCTAAAGTTTGCTAACGCCCTTATTAAATTGGCTGATTCAATAAAGCCATTAATTCCATTATTAACCGCCTTTGCTGCCGTTAAAGGTATTAATATAGCTGCGCGTTTTTATCCAGACTTTAAAAAGAGTTTAGGCGGTAAGGGTTATGCCGTTGGTGGTAGGGTTAGTGGTGGTAAGGGAGGAAAAGACGATATTCCTGCGATGCTAACTGCTGGTGAATATGTTATCAACAAAAAGTCAGCTAATATGATTGGTAGGGAAAATCTTGATGAATTAAATAGAGTTGGTCTTGCTAGCGGCGGTCCAGTTGGTAGGGTTAAAATGGCAACAGGAGGAGACCCAGAAGAAGAATTAGCTCAATTAAGAAAGCTAGATGCTAAACTTGGAAAAGGACAAGGAGCTAGAAAGGAAAGGACTAGACTTCTAAACTCTATACGAGATAAAACATTAAGAAATGAAACTACAGACCCATCACTATTAGGCATTGGTCGCGGAGGCATAACTCCAAGATTTGAAGCAAATTTAGGAGGTCGTAGTGTTTCTGGCAATAGTGGTGCTACTCTAACAGGAAATCTTTCAGAAGCAAAACTCCAAGAAAGAATAGCTCAACAAAATAAAACAAGACTAGAAAAGAACAAAAGGTTTAACGCCGAACAAGCTAGGCTCCAAGAAAAAGAATTAAACATTCAAGCAGAAAATATTAGAGTTCAAGAACTAGCAAAAGAAAATAATAGACAAACAATTACTACTCCAAAACGAAGAATTCTTTCATCTTTACAATCTTCAGTAAATTCTTTTGCTGGAGTAGGTGGATTAGGTAATATACCAAGTCAACAAACTCTAGACCCAGCCATTATTGCTTTAAGACAACAACAAGCCTTATTACAAAACGCTAAAAAACCACCTAGAGTTACTGGTAGTAGAACAACTAGTATAAGAGATATAATGAGAACGTTAAGCGTTCCAGTTGGTGCTGCTCCGCTGTCAGATTTACAGTCTTCTGATTTTGGTGATTTTGATGGGTCAAGTCAAAACGTAACAAGTACATTTAGAAGTAAAAGACGTGTACCGACCAGTCAATTATCATTTAGAAATAGGGCAAGATTATTAGGAACTCAATTTTCAACAGGATTACAAAATCAGTTACCAACATTCTCTCGTCTTGGAGACACAAAAATTGGTAGAGCTGTTACATCTAGATTACCAAAGGGTTCTCGTCTTGTTGCCGCTGGAGCGTTAGCTGGAGGAGTTATAGCTGGAGATAAAATTGGTGGTACTTTAGGTGGTGCGATTACTGGAGCAACTGGCGGAGCTTTTACTGGAGCCGCTTTGGGTTCTGCTTTTGGTCCAGTTGGAACTGGAGTTGGCGCTGCTGTTGGAGGTATTATAGGGGCGCTTCAAGGATTTATTGATGCAGACCTAGATGCTAAAATTAAAAACGCGTCAGACAATATAATTAGAAGCATTAGTGATGTAGAAACTGGATTTGAAGGTTTCCAACAAGCAATAGCTCGCATAGGTAGTGGAGATATTAGCGCAGCCTTAACAGAATTAACTGGTAGTTTTGCCGGTCTATCTCAAAACGTAGTTAATTCTTCTAGAGTAGAAAGGGGCCTTAATCCAGAAACTATAGATACGAGATTATCATTAACAGAAAACGAAAAACAACAAGCTTTTGCTGGTTTAAGTGCTAATCGTAGACTAGAAGTTATAGCTGAAGAAAATAAAAATATAGAAATTTTTGGTAATAGAAAAAGCGACCTTGGAAGTGCAGGAGAGGCCGCTAAGTCTGCGTTAAACGAACAGCTTTCTAGAGGTATTGATTTTGATAAAGCTGTTTCAAGTTTAGGTCCATCAGGACAAGTTGCTTTAGCGTTTGCTACGGCTAAAGATAAAAGTGCCCAAATAGCGCTTGGACAAGCAGCAACTTCTGGAAGAGAAAATCTTCAAGCAACTGCAAGAGCACAAGTTCTTGGTGGAGATTTAAGAATACAAAACGACGAAGAAATTAAAAGAAAAGAACTATTAAAAAAGGGCGCTCAAGAACTTGCAAACATAAATGGTCAAACAGACCTATTTATTGAAAGAATGACAAACCTATCTGCTGTGTTAGATAGGGCTTCTCAAGCTGGAGAAGGTTTTAGAAGAAGTAATGAGGCTCTACTTTCTCGTCGTAGTGGCGGCGCTGGTATACGTTCTCAAACTAGAACAAACGTTTTTGATAACACTAGGGCGTTTACAGAAGCAGATATAACTAAAGAAGCATTAAGAGTTAATTCTTTTCTAGGAAATAATGCCAATAGTAGAGAAGCAACTCAAAGTGTTATTGGGGCAAAACAACTACAAACTAAACTTCCAGGTATTTTAAACGCCCTTTCTGCTGGTGTTAGAGCTGGAGGTGAAAGTAATACATTATTACCTGAATTAATTAATAAAGGTCTTGGTGGCGTTCCAGAAGTATTAAGAAATAAACTACAATCAGACATTAGAACAAAGTTCTTTGCTAACGACCAAGCCTCACCAGACGATATTGCTAATGCTTTAGCTGGTGGAGATGTTACAGATTTACAAGGTAGCTCACAAGAAGTAAGTAATACATTTAAAAAATTAGTAGATGTAACAAACCAAAAGATTACTGAATATGAACAAGTTCTAGACCAATATATTCAATTAAATAGAGAGGCTAACGACGCTCAAGATACTCGTCTTCAAATTTTAAACGATAGCAATAATGAAGAAAAGGCACTTCTTGGACAAGAAAGATTAACTATAGCAGATAAAAGTCGTGGCTTTAATACTCAATTAAGTCAATTCGCTGGAAGGGCCGGTTCTGGTTCTAGTGTACAAGAATTAATTGCTAGAGAAGCCTCCTTAAATGCAACAAGAGAAGGTGGATTTACTGGGTCTTCAGATGAAGTAGCTAGACAAATGGCTAGACTAACAGAACAACAAAACGAATCATTAAGGGCTTTAGAATTAATCGCCGGAAATACTGAACGTCAAAATGCCATATCAGAAGAACTAAACGGCCTAATTGATAGTCGTAGACAAGCACGCCAAATATTTGAAGATTTCGCATCTGGTTCACCAACAGAAAGAAGACAGATTGAAAGAAATATTGATTTGGCCAGAAGACAAAACGAAGGAGAAAACTTCTTTGGAGAAAGATTAAAGCAGGCTAAAGAAGGTCAAAACGCCTTGCAGGCTATTATTGGTGCTACTCAAGGCCAGGCCGGACTTAAAGCATTAGACCAACAACAAATTAGTTTCCTAGATAGAAGTGGGGCTGATAGACTATTTGGTGCTGCTGGTGTAAATCCAGGAGTAGGAGTGGGCGGACTACTTAATAATAACGACGCCTTCTTCCAACAAGGGTTTTCACAACTACAAGACATAAATAGACAACGTGGTGCCGCCGCCGCTGGTATTGAAGATATTAATAGGAGAGACGCTAACCAAGTTGAACAAAATGGTAGAAATGCCTTTAATTCATTCCAATCTGGACTACAAAACGCTTTAGCAAAAGGCGGATTAGTAGATATGTTAAATTCAACACTGTCAAATCTACCAGAAGTTATCCAAATTGGTGGAAGTGTAGACCATAATATTAACATTAACGGCGCAGAAGTATTGGCAGGCATGGAACCAACCTTAAGAAAGATTGTTATTGACCATGTAAACTTTGAAATTAATAAGAGAATGAATCCATTAACAGGAGAAACCGCTCCAGCATAATATGTCTAATCCAACAAATATTACATACGGCTCATATGACTTTAGGCAACAAGCCGGCCCAATTCCTCATCCAAGAATAACAGTAACTTACTTACTTGCTGATGATGGTACGCAGTTGGGTACAAGATATAATATGACATTGGAAAATGTATTGACTCCATTTCCTTCTGGTCAGGGCGGATATACTGTTTTAGATTCTATGCAAGATGCCCTAATAAGCGGATTTAGCGTACAGGGTCAAAACCTATTAATTACTTGCGGAGAAACTACATTACTATCTGCATATCCAAGAATTAATGATATTACACTAGATAGGTCAAACGACAACTGGGTATATACCACACCCTATACTATTCAAATGGAATGGGATGGGCCAGCCTATACTGGAAATATTTGGATTGAAGGTATTACTGAAACTTGGAGTTTGGAATTTAATGAAGACGCTAGTTATTATAACTGGCTACTTCCAGGTAATACTGGAGACAGTAATAGTGTGTTAGTTAATCTAAACCACACAGTTTCAGCAAAAGGTATTGCCCACTATACATCTACTGGTCTATTGGCCCCATATCAATCTGCTAAAGAGTTTGTTGTTTCAAGGCTTGGATATAACACCTCTCAAGTTGCCCAAGTCGGCGTCTTAAATTTGCGAGCAGCGAACTTTAGCCCATACAATCACATGAGGGTTGTTGAAGAAGATAGGGCTGGAGGAAGTTATTCTTGTACTGAAAGCTGGGTATTAACAACCGGCTATGATGCAATAGAAGATTTTACTGCATCTTTACAGTATTCTCAAGAAGAAGGCCTAACAAATGTAGATATCCAGGGCAGTATTCAAGGAATGGAAACAAGAAGTTATGGTTCTGCCAGTGGCGCTTTTAGTATTGGTAAAACCAAATGGGAAGCTGCCAGCGGATACTGGGAAGTGGTTAGGCCAAAACTATTAGGTCGCGCCAAGTTTATATCAAACCTTGAAATTAATCCTTTACCACTAACCTATAGTGTTGGTCATAGTCCAACTAAAGGTGTTATTAATTATGGATATACATATAACAATAGGGCGTGTAACTTTATTGCTGGTGCTATATACGAAAACATAACAATATCAGACACTTATCCTGTCGATGTATTTGCTACTGTGCCAATTCCAGGAAGGGCTTATGGTCCAATTTTACAAGACATCAGCACTGTGACAGAAAGTAAGAGAAATGTTAGCATTGAAGTATTAATGGGAACTCCAACCGGATGTGCTAGTTATGCGGAAATTTTAAGCAATAGGCCAATAAGTCAAGTTGAGACATTTTTGTGTGCTATGTATGCACAAATTAGCGGAAGTAATGTTCAGGTATTTAAATCTGCGGACTCTGATTCATGGAACGTAAAAACCGGGAGATACGGGCGTCAAGTTGAGTGGACCTACACTCCATGTGGAGGAACCCCTCCGAATACGGATTTTTGTAGCTAGGAGTAAAAATGAAAACAAATTGGACAAAAGACGAGGACAGTCTATTAATAGATAATTATGGAAAAATGCGACCAGAAGATATGTTTAGTATTATTGGTAGAAATAGAAATGCTATATATGCCAGAGCACAAAAACTTGGTTTAAAATCTAATCAAAGCAGAATATATTTTTGTAATGATGATTTCTTTGGAACCATTAATAATAGTTCTGCCTATTTTGCAGGATTATTGGCGGCAGATGGTAATGTATGTAATGATAGATTTAGAATAGAACTTTCTGATAAAGAACTAGTTTTATCCCTTAAAGAGACTATTGGATATAGTGGCGAAATTTACAAAAAAAATAGAAATGGATTTAAAACCCTATATGGAATAGGAATAACTAGTAAACAATGCGTTTTAGATTTAGATAAATATTGGAATATTACCCCTCGAAAATCACTTACTCTACAACCACCGACCGGACTAACAGAAGAACAAGAACTAGCTTATATAATTGGATATATAGATGGAGACGGTTCTATCTATATTAATAATAGAAATCAGCTATATTTTATGTGTTGTGGTTCTCATCCTGTAATTGAATGGATGTCTCAAAAGTTTAATAGGAAAATGAGACAAAACGGAAAAACAGACACTAATTTTAGAATTGAGGCAAAATGTGGCCCAGCATTAGAAATACTTAAGGAGCTATATAAAGTGGATACTCCAATAAAATTATCAAGAAAATGGAATAAAGTAAAGGAGATGATATAATGGCTTGTGAAGGCAACCAATATGGTCAATTCGAGCATACTTTATTTTTGGGCTGTTCTGTAAAAGGATTTTCCGCTAGTATTGGGTGGTCGGAACAGGTATCAGAAGTAACGGTACAAATAGTTCAAGATACATGCGCCGCCCCAGCCGAAAGGCCAAAGTATTATTACGACATTTATCTAAATAAGCAAAGTACCACCGCCGCCGACCCTGGATTCGTTGGTGAACAATTAGATATCATTGGCTGTCCAGCGTTTTTCCGTATGGGCGAATTTGAATTTTGTGGACTTATTCAAAGCTGGGAAAAGGCAAATACAACAAGTGCCAATCCAATTTATACAGTTAAATTAGTTGCCCCAATTAATCTATTACAAAACACACAATTAATTCTAGATGAATATACTGCTGGAATTAAACCAAACGCCCTATTCAGTTCTGCCCCAAATAATGTTATTAATGTTTATGGTTTCCTAGAAGGGGTAAATGGAATAATTGCTCCAGAACTATATCAAGACTCTCCAGGTGTTTATTTACCGGGCGATGGCGGAATTGACGGTGCCGTATTCGGTACTGCTGCTGGAGCTTTTGGTGGTGCCCTTAAAAATAACAATGGTATTCAGTGGTCGTTAATTCAAAATGCCCTTGCTGTATTATTAAGTGCAACGCCTGCGGTTAAAAATAATTGGTCTCCACATGGTAGGCTAACATCTAAAGGGGCGATTTTATCGCCTATTGGTTCTCCTTGGACAAATGCCTATGGTCTATTAACAGCAGATGCCCTAGCTAATGGATACTATATTTCTCAATATTATTTAGACCTATCAGAACTACCAGTTCCTCCGTCATATTTTAGAATATATGGAGGTAATACAACACTACTTGAAGCAATAACTAGGTTGTGTCAAGAGTCTGGATTTGATTATTATTTAGAACTAATACCTATTAAAAATAGCGCGTTCTCTGCTAGTGGCACAGATAAAGTTATTAAACTTAGAACTGTTAGTAGAGTTGCCCAACCAGATTTAGACCAAATTCAAGAATTTATAGCAGATAAGCAATCAGATAATACTCTTGTTGCATCAAGCGTTGGCTACGAATTTAGAGACGATACAACTTCTGCATTTCTATATGGTGGACCAAAAGAGACAGTATATCAGACAACCGGCGTTTGCAATCCTACACTATTAAATCAAGAAAATTTAGACCTATATTCTCCAAGTGGTGAATTAAGCGTTATAGTTCCTTATGTTGGAACTTATAAAAATGGAAATATGATTGTTCCATATCAAAGTAATCAATGTGGAGATTGGTCGCTTTGGTATGCTGACTTTGAAAGCGACGACCTAAATAATAAGTTAAATTATATTGACTATTCTGGACAGGCTATAACTATTTCGTCTCAAGAATTAGAAGCTGCGATGACTTCTTTTGAAGAGTGGGAAAGCTATGTATGGTGGTCTGCTGGGGCTGAAACAAATTCTAGTGTAATTAGGGGTTTTAATCCAGAAGGAAATAAAAATCAAGCAGATAGAGATTGGGATAAAATCTTCTTTAGTATACAAAAGAGAAAAGAGGCCGCTCTACTAGGCGCTTCGATAAATGCTCCGCAAATTATGCCAATGATTGCTAGGGATTTTGAATTAAGAAAACAAAAATATATCACAATGGAGAGAGATACTTTAGATATATTTGGTACATTATTTATGCTATATGAGCAAGATATTAACACAATTTATCAGTTTGTATTAGGTGTTGCTCAAAAATATGTTGGTAAAACTTGGGCTATTAGAGTTCCTGCTGTCTATGGATATTTGGACCCAGAAAGCAATACTCCATTTTATAGCGATGAACCAGGTCAAGACGGCGGTTGGACAGAAATGCCATATATATTGGACATTCCAAACCCAAGCGCGTCTTTGGATTTATTTACAAATGACCAAAACAAAATCTTGCCTTTCTTAAAGTTTAATGGAAATTCAAGTTTAATTTCCGATGCCATTTTAGAAAACACACTAATAAATGGAAATAACGTATATGTTAAGTGCGACGTTTCTTCTCAATACGTTTTTCATGATAAGAACAATTTATATATTCCTCGTGTTGTAGTTTCAATTGAAGAACCAACACTTGCGACAGCAGAAGGAATTGTTGAAGATATTGGCGGATGGGATAATGTATTAGCTCTTTTGGGTGTTAGCGACGAAGATAAGAAAAATATTTTTCAAACAATGGGAACAACTATTGGTGAAAAATCCTCATTTTATAGAAGGTTTGTATTAGGTAGTATGCCTGTCGCTGCGGCAATTCCAATTAAAAGTAATGTTCATACATACGGTCCTTGGTCTAATATTGGTCCCCCAGGCGGAACTAAACTAGAACAAAATGATGGATTAACGCCTTGGGAATACGGCAGCTATACTGCGATGAATTTAGCGGCCGAAGAACTAATGCAGGCTGGAATAACAAATACACAAGTTGTAGAAGTTGGTTCCGTAACAGTAGCAGGAATGCCAACGCTACCACTTGGAGCAGAACTTAATTCAGCGAACGTATTAGGCGGCATTCATTTAATAGAATCAAGGAGCGCAACATATAGTCCATATAATGGTAATTTTGCTGGAAATTCATTTAGCTATTTGTATTTAGGCGCGCCAAGCTATGGATGGGGTGGTAGTTATGGTCCAAATATTACAAACATTGACATAAATGTTGGAGAAGAAATTACTACTACTTATGGAATGAGAACGTTCACTCCTAAATTTGGTAGGTTTTCTGAACTTAATGCTAGTAGATTAAAGCAAATTGGACAAAATCGTCTTAAGTTATTAAAAGAAACTAACTCAAGAATACGAAATAACAATGCCATTTCTACAGATATTGGTCAAAAGAATAATATTAGTAGAAGAGTAGCCTCAGCAATTCGTAAATCGGAAAGCGCAAGTAGAAAATATTCAACTCATACTCCTCATGAATTTTTAGTAGGAGAGCTATTTCTTCCAAATAGCGGTTCTATATATGGAAGTGGAAATGTTCTCGCTAGGGCGTTAGTTGGAACATATTCCAGCAAAGATATGACCGCTACTTTAGCTTCATATGGAAAGAAAGCCTATATGTCTATGGATGGACTTATTAGGCCAGTTTCTATGGGCGGCGACGGTGGACTCCCAAGGTACTCAATTCCAACTGGAAGTGGGGGCCAAGATACTACACAAAGATATCTCGTTTCAACAGGATATAGAGTAGTTGGAGAATCTACAGGAACCGGCGTAAGTAATTTAATTACAATTAGAGAACTTAATCCTTTCACAAATCCTGCTGGATATGCGTGGTCGGAACTGTCTACAAAACATGCTGGAACAATGGGTCACGATATAGACGTTGTTGGTAGGGGAACTGGATATCCTACTGGTGGCCTATGTATGAATATTAGTGGTACTGGATTTGATTATCGTGACGACTATAGAATGTTTGCGTTTAAGATTCCAATGCTATTAAATGGTTGGTGCTATGATACTCAAGGTAAGCCAATTCCAAACGCCGCCGATAATGACATTGATGCTAGCGGAGGTATATTTAAGACAACTGGGCTAACTGACCAGTTTTTACCAGACTTTGCCCATAAACCACATACATGGCCAGTAGGTGCCCTAGATGTTAGATTTGATAGGTCGCGTGGTGTTTTCACTATGGCAAATAATGAACCAGAACTTTACTGTCAATTGATTTATCATCTTGGGCCAAACTCTCCAGCCGCAGCCATTATTTTAGACAGTGGAACTTATTATCGTGAAAGTGGCAGTAGTGGTAATATTACTGGATATACTGCTATTAGTGGCTATAGTAGAACAAATAATATATACGCTAGTGGTACGGACCTTAAATTTAGATATAGTCAAACTTTTTCAAGATGGGAAGTTTCTCAAGATAGTGAAGTAACTATATTAATAACAGGAACTATACCTGGAGGCACTTGGGATAGGAATATAACAGGAATTAAGCCAACTATGTTTACTGCTCCTACTTTTGGAATATGTACATCTACTGGATTAGGAAGTGGTTGGTTACAGTATAATACTGGAAATATAGTAATTGGATGGAATAGGTATCCAGATACAATTACTGTCAGTGCTGGTCAAGGTAAATTGGCAAAAATTTGTAATGGTTGGTTAGATAATGGAAGCTGTCAGGACGTAACACTATGATATTTGATTTAGGATGTTGTTGTTCACAACCTATAACTGGATTGTATGATTTTTATGGTACTCCCTCATGGGGAAATACGTCGACACCATTAATTGCAGATTGTACTAGTTATGAAATAGATTCTGTCCTAACTCGTCATCCGTCTCATAGGGTTATTATAAGTAATGATGTTATAGGTACTACTAATAGAATTTCTGATATTTTTCTATTCAATAGGGTATCTTGCGTAATTAATGATTGGTATATAAATTTAGTTAGTGGTTCTGGAATGAATGACAATTCTTCAACCCCGTCTTTTGTTTCTGCGTTTGATGAAGACGAAAGACAATATACTATATCTCCAAACTATAGTACAGACCTAGTATGGTTAAGACATAAAGATGTGACTGATATTAATTCTTCTTATAACGCCCTATATAATGGTGGAACTGGACTAGGTAGCGGATGGACCGTTGGTTCTGGAGCTAGAATTGAAAATAACCTAATTGTACTAACTACAGGAGACATAACTAGTGGGGCATATATAGAAAAAAGTTTACCAGACAATGACGTGCCTTGGTATTTGCGTTTTCAACTTAATAGTGATTATGATAAATATATCTTACTAACTACAGAAAATACTGGGTCAACATTTGAACCATATGAAGGCTATAATATCTGGATAAACACTACGTCTCCACAACTAGATAGCGTATTTACAGTAAATACCGGAGCGTCTTCTTTATTTTTGCCAAATGTTGTTGCAAGTAAGGTAGGAGACTATATAGAATATCATATTGGCTTTGAACATTTTTATGGTACAAAATATATTGACTTTGACCCCATTACTAAATTGCGCATTGCAATGGTCGATGATTTATCTGGCTTTACTATAAACGACACTAGTGGTTATAATGCCGATATTAGAGAGATTTATTTTTCATATGGCAAAAATGACGCACAATATTATAACGATGGATTTCTATTTAATCTTTGTCAAATATCTTTAATCAATACTCAAAACAAATCTATTATTACGAGATTTAATCCTAGAACTGGAGTTTATTTAGGAGACCATGTTACAGGAACTAATTTAGCTAGCTTGTTAAAAATGACCGGCCAGAGAATGAGTGAGACAAAATTTTTCGGAGCAGGTTCTTCTGACGGTTTTTTTGATGAATATATTATGGATAATAATTATCATACTACTCAAAATATGTTAGATATAGGAGGTTCTCTAGACTATAATTATGATTTTTCTGAAATAGATACGTCTGGATTTTTCGGATATATAGGATTTGCATATCCTTCAAATATTGTTTTACCATATCAGCAAGCTAATTGTTCTTGTTATAATACATCAATTAGTAACGAAGCAACTGGAATATCTTTTAGGTCATTTACTCATGATGGCAGACAATTTTTTCATGCTATAGATTATAATATAGATATGACATCATGGAATAGTTTAAGTTCATACTGTAAATTTAATACTATATATGATAGCATGTATTTAATTAATAATACAGGAGGAACAGGCTTTATTTTTGGCGAAAACTTTAGACCAGAAAACGCAGAATACGATATACCAACAGGTGTTAAGTTTATTGTTTTCACTGGTGGAGATTTATTATTAGAACCATATGTTGATGATTTTAATGCTGGAACTGGACTACCTCGTATTCAACTATTTACCCCAAGAGATTTCCCAAACTGTTTTTCTATTTTACAACCAAAGGCTAGGGCTGTTTTTGGAACCGGTCAAATTCCTCAAAGTCTAGAACAAACTATTGAAATTTTATATGGACCATACAAGAAATCAAATATAACAGTAAGCTATATTTCTGGTAATGGCGCAAGTTTAACAGATATGAATATTACCGGTCTTAATAGAACCAATATAACATACGGTCCAAGTTTAACTGCTTCGTTTTTTGATATTAATCATCACTATATTCACGGAGATACTGAAAATTCTGAAGTTTTTTGGTCAGACAGTATGACTCAAAATAGATATGCGTATCCATTATATACAAATGGAGGAACCGGAATTCGTATGCTGGGTATTGGAGAAAGGGAGTCGTTTTCAGAAAATGGCAGATATCTTCCTAATGTAACAGCTAAGGTTTTATGGGGAGACAGTTATAATGGTACGCCGGCTGCTATTTTTGCACATAGTCGTAATTATACAGGAGTGATTGGCAATCCCAGTCTATTACTAGGTAATATAGACGGCAATAATTTAAGTGGAGAAGCCTATCTTAAAGTTAAGATTGGAGACAATATTGTTTATGATGAAAGATTGTGGTCTTATCACCATTATTTAATTAATAGTCCTATGGCTTTCGCAAGAGGATTAACAGCCTTACAAGATACAGAGCCTAGCCAAAGTGCAAATATGACCGGACAAAGTGCTGCGTTTGTTTGGTTTGAAAAGTTGTGGTCAACTCCTCCCTCTATATCTTTTACCGGAGTTGAAACTGGATGGAGAATGCACGTTTCTAATTCAACTGGTTTAGATTTATGGACCCTTGATTCTACTGGCTATCATGCTATAAGAAACGTTGAAAATTCTAATTTCTACGGCCCTGAAAGACGAAAGCCAAGGGTTGTTGCTAGTAGCGATAGGTATTTTTACGTTAACGACTTCTTTGTTCCGTGTAGGGGAGGGGTTCCAGATGATTTTGAGACAAACATAACTTATCCAACGGGATATACTGGGTTTGTTCCAAATTCTGGCGTATTCTTTTATACAACAATTACTGGTAGTTATATAAATGGAAGTGCGCATGTTGCGTTTTCTCATGATGGAAGACGTAGATTTCCTCTTGGAAGAGTTTATGGTACTCAAAATGCCGTAGTAGATATTAAAGAAACAGGATATGTTATTAATTTACCATTTGGTGCTTCAATTCCATATATATCTGACAGCGCAGCAAACGGTGTTTACGACATATATACTACTGATTGTATTAAAAATAGCGATAATTTACCATATTGTCCATCATATAATATGTATGACAATCCTACCGGTTCTCCATTATATATTAGTCCATTTAGTGAATTCTCTAGTGGTACTGGAATTGGTTTGGGACTATATACTTTAATATCTGGACAAATTATAATAGCAAGCGGAATTTATAATAGCGGATACTATGATTAAACCAAATTTTGAACAATACAAAAAAGAACAAGGAGAATGGCTAGAACAAGGCGCTCCATTAAGGTCAAAAGAAAAAATAGAAGAAATCTATAGTATATGCGACCAATGTGATAAGGGTATAAAAGTTAATCAATTAGTAAATATAATTCAATGTTCAGAATGTACTTGTTTTATTAGACCTAAAGGAACAAAGGCAAATAAGGCGGCTTGGGCAACCACTAGATGTCCTTTAGATAAATGGGTAGAAGAGCCTGGATATGAAAAAGCACAAATAGAAAAAGAGGCTGAACCAGAAGTTCCGGCTCAGCCTCAACAATTTAATACTAGAAAACCAAAAAATCCCGGTGGCTCATGCGGGTGTGGCTAAGTGACTTTATCCCATTTCCTACTAAGTATAGGTAAAGAGTTTTTCATTCCAAAATCTTTAAGTAATGATAAAAATTTATAAGCGCGTTGTCTAGTAGTATCATAAACAAAACAATTTTCTTTTCTTTTTGAGATGGAACAATTATATTCATTGTCAATAATTTGATTTTCTATTGAATGAATCCATTTTAAAGTTGATTCTGTTCCCGCTATAATTAGGTGTAGATGGGTGGAATTACAATCTTTTGCTTTAGCTACAGAAATACATCCGTCTCCATCTATATAGCCGATAATATAAGCTAATTCATATTTTAATTCAGAAAGATTTGGATGAGTTAATATTATTGACTTTCTTTCAGATATATTCCAGTGTAATAATAAATCATTAATAATGGTTTTAGAGGTTATTCTAATTACATTTCTTGTATATATTTTCTTGGTTCTTTTATCAAACTGATTTACAATATAAATTTTTCCATTATATTCAATATCTGTTTTAAATCTTTCTAAGACTATAGAGTCTTTTGATGATAGTCCTATAGTTAGTCTATTTTTAGATATACATCCATCAGCAGCAATAAAACCGGCCCAGTAACTATTAAGTACACTGGGCTCAGTAAAGAAATTTTCGTTTTTAGAATATTTAACCATTAATATTCAACTTCTTTTGTTGTTGGGTTGTATTTTCCCCAACCGTTGTGAGGTAAATATTTAGCTTTTCCTTCGTCGTTTTTTTCTGCCTTTCCTTTATTGTTAGTTTCCATACGTTTTTTATAAAGTGTTTTTGCGTCTTTATTTTGACCAAGGGCTAATACCGCTCTACAATCAGGGTTCATACAAACATGTTCGTAAAAATCGTTTCCACCAACGCTTCTATGTCTTAATATAGTGTAGCCGTTTTTACATTGACCACATTGTTCATTTCCAACACTATCCCTTAGATAAGTTAGTTGTTCAATAACCTCTTGAACTGTCGGACATTCTACTTCCACAGACGACTGTGGATTAATTTCGTAAATTAATTTCATAATCTCCACCCGAACTGATAGCCTTTAACCTCTTCTGGCACCGAACCAGAAGCCCTTATAGAATTTAGCTTCTCACACAACTCAGATGCTTTTGACTTGGTGATTTTCTTATAATTCTCTATCTTAATATCATTAGAAGCTAGCCATTTCACACCATTAATATTCAAATCAGAGAAAGTTTTATCTATCATTTTCTCTTGTGTAGAATTAATAGTTTCGTATTGGTCTATGATTTCTTCTGGACTTACTGCCTCTTCTGCGCTAATAACATTCTTTAGACGAAGTAACTTACGATAGGCTCTACTCTCTGCACGACTTTCTGCCATAGCTACTGGGTGAAGACTATATGCGCCCTTACAATTATTACTTCCGGCGTCAGCACACCCATCTACGCTATATCCATTCTCTAATAGAATTCTTACTCTAACAGTAGCGTGATTATGATTGTCTGGAGTTGGCACTTGTGCAATTTCAGAAGACGACTCCGCTACATCATATCCTAAAACCTTTGGAGTTATCCTTCTTAATCCATCTAGAGTAGGATGCCCGTCTTGAAGTTCATCAGGGGCCATTTGACCTAATACCCACTTTGTCCAATTTGGGTCATCAAAGGTCATTAATTCTTCACCCTCTACTTCTACTCCGCTAACTTTTACAGAAGTCTCTGGTAGGGCGTTTTCTAAAATCGCATCATCTTCAGACTCCAATTCTCGTAGTTTAGCTACTACAGAACTTTTGGGAGTTAGAGAATCCGCTTCCTCTCTTGTTACTCCGTATTCATTTACTAACAAATCTCTTAACTCTGAAACCGACTTTGACGTTGTGTCAATCATATTTATCTCCTAGTACAATTCTTCGTTCACCCAGTTCTGGGAATTTAGTTCCTATTTTATTTAATATTTCGACTAAATCAGATACGAGTCTCAGTCCATAGGTTTTGGATAGATTCTTTTTCTGCCTTAATCTAATGATGCAACAGCCAGCATTGAGCAAAAGACCGTCCTTAATATTATCCGTTTTTTGGGTCTTCTTTAAGTGTTCTTCTCCCCAAATTGGCTCAAAATGCGTTGGACCGTCAATTTCAACGGCGGTATTTAGTTTTGGCAGCCAAATGTCCAAGTGAACCTTTTCGTTAAGTAGACTTTGTTCTTTGTGAAACTCTACTTGAAAACCACGATTAAGAAGTTCTGCGACAACAAAGTGTTCTAATTTAGACCCATCTTTTGCTACCTGTAATCTCTTTTTTGTAGCCTTTTGTTGCATTTCTTCAATTTGAAGGGCCGACCTATTATTCCAGTTTTCCCTAGCAATTTCAGAACGCCTCTCCCTTTCTTCGTCAGAAATGTCTTCCCACTTATTTGCTACTGACTGCCCTATCTTTATTTTTTCTTCTTCGGTCCTTTGTCTTCCAGCAGTAGGATGTTCTACTCTTCCATTTGCTAATGCTAGAGCTTGGGCTTCTGACCTATTCCTAAATTGAAATCCAATCTTGGAAGCATGACGGCGAACCTTATTTGCATAGGTTCCGTATCTATCTCCAATTTGCGCCGTTGTTAACCCGGCCACATTATGACATTCATTCAATATAGCCTTTTGTAGCTCAACATCAAGTGCTAAAAAGTCGTTCCAGTTGTTTACCATTAAAGTCCTCAATTATTAATTCTGGTTCATGCCATGTGCTTGCTAGTATATCAAACCTATCTTGATTTCTAGCTATTAACTTATTACTAAATACTTTTCGTAACATATCAATAGGGTATGGCTGATAAATATACTCTAAATCCCATGGGTAATAGTATTTAACATTATCACCCATCATATTATTCATTACATTTGCTGTAAATATATCTGTTGCAATAATTTTGCCGTCATACAAATAACCATAAAGTAGTTCTACGACAGGAAAATTAATTTTGTTTGGTATTGGGCCGGGCTCACAATAAAAAACCGTAATGTTAATCTGGCTTGATAACTTATTTAGTTCAGCCGTCATACTTAAGAATTTTTGTGAATGGTCGGGCTTATCTATTAGAATTGCTAAGTTTTTCAATTATTATTTGTCCTAGTTTATTTTCTGTGATTAAATTCTTCTTTTGAGATAGTACCATCGCGTCCCTATCTTTTTTTGAAAGTTCAAGTAGCTCAATTGGATTTGGATGGTTATAGACGGATAAAATATTGTTATAAACTAATGAGTCTGACATTATTCTATTTGTACAGATTGTAAGTTTAGAAGACTTGCTCAATTTAACTAAATCTTGCTGTGTGCCTAAACCCACATATCCTGGACAATTAATAAACGCGCCTATTATTTTTACTCTATACTTTTTATGTAGTTTATTATATATGTCGTGTACAAACTCTTGGTTGTTGCCGTCAAATCCAATTACTATGTCCGATTCAAGTTCTTTGCTTGGAAGTTCGGGCTTGTACTTCATTGTATTCGCAAAACCAGGCAGATTCATCTCAAAGTTGTCTGGAAAGCGAATTTTTTCTCTTCCAAGGATAATTGTTTTCGGATTGGTTTTCTTCCTGAAATTATCAATCTCTGGTATTAGGGCAGAAGGCTCTGGTAAAACTAGAAAGTCGGGATTTTGTTCCTGAAATGCCCTATGAATATTTCTGTCAAATCCGGCGACCTGTTGGCCGTTAGTTCCAAATCCATTAGCTACGCCGTCTAGTTCTTCTCTATAAAAACTGTCTATACAAATCAAAAATTTCATATTTGTTCCATTAATTTTAAATCATATGAAGAGTCTATATCAATAGCCCTTCCGTTAATCGGCTCGAATACTTTAAATATTCCGCCACGAGTTATTATATCGTTGATTGCTTCAAAGCCAAACCAATAAGATGTTTTTTCTTGTTTAAGTATTTGCTTTAAGATGTCCAGCTCTGGTCCGGTGAAAAAGGCAATTTGCGCCCATTTTGTTGGAATTTTATAGAAGACGTTTTCTAAAACTCCGTTATTGTAAATACATCCAACTTCTTCATCTTTCATTATAGAAGACACGACAACGGCAGACTCTTTATTAAATGGCAGGTCTATACACTGTTTGTTAAATACAAGGTCGCCATATACTACTAATACTTTATTTGTCTTTGCCTTTTTTAGACCCAGTCCAATACTATATAACACATTGGTTGACTCGTAATCTTTATTATAGATAAAGCGCACATTCTTTACATCTGACGATAACTTATCAAATTGATATCCACCAACTACAATAATCTCACAGTGCCTAAAGCACGAGTTAATAATCTCTATCTGTTTTGATAGGATTGTGTGTTCATCATTAATTTTAACTAAAGACTTTGGACCATAAATTTTCATTCTTTTGCCAAGACCGGCTGCTGGAATTATTATTGTGTATTTGTCTCTATAAGAAGGCCTGGATTCCATGAAAAAATAACTTTTGGTATATGTATTCCTATTTCTTGACTTAATAACTGTAATAGTAATTCACTGATATTTTCCTTGTCTCCAGCTAGAGGAATCTGCGTTCTAACAAATATAGGAGAGTTTAAGTTAAATCCCTTATGAATAATATCTGGACAGAATGAGGGGTTATATCTAATAACTTCATATCCATTATGTATTTCCTTTATGTCTCCATATAGAACTTTATTAATTGTGGTTTGAAAGGTGTCCTCTATTATTTTTCTATTAAGAACGCTAAAGCCATCGGGAACCAATCCGTAAATAACATTAGGATTTGGATTTTTCAGTAAATCGAGAAACTCTTTAATTGTTTTTACAATATGCATTTTTGTTTATTTCTTTCTAGTCTTAACATTAGTAAAAACTTTTTAGTATATTCAAAGTAATAGCTATTATATATATATGGAGATATCAACATCATTGCTTGTTTCTTATTTTCTGCATATGAAAATTTCAACAGCTCTTCTTGTATCTTTTTAGTAATTACTTTTGGCCACTTGTTGTTAACTTCTGGAAATCCGTTTATGATAAGAAGAAATTCTCGCCTGTTATAGTTCTTAAATATAATGTGCCAGCTATCGTCTTCTAATTCAAAATGAATGTTCCACTTTATACCAGAACCCTCTAAAGTCTCTTTAACTAACTCCATTAGCTTTTCGTTTTTATCTGGATTGTCTTTGACGATTACATATAGTTCTTTTGGAGGATTATCAAAACGCCTAATTTTATTTAGGGAGTCCTTTAGGATTTCTCCTTCTAGGAATAAAACTATAGGAATATATTGTATTAGGTTTTCTTTTTGTATTTTTTGAACTAGGTCGGTTGTATCCTTTTGCTCTTCTAACCAAGACTCTGGTCTATAATATGGACAAACAAAGTCTTTTATAACCGTGCCGTTTTCTGTTCGTATGACTTTTAGACCTTTTTCTCTATAGAATTGAGCCCTACCAATACGACAATCAATTTTATCATTGTAAAAGATACATCCCTTACAGTTCGTGTCTGGTGGTGCAAACATAATGACAATTGTCTCTCTTTGTTGATATTGTCTTGAAGTTAAATTGGGCCAAAAAGCGCTTAATATTATCTAGGGTGTCCATTGACTTCACCGCACCAATCATTGAGTTAATCTCATCTATAGATTTTGAAGAATCTGAAACAGCCCTAGCAAAATCAAATACCTCTATACCAATTATCGTCAATGTTCCACCAATTGCAAATTTCGGTAATATTTGCTGTATTACATTGTATTTCTCTTTAAGCTCAAGTGGGTCTAAATTAACTGTCGCGTTATTCACAGACCCGTCCGGTTGGGACAAAATTTCCTGAATGTTCATTCTATGTATACCCTAGAAGCATGCTTGCTAAGTTCCTCCCTCCATCTATTAATAAACATAGGCTGGCTAAACTTAGAATGCAAATTAGTTTTAAAATTACTAATCTTATTATATAGGGCTTTATCGAAAGATAGCTCTTTTATTTTGGAAATTATTTCTTCTTGGGTTGTAACTTGTATACAGTTGAGGTTTTGTTCTAATAGTCCTTGGTATATTGGCCACCCATATGTTACGATTGGCACGCTATTATTAAGAGCATATAATATATCATAATTAATATCAGCCTGTGGAGCGGTATTGACGAATAACCTAGCCCTTCTAAAAAGACCTTTGTAATCTTCAAATGTTTCTACTTGACCGGCGTATGGTAGATTTGGATGATGTCCTATAAAAACGGCCGATGGGAAATTTTGTTTAATTAGATTTATAAGTCCCATATCATGCTGTAAAGATACGGTACAAAGTATATCTATGTCTTTTTCGCTTTCCCAGTTTTTTGGAACTATGCCATAATTAATACAAGTGTCCGATTCATACTGTTGTTGAACATATTCTGACGTTGATATATGTGGGAACGGAGTTAGTTGCTTATTCTTTTCTCTAAAAAACGCATTTTGATTGTTCTGGTCATGGTCAATAATAAGACCAGGCGCGTGCAACTGTCTGCATATTTGGAAAAACTGATTATGGGCATGTCTGCTATTAAAGATAACAAGGTCTATATCAACATGGTGTACTTCGTTTAAATCCCTAAAAATATGTAGGTTTTTATATTCGGCCTTCATAAATCCAGGCCACTGATATGCCGACATGTCTAGACAACCATAAAAGTCGTGGCCGGTTTGTAATAATTCAACATCAAACTTGCCGTCATAGAAGAAGGTAAGAATGTTTAACTTGCCGTCTTTTTTTGTGGCTTTTCTTACTAAATTACTTATTATAGACATCTAAACACTCCTTCATTTTATTTGCAACTGTTTGATATGAAAATTTATCTAGAATAAATTGTCTAGTGTCGGACTTTTCACGACTTTTATATTCGTGTCGCATTGCGTCTTGTAGGTCAAGTATATCAATTTCCTGCCATGTTTCATTTCCAGTATATATGTGCGGTAATGGAGGATGCTTACAATCTATTGGAGTTTCAACACTATTTACTCCTATAAGATTTGGATAAAAAATTGACATAGGAAATGTATTATTTGTGCAAATCACAGGATTATTAAAATAAAGGGCGTCCATAATAGGCATACAAAATGCCTCTCCACGAGAAGGACAAACAAAACAATCACACATCTTATGTATTGAGTATATGTCTTGTTCAGATATGGCGCTTTTAATAATAATTTCTGGAATATATTCCTTTCTTAATCTGGCTCGCGTTCTCCATTCGTTTATTTCTCCAGCCAAGTCGGTTTCATTGGTCTTAATCAAAAGAGTTACGTCTTCTTGTGGACTAAATTCTCTATGAAAAGCCTTAACTAGAGCTAGGATATTCTTACGCTCATTGTTCTCACCAATAAAGTAGAATATGTACTTGCCATCGGCCTCTTGTAAATTAAATGGCTCTGGTTCAGCAATAGGGGCTTTATATGGAATTGGAACAATGTTTATTTTTACCTTTACTCCACTAGATACAAGACTTTGCTTTTCCATTTCAGAGTTAACCCATACTTCATCAAGTAGGTTTATCTTTTGGACCCAGCCGGTCTTTTGAAGATTTCTTGTTTCTGTAAAGAACACGCCTATATTATAGCAGTCGTGACTTTCTAATAGGTCTGGTAGAACATTTTGAATTAGAACATCTATCTTGTCTAATTTTGTATTTTCGGCAGCTTCTGCTCTTTTTGAAATCTTACCACCGTTGCCACCCATATATACGGGCCTTGCAGCAACTTTATGGCCGGTCATTAATAGGGCGTCTAGATACCTTCGAGCGGCGATACTCCAACCATCTGTGTCGGGGCCACGATATTGTGCTAAAAATAATATATTCATTGGTTATACTCTGTTATAATTTTACATATGCGTATTAGTTCGTCTTGACTATATACGCCCTTCATCATATTAATCATTTTGTGGACCCACTGGACATTTCCAACTATATATCCTTTTTTATTATTAATTCTATCTAACGAAGCTGTTCTATCTGGTTGTTGGCCAAGTTCTAATTGAATACCAGATATGGCACATTTGCCGTTTTGTCTATCCCATAATTCTTGCAGATATTCAATGGTAATGTTAAATTCTTTATTTCTAGATACCGCTTCTCGTTTTAGAGTTGACCAAAACTTACCAGGAATATCTTTAAAACCAGCCCATCTTGGGTTTTTGTTTCCCTTAATATCTGGAATTTTTCTATATAGTGGTTTTTTACGATTTGTGTAGTCTACATTTCTTTCAATACATTTTGATTCACCACAACATTTAACATCTCCACATAATAATTCATGAGTAGTAACATTTCGTTTTTTTCCACATTCACATATACATTCGTTTTCATAGCTACCATTTTTCTTAGAATCGAGCCTTTTAACTACAAACAATTTATTTATAGTTTGCCCAGCTAGTTCTTTAATATTGTTTCGTTTTTCGCTAGAGATACGGCGATTAATGCTTTGTATAGAACAATTGTATATTTTTGAAATTTCTATTGTACTATAACCGTCTAAATACAATTGGTTAATTTCTTCAATAGGTAAATTTAATTTTTTCATTTTATAACCATATAGGATAGTTTTGTATAACATATTGTACACCGATTGTTGATTCTCTATACAGTTATTTAAATAAATTTTAACTAGATTCTTCCTCTTTAAAGCAGTTGCGAAATTTGTCTTTTCTAAATCCAGCCTTGAAATACTTTAGACACCTAGAAATAATCATCGCTTCGTCAAATACGTCAGCCAAGGCGGTGTGGGCCGCACTTTTAGGCATTCCAAAATATTCTCGTAAACTATCCATCGAACGACTTTTTAATGTACTGTCCCATACTAGTAATAAGTGGGCAATATGTCTTAAGTCTATAATCTCGTGATTAAATAGGCGCTTAATCTTAAATTTCTCATTAAGTCTATTAGCTATAATAAGGTCGAAGTTAATAATGTTAACTCCACTAGCTATAGGGGCGTCGTATTGAGTCTTGCCCTTATTATACTTTTCAACGTGCTGTACGAACTGTGGCCATACAACTTCTAATAGTGGTGATTCTGACCACTTCTTTAATAGTTCTTCTTGAGTGCATCCACGAAGTTTACAGTGCCATGCTATTGTTTTGATTCTATCGTCAGTTAAGTATGTAGCTAAATCGTCTATTCCTTCTGGACGAATATTTGAATTAAACTCACTACCGGGAATAATATCCAAAGTAAATGGGTCAATAATAACACAAGCCAGTTCTACAGGATTACATGTTTCTGGAGTTGGCAAATCTATTTCATAGTCAAACACACAAATTGGTTTTAACATTAATTTCCTTTTTCTATTAAATGCGCGAATTCGATAAAGTCTGGATAATTTAATTGGTCCATACCAACCCTAGCTCGCTCTCCTAAAATCTTATTAGTTCCTAACGCCTTACATATATTATATATTGTCTCTCTATTAATTCCGTTAAAACCCTGTCCAGGATTTGTAAATCCTCCATTATTTAACCAAGAGAGCCATTGTACTCCAGTATAGTTATGTGCTAGCTGCGGATTCTTTGCTACTTCTGACGTTGCCCACAATATGAATTCTTTGTTTGTTAATCCTTCAATCATGTTTGGTATGTTCATATCGCCTATTTGTATTGGAGCGTCCCACTTACCTTGTAGACCAGTTAATTTAATTGATTCAAAATGTGCCGTTAATTTATTTGCACAAATGTCCCAATCAAAATTCTTCTCGGCTCCTTCTCTAGCTGACCTACTGCGCTTTTCTTTATACTTTTTATCTAAAGACAGAAACTTATAGAAGGCTTCCGCTGCAAACTCATTATCTGGAGCAACCCTATCTGCCTTCATTTGTAAATCACGAGGAATGCTCGCTGGCTTTAATGGAATTCCATGTGTTAATTTTACACAGTCTTCCATTGCAGAATAATCTACAGAGGCAATTACCACCCCACAGGCCGCTGCTTCTAATTGGCCCAATCCAAGACCTTCGCAGTTAGCATATTGGACATATAAATCCATTGTATTATATGCGTCTACTAATTGGTCTTCTGTATATCCGTTTCCAACACTAGGAATCGCCGCATCTGGACTATTACTAAAGTGTGACCATACTGGCGCACTTAATGGTCTTCCTCCTCCACAAAACTTGGACACGAAATGTTTTCTTGTCCTATTGCAAACATAGCTAAAGTATACCCTATTCATTAGTCCGAATTCATTTAATAAATCGGGCAAGTCCCATCCGTTATCTGGATAGCTTGTGTGTAAATAAAGGTAGGTCTTTTTACCTATTTCTGTATTGCCGTACTTATCTAGATAGATTCTAAATGCCTTGAATAATTCAGCAAATAACTTTCTTGGCTGATTACGCATTGTCGTGCCAATAATATAGGCGTCTTCTGGAAGGCCCATTCTCTTTCTGGCTTCTATCTTGTCTTTTACTTTATAGATTTTTGTATCTACGCCGGGGTATAATGCCCCTAAAGGATTGAATCCATACTTTCGTAGATATGGAATGCACCAGTCCGCATAAGTAAACATTGAGTCTGAATCTTTAAAATTATCAAACCAACTTACTTGTTGTGGAATACTATCGCATGTATATGATGTGCAAAAGTGAAAGAACTTCCTAAATGGAGAAGAATGAACGTGGTTAGCGTTCCACGGGTCTTGGAAGGTAAAAACAATATCTGGCTTGAAATCTAAAGCTATACGGTCAAATCTCCAAGCTCCATAGCAATTATTTTGTGCGTTAGAATTAAAAAAATCAAATTCTGGATGGCCGGGCCTTACTGCAACCGGGTAGCACTTCCATTTAACATGAGAATAATCGCTGTCTTCTATTGCTCCAAAACCAGATAGCTCTGCTACCTCAAACTTATCATTAGCAACTAGGCGAGGAATTAGTTCTCTACCTATCTTACCAAAACCACTTTTTGCAGAAGAAATTTCTGTGTGGAATAATATCTTTATCTTTTTCATTATGACCTTAAATAAAAATAGTGGGGACAGACACCATCGTCAGCCCCACTATTTAATTAAAATGGGATGTCTGCTCCGTCGCCCTTACTATTTCCAACACCAGCTAATTCTGGTTCTGGCTCTTGAACACTTCCGGTGTCCTTCTTATAGCCACTAAAAACAGTAAGCCTATTGGCATTAACAACTATCTTACTTCTCTTACTGCCGTCAGACTCCCATCTTTCTTGACGTAGTTCTCCTTCTACTAGAACCGCGTCTCCCTTTGATGGAACCTTCTTACCCCATGACTTAACATCAAAATAATCGGTTTCATCTACCCATTGGTCGCCCTTCTTAACTCTACGATTAACCGCTACCCCAAACTCTACCACGCTGTTGCCACTTGCAAAAGTCTTAACTTCTGCGTCTCTTGTGACATTTCCTTGTAATTGAACACTGTTCATCTTTGTCCTCCTAAATTTGGTTAACAGACTCAACAATGAGGCTGTTCTTATCACTTCTTTTCCCGGTAATTAAAACACAATTACCTTCTTGTAAAATACATTCAAACTGTTCCCATGCGTCAGAAAACACAACTATAGCTTCACAAATTCCGCTATCGTCCGACGCCGTAATAAACGCCATTTCTTTTCCTGCGTTTGCGCCATTTTTAATTGTATTGGTTTTTATCCTATCAATTTGACATGCTATACTAATATAGCTATTTTGATTATTGAAACCATTATTAAATTCTTGGCATGTGCAATTTGCCCTATATTTATTCTGGCTTTCATCTAAAAATGTTGCCGTTAAACAAATACCTAATAGGGCGTTTTCTAATTGTGCTACTTGGTGTGGCTTATCAAGAAGTTCATATGGTGGATTATGAATAGACTCTATTAGACCATTAATAACTGCCACCCTATTCTTATTAGAACAAGCGCCGTTTTTTCCAGATGGAGAAAGTAGCATTGCTTCTAATATACCTAGAAGGGTAGTCTTTTTATTTAGAATTATGTTGTTTTTTATCCAAAGTCTTTCCCTGTCAGTCATTTCTGACCAGAGTTTGAACTCAAATACCATTTTAATTCTAGGAATCTTGAAACAGTCGCACGCACCAGAATTAATAAGGGATTCCATTGCCCTAGAATCAATCTTTGGCATCTTATCTGGAGGTACTGCTTTTAGCAAAAATTCAAACCACTGAATGTCTGGATGAATAAACTGCCTTAATTTTTCAACAACGCTTTCTCCAACATGCTTAATATCACTTAACCCAAAATATATCTGTTTATCAATAAGGTCGAAATGTGAGTTTAACCTTAATATACTTGGTGGTTGAACAAATATATCAAATGATTTAGCGTCGTTAACTAACTCATAGATTTCCTGTTGTGGCTTTGGCTTTTGCTTTGAGTAATACAAATAAGCGGTATAAAATTCCAATGGAAAATAAGTCTTTGCATAAGCAGACATAAAAGAGAATAGAGCATAACTCAAGCTGTGGGATTTATTAAACGAATAACGCTGTGATTTTTCAATCCAGCCGAAAATCTCTTCTCCAATCTCTTTACTTACAACCCCTTGCTTTTCAATACCTTCAATAAACTCAACTTTAACTTTAGCCATAAGGTCGGCCTTCTTTTTACCAATAGCCTTACGCAAAGCATCGGCCTGCTTTAAGTCGAAACCGGCCAATAATTGGGCCAACTTCATAGCAGATTCTTGGTAAATCAAAAGACCATATGTTGCCTTAAGAACACTAATAGTAGAGTCGTGAACATAGGAAACTTCCTCACCTAAATTTTTTCTAATAATATAGTGTTCAGTAACGCTTTTACCATCTTCTAGTTTAGCTTCCAAACAACCGGGACGAAGCACAGCCATAAGTCCGCTTAAATGCTCCATACATTCTGGTTTTAAATCTTTAGACTTTCCTTGTCCAAGTCTTGAATCTAACTGAAAACAGCCTTTAGTCTTTCCTGTTGCAAATAAATCCCAAACGGCTTGGTCTTCTAAATCTAAAGTATTAAAGTCAGTGTTAAACGCTGGATTAAGCCTAGCTATCATAGCCATCTTATCTAGGAAATTTAGACCTAGAATATCCATCTTACACAAACCGATAGCTTCCATATAGTTCATAGTAAGACCGCCGATTGGTTTCTTGGTCTTGGCATCTAGAACCATTGGACATATTTTATCTAGCTTGTCTTTACTCACCACGACACCGGCAGCGTGCCTTGAAACATTGGCTTTTACACCTTCTAGGCTCATAGCTTCTCTAAATCTATCAGCATAAGGACCGGCCAATTCTCCATTCTCATCAAGATAGCACCATTCCTTAAACCTATCAGCCCTATTTTCTAGACACCACCTTAAGATTGAAGAACTGCCTTCTTCCATTTCTTCCATTTCTTGGAGTTCGTCTGTAATCTTATGTTCTTCAATAATATTTGCAGTAATACGCTTAACCTCTTCGTGGGTCATTTCATTGTATGCACTAAATACTTGGCTAATAGCTTTCTTACCCTTTAGATTGCCAAATGTGATAATTTGAGTAACTCTATCAGCGCCATACTTTTGCTTAATGTATTCTACAATTTCATCACGATGCTCAACCTCAAAGTCGCTATCAATATCTGGAAGGCTACCAGAACGACCTTCGTTATAAAAGCGCTCAAACATTAAGTCATACTTAACGCTATCAACTTTAGTAATGCCTACTAGATATGATACTAGACATCCGGCGGCAGAGCCACGACCAACGCCAGTTAGCCATCCCTTTTGACGGCAATAGTCAATAATATCCCAAACGATTAAGAAGTAGCCGAATAGATTGTTACGCTTCAAAACGTCTAGCTCATACTTAACCCTATCGGCATACTCTTGTTTTCTTTCTTCTGGAATCTTACCAACTATAAGCCTTTTCCATCCTTCTCTACAAAGCTGAGTAAAATACTCCTCTTCAGTCAATCCATTTGGACAAGGAAAATCTGGTAATTGTGGTGAAGATAGAATATGATAATCTTCTATTTGGGCCAGAATCTTATTGGTGTTTTCTAGTTCTTCTTGAGTATGGCCATATTGGACCATTTCCTCATAAGTTGGAATATGATAATTGTCTGAAATAAAGAATGTGCGAAGTTGAAAGTCGGGCTTCATGGCCTCTTTCATACTTACGCTCATATTACTACACAATAGAATTCGCTGTAATTGTGCATCAGAATGCCTGCAATAATGCGCGTCTGGTGTGGCGATACATGGAATTCCTGTAGTTTTAGATATTTCTCTTACGGCATTTGTTACAGTTATTTGGTCTGTATTATACTCTCGGTCCATTAACTGACATTCTAGCCAGAAATTACCCTTTCCAAATATCTTTTCTAAATACAGGGCGGTTTTGGTAGCAGACTCTATGCCAAACTTTTGAAAGCTATCTGATACATTACTGCCAAGGTGGCCAGAAAACCCTATAATATTTCCGTCTAGGAATTCTGCTAGTTGTTCTAGAGATAGACGTGGCTTACTATAGTAGTGATTTTCATCTTTATTGCTAGCTTCAACTATTTTTAGAATTTGAGACCAGCCCGCGTCGTTCTTTGCAAGGATAACTAGGTGACTGCACTTCCTATTTTCATTTGTTTTAATAGAGGCGTTGTCATCTGATATGTATAGTTCAATACCTAGAATAGCTTTTAATCCCATTTCTTTCATGGATTGTAAAAAGGCTATACTATTACTTACATTTCCATGGTCACTGATAGCGCATCCAAGACTTTCTATTTCTATAATTCTTTTTGCAATATCTTTGGTTTTGGAAAGTCCGTCCAATAACGAACAGTCGCTATGTACATGTAATGGAGTATATGTTTTATTCATTTAAATACTTAATTGCTTTTTCTAAATTGTGGATATTGTCTAAGAACATACCTAGGCCAGCATTACATTTAGAGCAAAGTAAGCCTCTCACTTTAAGTGTTGTATGACAATGGTCTAATACTAACTTATCTAACTCTCCACATATCGCACATTGATATTGTTGTTTTTCTAATAAGGCTAAATATTCTTCTTTTGTTATATTATATTTTTGTCTTATTACATTTATATATCTTTGGTCTGGATTTTTATCTCTATATTGTTTTTCAGCTTTTTTATCGCATTGTTTACATCTGTTTCTAAGTCCATCTTTACTTCTAAGTCTTTTAGAATATTCTTTAATTTCTTTTTCTAACTTACAAAATGAACATATCTTCGTTCCAGTCGTAATTATTCCTGGATGTTTAGCTATTCTCTCTCTATCATATTTTAGCTCACAACTTTTGCATCTAGTATCTAGACCATCGGCATAAACTTTTCTAGAATTAAATTCTGATAGAGGTTTTCTATCTCTACAAACTCTACAACTTTTAGTGTCCATTCTATAATTTTACTGAATAATCGTATCTATTGGTCTGTGAAAACTTCATAACTTTCTTCAAATCGGCAGTTTTGGTCAGTGCAAATAGTTTTTGTAACTAGTCTATAGGTAATAGTAACTTCGTCGCCCTCTTTATACGACCCTTCCGGTACAAGTACCTCTACTATCTTGCCGTTTTTAAATGTATTAAGAACCGCCTGTGGTGGAGCGTTTGGTAGTCCTTCTGGAACAACAATAGCCCAAACCTTGAATCTATCTGTCTGCCATTCTCCATATTCAACTTTAGTTTTAGGTCCACTAGAGCATCCTAATAAGAATGTCGTTAACAATGTCATTATATATTTATTCATTCTACCTCTCCTGGTGGTTTGTATCGACCAATTTTATATCCTTCCTTACTCATATGCTCCATAATTACATCTATATCTCTAAAGTCAAGAATATAGTTGGTTTGTTCGCACATTGTCATATATTCGCCCTTCTTACTAAAGTGGCACTTGGTCTGACCCTGATTTACTATTGGTTTAATGTTAGTTCCTTCAAATGACTGTTTAGCATAAGAACAGAACTTACACGGCGACTTAAAATCCTTTGGATGAAATCGGCCCTGCATCTTTGGCCTATCCAAGTATTTAATCTTTTCATATACTTCCCTAATCTGTCTTTTAGTCTCTGGTAGGTCGTCTCTACTAAATGGAATAGTAAAAGGCCCGCCATCGTTCATAAAGTAAATAGTGACAAATATATCATCAATGTCTGGATATAGGATTGAGGCGGCTAAATGGTATAGGCGTAATTGGAAGTCGTTTTGTAAATACTCGTATGTCTTTTCTTCACGAGTTGCCCAGTTAATCCTTTTGCCCGTCTTATAGTCTACAATCTCGTATGTAGATTCGTCATTCTTGATTAGAAGGTCGATGGTTCCATTTAGAATTAATTCCCTAGCCCAGTCGTCTTCTAGCTGAATACTAAAATGACGTTCTGGCTCGACGATAGTTTGGTTGAAAGGGTCAAACTTGCCGTTGTAATCTTTAATGGCGGTGTTAACCCATTTTATTACTATTTTATGGTCTGAATCGTCCCAGACTTGATGTGAAAACGCTTTTGCGTAATAATTAAATATAGCGTCAATAATGAAGTCGAGGTCGAAATTCTTTGGAGAAGTCGAGTATTTTCCTACAATCTCATCGTCAATCTTACGCTTGTTCTGTTGTCTAGCTAACTTAATCTTTGCAAGCACTTCCATTATTTTGTGGACGATGGTGCCCAAATCTGTGCGTTTGTTTGATTGTTCAGGATGGCCAAGTCCATAGCTGAGTAGGAATTTTAACTCACAGATGTCGAGCGTCCCCGCCATTGAACTTCTTAAATAAGTAATAGGTATTCCCATTTATTTCCTTATATTGTTTGAAACTTTACAGCACCAATCTATGAATTCTTCTTGAGATAATTTCCACTTGATGCAGTTTATTGTTTTATGAACCCATTGAACGTTTCCCTCAATATATCCTTTGTTGGAATCTATTCTGTCTAATGAGCCAGTTTGTACTTTTCGTCCTTCGATACTTAATGATGTAGGAAATATTAAAATAACTCCACTTAAAGCACATTTATATTCTTGTTTTTCTAGTATTTCTTGTAAATACTCTATCGAGACACTAAATTCCATATCTCTGGTTTTTGCGCCGTGCTGTAAAATACAGAAATAAGAACCACTTACATCTTTATGTCCTTTTCTTAATTTTAAATTATTCCTGCCGGTTCTATTATTGTTTGGTTTTATACTATATTTTTGTAGTATTCTCCTGACGGTTGTATGTGATTTTGCGCCAATAATAACAGATATTTCTCTTGAAGATTTCTTGTCTTCAACATACATTCTAACTATTTCTTCATCTGTTTCTGAATATACTTTATTCATATCTCCCACCCTTGGGTTTTTAGAAATTCGTAAACTTTTGCATTTTGTTCTTGTATTGTCATGTCTGTATTATCAATTACTAAATTATAGTTATCAAGAGGGTAGTTATCTAACGCTGTTTCGCTCTCGTGTTGGTCTTTGCCCTTATTAATATCCCTCAATAATCTACAAGTTATTCCATGTGCTGAAACGCCTTCTACTTCATTAATAAATCGCGTATCTCTTATAATTGCATATTTTGGAGCGTCTTGTTTTATTTGATTCATTGTTGCGTTAACATGGGCGTTGCCATACATCTTACGCATAATCTCTGTGCCAACAAATTGAAGAACTTCTCTGGCAGTCATAAAGCCGGCGGCGCGATATTGAAGATTAATTCTAGATAACATCTCCTGCGTTACTTTTATGTTTCTCCATTCATGTTTACTATCTTCTTGAAAATCTTCATCTGATAAGGACCAATCACACAACATGTTTCCACTCTCTTGATATAGAGTTTCTTTAGTGATAATTCCAGGCATATCTTCCCACTTTAAATGAGTAAGACTATTCTTTTGTTCATCAGTCCCATAACACTGTTCATATGTAAGACCTAACATCTTAATACAGATTTCTTTCTTAAGGCAATCGGCAAAACTATATAACTTAATATGTTTGTCTAGATACTCTTCTTTAAAGCCCGACATATATGTACTATTAGAATCGTAGTCTACAATTCCTTCGGTGCAATTATGCCACCAGACATATAACTTTCCTTGTGGTGTTATTTTAAATTCTCTAACATAATTTAGCTTCTTCATTACGGACCCCAATATATAATTGGCTGCCGTATCCTTACCTGATTGCTTCTTTCCTGAAATTCCTAAAATCTTTGTCATAATTTGTCTACATAGGGTCCAATGATTTTCTTGACTGTTTCTATATTACATTTCCCAATGTCGTCTTCATAGCTTGGTGAAATGGTTATAATGTTATGTGTATATTGACAATGTTCCTGAACATGCTTTACTAATATTTGTCCCGGCTGACCAGCATCAGGAACTACTATAATTGTTTGTGCTAACGATGAATCTAAAACTGACTTCTGTGCATCACTAAACTTTGAGCCAAAAGTGCCAACTGTCATAGGAAAGCCGGCTTCGTGTAATCTCCAAGTATTAGCACTACTTTCTGTTATAATTATAAGGCCGGTATCGTCAATAACTTTCTTTGCATTGTAGAAATTATATAGGGCGTTATATGACGGAAAATTGTCCGAGTTCTTCCATTTTGGAAAAGTCCTACAAATTCCTTCGGGGTTATGAAACTCCTTACAGTGTGGACATTTTTCATGAACGCTTCTACCCAAACACGCAATAATATAGCCGTCTTCATCAATCTGCGGTACAACAATCCTGTCATAAAACGGCTTAGTCTTATTATCGCAGTAGCCGACCTTAAACTCACTTAAAGTTTTCTCTTTGTACTGTCTATCTATGAAATATTTTGGAGGCTTCAGTTTGGAAAGAAATTCTTCTGGAGACAGGCGAAACGAATACGATGCTGGTATTGCGGACCTATTAATAAAATTGGTCAACTTATTATCAAAACTATTATCTGGTGCTTGATATTTTGCCCCAAAGAAAGATTCAACCCAAACTATAGCCTCTTGCCTAGAAACTTTCCTATTGCCCCTAATTGATAGAATCGCACTAATAAATCCTATTATGCTTCCGCCATATTCCTCTTGGCAGTTTCCTGTAAAACATTTCCAGTTACCTGGGCTAGTATGTCCATCTTTATATATTGTTAACGAACTCTTATTATCGCCATCATGGATTGGACATTTCCCACGAAAGCACTTTGAACTTTCCCATAGTTCTAGACCAAAATGCCTATTAATTTTGTCAAAATTTTGAACTATGTCTTCTAAAATCATTTAGCGTTCCAAAACTGGCCAACCTTACGAATTAGACTAGTTTCGGCTCCCTTAAAATCCGTACCACACTCTAATGAATATGTGTCTTGAGATATTGTAGCCACGACCCTATCTTCTGCCATAGCATAAATTACAATAAATCCACATTCCTGTAATTTTTCGTAAGCTCTGAGTTGGACCTGTTCTAGCCCATAGCCGGCCTCTTTAATACTATCAACTAAAATCTGCGCCGCTCTATTAATTAGATGTGTTTTCATAAATTTTCTCCTAATAAATCGTAAATGTTGCCAGACTTGTCTAATTTAGACAGTTTTAAAATTCCGGTTCGTGGTCTTTTGTCTTGCTCTCTTTGGTCTTTTAAATTTTGTTCTTTATTTACTTTAATAGTATCTAATAGCGTTTTATCAAAAATATAAGTTTCATATTTTTGATTATATACATCTACTTTTAGTAGATAGATATCTCTAGAAGAATAATCTTTCGGAGAAAAAGAAGAAAGGTCTTGATTTTCCATAGTTGTGCTTTTTACTTCTATAATTTCTCCATTTAACACAAGGTCGCCAACTGGCGATTCTTTTGCCGAGTATACTATAGCCACTAACCCTTGAGATAATGTTGCATTCATTCCGCTACGACAAGGAACCCCTAACTCTGTTTGAGTAATATAGTTGTCTCTAAAAGAATTCCATAATCTTAATATTGATTTTTTATTAGTATAATCAAATTCATATGGTAGTTCAGAAAGAACGGTTCCGTCTTTAATCATATCTTTCCAATATTTGTCTATCGTTGAAGCGGATATTTTTGGATTTGTTTTTTCACTTATTTGTTTACACGAACAGTTATCTCCAATCATTTCTTTTGTTTCAAGTATCTGCTTTCGTATTTGTTGTGGTGTTCTATTTTTTCTCTTTGGTGGTTGTTTTTTTATCTTTTTTCTAACCACTTCTTTAACCGGAGAATATTCTATATTTCCGTTTAAAATACCAATTAATAGTGTCTTATTTTCTTCTTGTATCAAAATTGGTTCCTTATATTAAATTTTTAACTATTCTAGAAACAAGTATTGGAGATACCGAATTTCCAGCTTGTTTATACAAATGTGTATTGCTTACTACTTCTTTAAAGTTTGAAGTAAAACCTTGTAGATTTAAACACTCCCTAGGTATTAATTTTCTTATACCAAAAGAATCCCGTATTAGTGGAACGTTATGTCCTCCTCCGCCCATATTAGCGGTTAGTGTTGGACATAATCCGTTAGCGTTTCGTCTTACATATATTCTTCTTAGTTGATATACTGAATCGTCTTTAATATCTGAATCTAATAGATTATAGTATTGTGAATTTGAATTATAATAATATTTATCGTCTTGTTTTCTTAAATCTAGACAATCTTTAACTGTCTTTGTTAGAGGTATTTCTGTAGGAAATGTAAATTCTTGTTTTATATCTTTTCTAATTCCTACGAAAAACAATCTTTCTCTACATTGTGGTATATTTGCATGAGTATGTAATCCAAGAACCTCTGTGTGTACTTTATACCCAGAAGAATCTAATAATTTGTTAATATACTTAAAGTCTTCACCATTATTTGTTTTTAGTATATTTTTAACATTTTCTAGAATAAAGTATTTTGGTTGCGATTCTTTTAGGATTCTCGCAATATGTTCTATAATCGTTCCACGACTATCTTTTAGACCTAATTGGTTTCCTGCAAGACTAAATGGTTGACAAGGAAATCCAGCGCAAAAAACATCATGGCTTGGCAAATTACTAACTAATGTTATATCTGTAAACATATTACTATTTGCAAAATTTGCTTCATATGATTTTCTGGCGTTTTCATCAATTTCTATTACTGCTACACATTCTGTTTTTGGTTCAATATCGCAAAATCCAAAATGGAACCCGCCAATACCGGCGCAAGCATCAACTATTTTCATTCATACCTTTCTAAAATTCTATGTCATCGCCTGGTTTATCGTCTTCTTCATCTGGACTTCCATACTTGTCTTTAACTAAAAATGCGTTTTCTCCTTCTGTTACTTTTGCTATAGCTCCTTGGAAATAACAATTTATATAGTCTAACGGATGTCGACCACCGCCATGACGCGCCTTTAATACTACTAACTTGTGAGTACCGGCACTTGGACAATCAGCCATTTCTTCTTCAGACTTTTCTTTGAAGATAGTAAAATTAGAACAGAGCCAAATAATTCTATCTGACCCGCTAGCAGCCGCCGTTGATTCTTTATCCACACCGTCGCGGTTTAACTGCAAAAACATTAATATTGGAATACCGTATCTGACAGCAAAATTATGCAGAGAGGTCATCATAAAGCCCAATAATTGGTATTCTTGTAGGGCGCTACTAATGCCTTCTGAATTCATCAACTTAAGATAGTCATATACTATTACACAAGGCTTGGCCTTTCCACTACTATCTAGGCCCACATCCTTGACTATCCAACGCCTCATAACCGCTAATTGTTCCTCGAAAGGCATACCAGCGATTGACTTATGGAAATATGGTAATTTTTTCTTTTCTATCTCGGCAGCAGCCCGTTTGACCGATTCTTGTTCTTTTGGCTTTTGAGAGAATTTACCAGTTTCAATGTTGTAAATATAACATTCACTAGCCATAGCAAGAAGACGGTTAATATGGTCTTCTTTAGACATTTCCGTGTCCATATTTAAGACAGGAATATTGTGTTTGTCGGCTATATGAAAGCCCATATTGCCTGAAATAACGCTTTTACCAACACCAGAACGAGCGCCTATTAAATTAAGCGTGCCCTTTCTTAAACCACCACCTATAGAAGCGTCCCATAGTTTAAAGCCAGTTTCAACACCAACTTGGTCTAATGGATTATCTGCTAGAAACTGAACATAGTCGCTAAGCCCACTACTGATTTGAGACGGGGCCTCATCAACATCGTTTAGCAAAGACGAAAAGTCAAATATCTTATTTTCTGCAATGCTTAGAATAGATGCTACACTTTCATCTCCAGTTATAGCATTAAGGTCGCTACCCGCCTCTTCTAGATGAGTTTTTAATAGTCTGGTTATTTCTAGCTTACGAATTTTCGCAGCAAATCTACGGGCATTCTTTTCAGAAACCGCACAATTAAATAGGCTCTTTAAGTGATTCTGAAACTTAACATCATCAAAATAAGTATCTAGGCCCAGTTCACTACCAGCGGACAGAATAGAAACAATATCTATCTTGTCTACGTTTTCGTGTTTAAAAATCTGTCTTATCGCAGCGTAGGCGTACTTATTATATTCAACCGTAAAAGTAGACTCTTGAATTAAATCCGCAATATCTAAATATACTTCTTGACCGTGCTGTGCCACGGCCGCTAAAACAGCGCGTTCTGCGGAAACATCTACTAATACTTTCATTAATCCCTACCAGTTATACAACCATCACAAACATATCTTCTATGGGCAAGAGCCCCGCCAACTTCAAACTCCCTATGACAACGAACACATTCAACTTCATATAATGTAGCGCGAGCCATTCTTTGGGCTGGCCTTCCTTTTTTAAGGGCCTCTTTATCTTCCTTTACCAAATGCTTATTTGCACTAAACTCTTCCATTTCAAGAAATACGTTCTTTCTTGGACCCGTATTTAATCCTTCTGTTCTACAGAATTTTTCTCCAACTCCTTTACTACCGCGTTTCTTTGGCCTAGAGCCTTTTCTTCTTGGAGATTCTTCTTCGTCATCATCGTCTTCCATTCGGATTTTTATTACTTTTTTCTTTGGCCTTTCGGTTGGCTCAAAGTCTTCTTCAAAATCCTCTTCAATTGGCTGGGACTTTGGTAATATAATCTTGTCTTTTCTAGGACGACCACGTTTCTTTGGAGTTTGTGAAACTTTTGGTTCGCTCGCTAAAGCAGCGGCAAAAGCAGCCTTTTGCTCATCTGATAGCGTTGCTAAAAAATCTTCCATCTGACCCATACTAACCTCTTTGATAACTCTTTGCTCTTTGTAAATTTTCTAATTTGTCCGACATCTTACTTATTGTAGTGCCGAGAAAACTTAATCTCTCTATTTTTTGTTCGCTGTATGATATAAGTTTTAACAACCTATTAACTACTTGATTATCTCTTGCTATTAATCTACCGCGCATTTCATATCTAGTATAGGAATCGTAATCACTCCATTTGGCAGCTATGAAATAGTCTAGCTTATCTTTAAGCCATTTCAATGTCGCCGCCTCTTTATTATGAACGCGCTGAATATAGTATGAATACTGCGCCAATTGATATGCTTTTTCAGCACACTCAACAGCGCCTAGTTTTTCTAATTGTGGATGCGTTAGGTTTAATATTTCTTCAGTTTCATTTGGAACCGTTGGTTTGCTTAAATTATGTATTGACTCGAACTCGTCCAATAACTTATGGGCAAGCTCCATTTGTTCTTCTAGGGTTTGGCTTTTAGCTTGTTCTTCCATTCTTCTTCTTTCTCATTGTATGGCAAAACTATCAGAGTTATACCATTAAGTTCGCACCATTCGGCCTTGTTTCTATCATTAGCTTGGCCCTTAAAAAAGTCCATTTTAGTATTGTGGTAAAGTGGGGTAAATTCATAGTGTTGTCTACCATGGACTTCCACAGCTATACCAAGTGTAGGAATATAGAAGTCTAAAAATAGTTTCTTCTTTCCTTCTATGACAATGGGAATTTCTTCATAAATGCCACAGGTCGAATAAAGACTATGTAGTATTTCTTTTGCTTTGGCATGAGCCTTACTTGTTGGTCGTTTATTACCTTTTGCCAGTTTCTCTGGAATTTTCCAGTTTAACTCTTCTCCATCGAGCGTCTTAACTAACATAGACGTAATATACCCATACCTTTTTGTTATGTTTTTTAGCTAGTTCTATCATATGCTTACTGCCTTTAGAAACGCCGTCATATAAAACCAATACAGAATCTCCTAATTCGGCCATATCTTCGTTTCTTCTATATCCTGCACCTTTTCCGTATTTATCCCATTCAGCAGGCATTATTGTAAGGGTTTTATTTAATTTCGTAGCAAGTATTTCTCCTAGTTTGTCGGCTCCATTTGCTCCACCAGATATAATTTCTGTAACTTCATTCCTTACGATATCTCCTAGGTCTAAAGTTAAAATAGCGTTATATAAATGTTGAATATTAACAATTGTTCTAGAGCCGGCTATAACTAATTTCATCCTAGCATTTCCTTTACTTTAGCAAGCATGTCTTTATATAGGTCTTTGTCATCTTTTAATAGATTACGGGCCTTTTCTTTACCCTGAGCCTGTCTGCCGTCTGGAAACTTTAACCATGCGCCGGATTTAGCAACAATTCCTATATCTATAAGCATTGATAGAAGGTCATAGTATTCATCTAGGGCTTCACCATATCTCAATAGAGTTGTAGTTTTACCTCCAGGTGGTCCTAGCGCAGAAGTATCGCATTGCCAGTGCATAAGTTGCCCAACCTGCTTATCGCCGTCCATGAACGCCTCGACGTGAGTGACTTTCAATTTAACGTCCGCCGCATATTGTATTTTTTGACCAGACGCCTCCATCCATGTAGCGGGTCCGTTGCCCTGATTTGCAATTAAATGCGTGATACATATTAGAATGTTATTCTGGACGGGCAAGATATTCGCTGCCCGTTTGGTTAATGTAGCAAGCATCAGCGGAATATCATCACGAAATCTTTCGGAAATCGTGCCCGCGTGACGGCTCGACGAACAAAGTTGTGATGCGGAGTCTAGTATAAACACAGAATTCTCTTCTGTCTCTATCAAATTCATCAGAATTTCAAGATAGTCGTCTCCGCTTAAGATTTTCTTTTTAGTAGATTTGATAATCTCTATTTTATCTTTATCTAAACTCAGCCCTGGAATTCCTTTTAGGTCGCGTGGCTTAAGTCTTCCTTCTACGTTTAGATAATATACCTTACAGCCAGCCTGTTGAGCCTTGGCTGCGAAATGTAAAACGCTTGTAGTCTTACCTAATTTCTTCTGTCCAGTTACAATAACGAAAGACCCAAGTGGAATTCCGCCGCCTAAAACTATGTCTAGGTTTGGGCTAAAATTAATAACTGGCTTAACTTCATCTGCTAAATCTTGTGCTGACGTAAACGCATGTTTGTAGTCTGCTCTAATATCACCCATCTAATTTATCCAATAATGTTTTCTTGTTATTAGGACGTTGAAAATTCTCTCCACCAATATTGTCCTCTACTATTGGTTTTTTAACTTCCTTCTCAATCTTCAATTGATATTCTTTAATAACCGGTAAAAGCCAAGGCGCTCCAAGACTGTAGATTTTTGAAGTTCTTTTGTCCCGAAGCGCCTTTATTATAGCCGAGTCTGAATAATTGTCTAATAGCTTTTTTGCAAGATTTGTTTGAGAACGATAAAACTGTTTCCATTGAGGCTGTTCCCAAAACTTAACCGGAAGTTCCCGTTTCGTTTGTTGTGCGTTTTTTTCACAAATTAACTCACATATATATTGAAGTGGAGTTATCTCTTTTCCCGGCGAATATTTAGACTTATACTTCTTTGACATTATTAGTCTTCTTTGCTTTTACTCCCTTTACTGCTTTTAAAACTTCAGCATGTTTTTCTAAAGAATTAAAATCGTTTAAAAGAGCCTCTCCAGCGGCTTTAACAGAAGCAATAATGTCTTCTCTTTCTTCAGTTGTAATATTTGTTTCTTTTCCAGCAATAACTACGGCTTGTAGAGCGTTCTCTTTTTCTAGTTCTTCTACTCTTGCTTGTAGCGTAGCAATCTTGCCTTCAGCAATTTCTAAAGCACCGCCTAATTCTTCCGCTATCTCAAAATTTTGTTTAGCAATTAGTTTAGCTAATTCTAAATCAAACTCTAATGAGGTTATAACTTCCTCTTGACTTGGCCCATTAACAGAGGCCACATTTCTTACTGACTTATTCATTTTCTAATCCTTTTGGTACTGCATGTTCTTGTCTAAAAATATGGTCGTCTACATTCTTACTAGTAATACGAGTTCTTCTAATTTCGTCCATTGTTTCAGAGGCCGTACTATTCATAATAGCTATGCCCTTTCTTCCGCCTTCTGATTTTCTAGTTAATAGACTGCCGGGATTAATTCTCTTTAGGGCAACTCCTACTAGGTAGTCGACATGGCCTAAATTAGCTGGTTCTGTTAACTTACCCTTAATATACTTAATGCATGATAAGGCGTCCATCTTTGGCATACCTTGTTCAATTAACTTATCGTATACCGCCTTTTCAACATCCTTTGGAACAAAACCATTTTCTTTTGCATTTAATTCCCTGACGTTAGATAGGTTTTCATCTATATACTTTCTTACTACCGTCTCGCTTCTAGCTGTCTTATTAGCTATCTTTGTTACAGAAAGACCGGCTTCAACCATTGCGGTAATTGCCCACTTTTCTGTTTCTGTTAGTGCTGTGCCTCTAGCCATTTTATCTCCTATACCGTATTGTCTTTAGCTATTCTATTCGCTTGTAAAAATAACTTTTCTTGTTTTGTTGTTAAAAATCCAACATATAAATCAAACGCCTCTTGATTGACTTTCTTAAATCGTCCAAGTTTGTTCTTTTGTTGGAACATGGCATTAATTGGATTCATTAATTGGCCATTATCGTCTACCCTCAATTCCCTTCTTACGCCACAACATCTGGCATAAGTAAATTCATTTTCTTTTGTTTGGGTATAATTTCCGTCCTTTACTACTACATTGTCTTTACTGTCCTTTCCCTTCATAGTATAGTATGTCACTACTTCTGTTGGTTTAATTGGTTCAGCAAACGACTGGACTGTTCCTGTACGTTCTTTCATTGGTTTTCCTTTTAATTAGATTTTCTTTGTCCATCCGAGTCCCGCTCGAATGTCTTCATCCCATCTCCGAGTTTGCCAGTAAATGGCTTGTTCCTATACTCGTTATGTTTCTTATTTAAAAACGCCTTATGGTCTTCACTCATAGAAGATGAATTTTTATCCATCAACGAACCTAGAGTATGTGGCGTACTTATTACTATACCTCCGTATAGCCTAGAAACAGCGTCGTTTTTCTGACAAGACGGACAATTTGGCTTAAGCCCAATAATCTCGTCCATCTTACAGCTAATCTCAAATTGAGACCCACACCCGCCATCTTCCTCGTAACACTCAAAATCGTAATCCATAAAATCCTATATTATAGTAAGTAGTTACCTGTGTCTCTGATTGGAACGCCGCTCCAGTTGCTCACATTATGTGTTCTCCAGTAATAAGTACCAGAAGAAGATGGATGAATAAGTCCTGTTATTTCTGCTAGGCTACCAATTGTAATCCATGGTCTTGTATTAGACACTGTAACATTTGGGAACTGAGTTGGCTTACCTCTTAATTTAAGAGCTTGTCTTTGAATTTTATCACAATTCTCTAATATTAGTTTAATACCGCCATAGGCATCAACTAGCCATGTTTCTGATTGAGACGTATAGCTATTATATGATAGTTTAACATCTTCAAACTTAATAACTGCTGCGGTTTCTGTATAAATACCAGATGGCTGCCAGCTAGTCATATCTAGTAGTTTAGCTGAAAGAGCATTATTATCACACTTTACATTTTTAAATGTATAGTTGTCGTTATTTTCGCCGGGGCCGGCACCAATTAGTTCTAATATTCTTACGTTGGGTTGTGTTACTAAAATGTCATCACAATAAAATGTGCCGCCGTGCTTTGCTACAACAGCACTGTGCTTTCTAGGAGTAGTCCAAGCTAGTCCGAACTCAAATTTTTGAACGTGGTGACCAATAGCTTGTTCTGATGAAATTAGGAAGCCAGTTGTGCAGTCGGTCATATACACGTCTGTCCATAAACAGTGGTCATTATTTCCAGCAAAAATTTCGCCTGAAGCAGCCAACGAAACGCCAATTTCGCAATTCATAATATTAATTGATTCAAATTGGGCTTTAGTAGTTCCTAAACCAGCAACGGCTCCATGGGCTAGTAAAATACCTACAACTCCTGTTCCCATAACTGTTCTAGTTGGAGAGCCGATTAAAGAAACACTGTCCCATGTTAAACCTTGGCCAGAAATACAAACCATTGGTTGATGAGGTCCACCGTGCCAAACAAGTCTAGAAGAAGGACCAAATAAAGGATGAACTTGACCGTCGATAGTTCCAACACTGTTTCCTAGACCTTGTATTCTACCGCCCATTTGGTATGGGAAGTTAATTGTACTAGAAATTCTATAGGCTTTACCTGGAACAAAAACACCAAATCCACTAGCAAAGGCAGCGTTAATACAGTTTTGAATAGCGGTTGTACTTTCTGCGTTAGCAACAGCTCCAAAACTTTCAATATTCAAATACCCGCCACTTAAAGTAGCTCCACTTATATTATAAGTGTTGCTAGTAACTGTATTATCATAATAATTATTAACAACAGGAACATATCCATCGCCGGCCTGCCATCCAGTACCCACTATTTCGCCAAAAGCGTCTTGAGTGCCTAGTCTTACAACCGTAGTTATTGAAGTGGTGCCCTTATTAAAGGTAATACCAGAGATGTTTTGTTCGCCTTGTATAGCCATTGTGCTTATTATAATATGTAGGATATTGGTTGTCATTTCTACATACTAGTACACCAATCTGCAATTTTTTGAAATTGACACATAACTAGTTACCACTAATAGCTTTACGCTTATTTAGCAGGTTTTTATACTAAAAAAGGCCCTTATATTTACAAACCTTATAACACTGCTCTACATATTGCTCGTCTGTCATAGCCATTTTACTATGGTTGATTAATTTATGAACCCATTGTACGTTTTCTTCGCTATATCCTTTAGAGCTGTCTTTTCTATCAAGAGAAGCTGTTTTTTCTGGATAAAAAGATAAAACTTGTCCAGATAATGCGCATTTTCTTTCTTGTTTTAGAAATAAATCCCAAATATATTCTATAGAAATATTGAAGTAAATATTCCTTAATTCCGCATTTGCTCTAATTTGTGAAAAATGCCCTCCCGATATTTCTCCATGACCACACCAGTCTCTATGATTTTCTCTTGTTTGTCTATGTAAACATCCGCAAGATATCCTTTGTGTTATTTTTTGAGCTTTTAATTTAATTTTGTTTCCGCATTCACATTCACATTCACACATGGTGTGATTTATATTATCGTATTTTTCTTTATATATATTAGTAACTGTTAATTTACCAAATTTATCGTTAATTTTGGTTTTACATTTTTTACTAGATTTTCTAACTTCAATTTTATAATGATGTAAGTAATTTAGTATTGTTTGTCCTCCACACCCATACATCTCCCCTATTTTATCTGACGATAAGCCTTGTTTTACATATAGGTCATTTAGTATTTTAGGAGTTATCTCCTTGATGAATTTTTTCTTTTTTGGCATGATATATTATACACCAAATTATTTTACTCTTACTAAATTTTTGTAAAGTGGAGTCATATAGGGAACCCATTTTTCGCTTATTTTTGACCAAGGAGAAAGTCCCAAAATAAACTGTTGTGGACCTGGCTCTTTAGGTTCTTTTAATAAGGTCATATTTGCCTCTTTTGGAGTTCTATTAGCCTTTCTTCTATTACAGGTCATACAGCAAGTTACTATATTTGTCCAATTTGTTGGGGTTCCCTTATAGCCTTTTTTCTTCCAAGTTTCTCTAGGAACCACATGGTCGTAAGTAAGATGCTCTCCATCTATTGATTGGTGACCGCAATAACAACAAGTCATCTGGTCTCTTAAAAAGACGTGTTTTCTAGAAAACGACAGCTTTTTCTTGTCCTGCCTAATATAGACCGGAGAACGAACTACTGCTGGAATAGGAAAATGTCTTCCACCACAAGTTAGAACTGAATCGTCATAGTAATCTATAACTTCAAGTCCTTCTCTTGGATTCTCCATATTAACAATTGCTTGAACTACCGCTCGTTTCCATTCTATTGTTGCCAAGGCACTAAAATCTGCGTTAAGCATCAGTACCCGTCTGTTGTGCTGTTTCCTCATTAAGTCTATCCAATATCTTTTGAATTATTGGCTCCCTTACAATGTCCGAGTTATTTAAATTAACCATTCCTATGCCTTCAATGTCATACAATTTAGACATTAAAATCTGCATTCCGCCCTGTTTTTCTTTGAAAAGGTCGCTCTGGAATATGTCTCCAGATAGTACCATTTTACTACCGTAGCCCATTCTTGTCAAGCCCAAAATTAGCTGGTCATAGGTACAATTCTGAACTTCGTCAAAAATAATGAAAGAGTTTTTGAAAGTAAGACCGCGCATATATCCGAATGGAACTATGTCGATTACTTTTGTAGCAACCATAGTCTCTATCTCTTTCTTGGTTGCGACTTCAGATATAATGTCCATTACTGGTCTGATATATGGAGTTAGATTTTCTTCTATATTTCCAGGTAAGTGTCCGGTTGGTAGGTCGGACTGTACTAATGGTCTGCTGATTATAAGTTTGTCGTATTTTTTAGCAAGTAGGGCGTTGATACCAAACAATGTTGCTAAAAATGTTTTTCCTGTTCCTGCTGGTCCGTTACAAAATGTTATTTTATTTTTTAATAATGAATCTAAATATAGTTGTTGGTTATCTGTTTTGGGTTGAATAGTATTCTTGTTCTTCATTAAAACGTACTTTCCATTCGTTGTTACCTTCTTCTGTTGTTTTTCTTACGCTTTTAATCCTTGGCAACTCTTCTGTAGTTATGTTCATATATTGAAGAATTGACACTACAGACTGTCCTATTCCGTCACAAATATCTATCTCGTATGATAATTTTAGATGGTTTTTGTCTTCAAAGTATTCTTCAAAAAATTGATTTTCTTTTTCGACTTCTTCTAAACACCACTTTATTCCTTCATAAGAATATTCTGGTCTTTCTCTTTTTTTATGCCATCCGTTTGTTTTATACGCTATATATCTAGAAATGGCCTGAAGAATGCTATCTTCTCTATATAACCATATTAGATAGTTGACCTGCATATTACTGTCAAAAAATGCCCGTAGCTGGTCAAAGCCGACAATTTTTACTCCAAACACAGAATTCTCTGTCTGAAATTTTCTAATCCACTCATGTTTATTATCGCCAAATTTCATGGATTTGTTAAAGAATTCTTTAGGAAAACCACATCTATTAGTAGATGATAGCATATCGCAAAGATATGTACTTCCTGTACGACTACCACAAATTATAGCAAATTTTTTCATAGAGACTCTATATGGATTAGGACTTCCTTTACAAAAAGTTCTGCATTGAGCCAAGTTTTATCCATGTTTTTAAGATATTCATGAGCTTCTTCGGCTCGTTCAGCTAGGGCTGGAATTTCTGACGGTTCTGTAAAATACAGTGGATAGTCTTCCCCTAAGTATTCTACAACCGCAGGATTTTTATTAATTATGATAGGAGTGTTTCTTACAATACAATCTAAAACGCCATTACTTGCGCTAGCATCAAACACTTCCATAACCACAATATTACTAGATAAATAAGAATCGTAATAGCTAGCAGGAATAAACGTCATACTGCTATATCCACCGTATTCTTGTCTAATGGCGGAATAATATTTTCTAACCCTTTCATCAAATTCCTTAACCCAAACTTTATCTGTCCATAGTCTTAATTTGTGGAATTTTGACAATGGAATTTGGTTAATAAGCTGTGTGTTTCTTAAATAATATCCAACTTGGATTAAGGTCTTGTGCTTGTTTCTATTGTATTTTTCTGGAGTCCATTTTAGCTTTGGTACTGCGCATGGATGCTTTAATACTACAATTGGGCACTTTAGATGTTTTCTTAAGAAGACCGCTAGATGTTCGCTTAAAGCGAAAGCTAATTTTAGATTTTTGGCACTTTCAATAAATTCTGGTTTTTTAAAGACCAGCTCTAGATTTTCTCTTTGGTTGCCAAAATATGGAATTGTAGGGGGGTGATGAAATACGCCGACCCAAGGTTCTGTATATACTGTTGGATTATCCTTATAGCAGAAATTTTGTTCAATAAAGTCGTCAAATAAGATTCCTTTACGAGAACTAATAGTTTCGAGATATTTAAAAACATAGGGCCATCCACTACGATGAAATCCTACGCCGATTGCGTCTTCACAATCTCTAACTAATTTTATTGATTTATATTTATGACTTCCTGTTCCACTTCCACTACCGCCTGGACAGCATCCATTTTTAAGCCTACATATTAGTTTAGCTAGAAAAGTCATGTTAACTTTCTCAATATTTTGAATGTATATATTAATATCTCTCATACTATTATGTACACTCTTTTTGAGTTATTAACAGGCGGAATATCCACAATCTTTACATGATTTACATCCATCTATTCTAACTAACCTACCAGAACACTCTGGACATTCTTCTCCCTTTACTTCTGTATCATCAGTTATATATTTTTTCAAAGCCCTAGCAATGCTCTTTGAGAACGATTGAAGGTCGCCCTTTGACTTTTCTAATTGATGAACTATAAATTCTACAGATGTGCCATGTCTTAATCCAGCACTAATAAGTCTGGTCGTAGTATCTTCTTCGTCGGTGGTAAATGCGCCAATTGGTGACAGTTCTGTTTCGTCATCAAATTCGGCCTTATACTTACCTCTGCCCCTTTTAACAATTTTGCCCTTCTTAACTTTCTTGTCTACAACGCCATTTCTACCAGCAAAAACTTCATAGGGCTGGCCTTCATAAAGTCCCACAAGAACGAAGTAGTCTTTGCCTTGAACCTTAATATGATAAACGTCGCACTCTAATTCTTTTGGTCTTTTCGGTGCGTCTGTTTTTTGTATACCAGTTACTTTAGTTGACTTACTAGAAAGTACGGCGGTCATCGTTCCTTCGCGGTATGTTGTAACTCCCTTAACTCCACTTTTCCAAGCCTTGGTATAAACATCCTTGAAGTCTTCATATGGATAGTCGGCTGGGAAATTTAAGGTCTTACTAATGGCCGAATCAATATACTTTGCAAAAATAGACAAGGTAGAAATATGGGCGTCTACTCCTAAATTCATAGCAACCGTTGCCCATTCAGCATTTTCATCCCATTGGCCCGATTTCTTTAGTTCTGTAATACCATAGTCTTCTACCCATTCTTCTTTAGTTAGGCCACGATTGCGGTCAATCTTATAGATAGAACCGTTAAATTCTTTAATTAGAATATCTTCGTCACCCTCTTTTACCCACTTCCAATCTTGGCGTGATGTATATTGTTTATTTGTCCAATCAATTCCGCTTGGTATTTCTAGACCTTCTGGTGAATGGTCTACAATAAATGTCCTATAGTACCCCTTATCAAAGATAGGCTCACAACCAGATGAGATTAGGTTAGCAAATACGGAAGTGTTACCGGTCGGCTGAATAGAACTAACATGGGAATTGCGCATACCAAAAGACTTAATAAGGTTGCGAGTCTCCCAACTTAAAATCTTAACAAATTGTCCGGCAAGATACTTTTCTTCGTCATATTCTGGAAACGAACCCTTTTCTTTAGCTAGTTTAGCAGACGCCGAATATTCTCTATTTGTCTTAAACTTCATTAGGTCTTCTGTTAACTCTAGAGCTTTTTCAGAACCATAGCCGACCCTCATCATCATTAAAGCAGAAGCATATCCAACAACGCCAAGACCAATTCTGCGCTTCTTAAGCATTGTTTCTTTTTGCTCTGTCAGCGGTACGTTGGTTACATCATTAACATTATCTAGAAATCTAACGGCTACATCAATATATTCGCCCAACTTATCATAGTCCCAATTATCACCTTTTACGAACTGGGCCAGATTAAGAGAGCCTAATAAACATACGCCATGCTTTGGTAAAATCTGTTCGCCACAAGGATTAGTGGCGTTAATGAATTCTGTATACCATAAGTTGTTCATCCTATTCATCGTGTCAACAAATAGAACGCCCGGCTCATTTCTTACATAAGTGCGATGAGTGATAAGTTCCCAAAGATAGCGGGCCTTAACTTTTTTATAGACAACTACTTCATAGTCTTCTTCCCACTTATCTAGATTTCCGTCCCAATACAATTTGTATTCTTCTGGATATTTTTTATAATCTGGATAGACCAAACGCCAGTCTGTGTCTTTTTCTACAGCTTCCATAAATCTGTCATTAATAAGCACAGACATATTGAATTTAGATAGTTTACCGGCAGTTTCCTTAACGGTAATAAATTCTTCAACATCTGGATGCCAAATTGACATCGTAACCATTTGGGCACCTTTGCGAATAAAAGCCTTTTCTCCTTTACCAGACTTATTTCCACTTCCAGCCGTTATAATTTCAGATGATTTATCCCATAGTTCTAGAAACTTAACAGCGCCTGGAGATTGGTTAGCAATACCGGCAATATTTGCGCCCCTTGGTCGCATAACATCAGCACAGAACCCGTATCCACCTTCTGACTGTAAAGTTTTAGCTTGTCTAAAAACTGCATTATATATTCCCTCTATAGAATCTTGGTCCTCGCCGGTAAAACCGTCTACATAACAATTAAGAAGAGTGGTTCCTTTTAGTCCACGACCAGCATTAGATAGAACCCTTCCACCTGGAATGAATTTAAAACCTTCTAAAAGATTATAGAATTTCTCTGTCCAAAATTCCTTATCTTTTTCTGGTTCTGCTATCGCCCTAGCAACAACCCTAAATGTATCATCAACTGTCTCTTCACCTTCAAATTTATACTTACTTGCCCATTGGGACTTGCTAAACTCATTTGTAAATGCTGTCATTAATCTTCCAGTTTATTCTTCTTTCTTATCTTTTGGATGTGATTTTCAACTTCTTTCAAACCTTCCGTGATTTCTTTATCAGTAGCGGCCGGCTCTACTTTCTTCTTTTTCTTCTTTAATCTGCCACTATTTCTGTTGTAGTAGCTTTCTAAATCTTCTGCTCTGTTTGTAACAAATGACCTAGTTTTTCCAGTTGGATTGCCCTGTGCGTCCCTAACTTGGATAACTAATTCAAATTGATGTTCTTGCTTTTGGTCTGAACCGATGTTTATCATTTTGTCCTCGTACTGTGATTTAAAAAAGGTATGCGATAATGATTGCACTAGAAATGTGTGTTAAACAAAAATAATTGTCGTTGTTTCTTTAATAATAAGTGCCAGATTGTGTTGCTCCAAGAACATACCTTTTAGCGGAAGTGGACGATGCCATTACTCGCTTCTTTAATCTTGGTTGTACTAATATATACACTTTGGGAGCGTTAACAACTTTTGATTTTCTTAATTTTTTCTAGAGTTTCCTCGTCTGGCTCTATACATACAACTTTTACATTTTTCATAAGGTGTGACAGTATCTCGAATTGCGTGTCGTACTCTAAATTTTTAGTCATTTCTGCTTTATTTGCATTTAAGAAGTATATTTCAGATATGCCGGCTTGATACATGTATTGTAGACAAGAACAGCATGGTGGTCCGGTAATATATGCCTTTGCTCCATTACAAGATATGCCGTTTTTGGCACAGTTTAATATGGCGTTGTGTTCGCTGTGAATCATAAACGGGTATTTGTCCGGCCTTAAATTAGGTAATACGTCGTCGTCTATGTTTCTGATAAAACTATTATATCCCGTTCCTATTATTGTTTTATCTCTAACTAAAATGCATCCACATTTAGTCTGCGCGTCTAAACTTCTATTAGATACAAGGTATGCTTGTAATATAAAATCTATGTCCCAACTATTCCTACTTACTTTTGTTCTTGAATTTGCCCACTGAAATATTTGTGTCTTGGCATTTTCAGATAGTTCTTCTGTACTCCATAGTTCTGAGTTCACCATAACTTTGTTCAAAATCCTGTATTGTTAAATCCTTACCAGTAGCCCTTACGGCTTCGTAGTATTGTTGTCCTTCTTTCCAATATTTAATCCAACCCAATTGTTGTCTAATCTTTCTCTTTAGAAGTTTTTCTTCTCTTGGTGTTGGGTGATGTGCAACTACAACGGCCTCTTCTGGTTTGGCCTTGCACTTTTGTATAGCAGAAATAATCGTAGACACCAGCGTTATAATAAGCATTATAGTCGCTGGGTCCACGAAAACTTTTTGTTCTTTTACAAGTTTATCTTGTACTTTTTGGGCAATGTCTTCAATCATTACTTTGCTTGGTATGCTTCTTGGACATCGTTGACATTTGCGCCGTAACCAGCCTTTAGTACGGCATCATAATATTCGCCACCGTCTTTTCTGTTCTTCCAGAAACCTAGCTCATTACGAACAGCCTTCCTAAGCACAACCTTTTGTACTCTTGTTGGGTTGTTTACATCAAGTGTTGCTTGTTCTGGTGTCTTCTTGCATTCCTTTAGGGCATTTACTATTTGCATAACAATTGCCATAATTTGTTGAATTGTTTCTTCATTTAGTTCAAACTTTACAGTTGAAGACTTCTTTAGGTTGTCAACTGCCTTTTGTACTATGCTTAACATTTTATTATTCTCCGGTTGGGGTAAATAGGTATTGAATTCTAGGACTTAAAGCGATATGTCCAGGCTCTGTAGCCTCGTCGCTCTTATTATTAAGTAAATCAAAATTATTCATATTAAATGAATAGGCAACTGCGGTACTACAAACAGGATAAACTATTGCCCCTAATTTATCATTCATTAAATGCTCTTTAGACATAAATCTAAAAAACACTAATTTTTGTTTAATCATCCACCAAATTCGCTTCCATCCATAAGGCAATCCGGTCATCTTTCTCATTATACGGGTAACTGACTTGCCAACAAAGTCTTTTTGGTAAATATTAACTTCTTTTGTCTCTGGATTAAATATCATAGTAGTAAAACTAGGAATTGGACGATAAATGTCTATTAGTCCAGAATGTTTAGAAACCTCAACTTCTAAATTAACAGTTCTGCCTCCATAACCTTCCCTAAATTCAACGCATTCTAATATTCCCTCATCAGTATTAGCGTCTCCATTAGACCAAGAAGCAATTGCAACATGTGAATAAGAACTATCAGATTGTGACGATATAATTCTAGAAACCCATCCTTGTCCTCTAAATAGTAAAACGTCTCCTTCGTTTATGAATTTTTTAATTTCCTTGTACGGGAGGAATTGTTTTTCCATTTTGTAGTTGATTCACTTGTACTTCTAGTTGGTTAATCGTTTTTTGCTGAAATGAATTTTCTAATTCTATTGGAGCTAATGTTAGTTTATTATGATAAAGCATAGCAGAAACAGCAACACAGGCCACTCCGACCCATGCTGCTATTGTTGCCCAGTCTGTTTTATTTAAAGTATTGGATTTTTCTGTGAAAGTATTAAATGATATTATCAGTCCGCCAACATCGTCCTTGATGTTTTCAAGTTTTGTATCAATACTAACTACTTCGTTTTCTAAATCATTTAATCTACTATCAACATTCCGGTTATTGTTATGCGGTCTTACCATTGTAGTCATTTAGGCTACCAGAAGGACCACCGTAGCGATAAACAAATTCGCCCTTCAAACCGTAGTTTGTTGAACTGTTTTGAGTTACTTCATCAGTGCCCCATCCAGCGAAATCATTTGATTGTGTTGGAGGTGTGCTAAACTTACCACTTGCTAGAACAAGATTACCTGCCCTAATTGCAGTTGCTACCTTTTGTGTACGAACAGCCTTAACACTGTGTACCTTTGAACGACCATAATCTGAAGATGCTGACATTAGTTTAGTATTAGCAACTCCGTGAGTTTGTCCAGTTCCCTTCATAAAGATGAAGTTTCTGCGGTCTTGACTTGCCACATCTCCATTTCCATTAGGGCCAGTACGAATTCTGATTTCTGTAGCTCCGCCGGTTGCGTCATATACATATGGAGTATTTAACACAAAAGCACTAACATTAGAAATGCCTACAACCCTATGGATACCGTCGTATATACCAGTAGTGGCACTTCCTGTAGAAAGGTTTCTAACATAGATTGGGTCTCCGACTACATATCCTCCTGAACTTATATTTATAAGAGCTAGTCCGGCCCATTGACCAGTGCCGTTTGTTATTCCAGTAGCTGTTGCAGAAGACGCTGTAACTAGAGAGCCCCAATCAGCTTGTCCTAAATCAACACCAGCAACAACTTTAGTATTTAGATTACTACCTTGTTGGTATAGTACATTACGAAAGTTTTCGTTTGATGCTGAATTTGACTTCATTGAACCACCATCTACTCTAGTAGATGAAGCACTAATACTAGTTCCGTTAGCTTGTTTGTATGGTCCGCCAGTGTATAATAAACTCATTTATCATTCTCCAATTAATTTGTTTTAGCTCTATAATCAGCAGATGTTGGATTGGCACCACCAGAACGGAAAGTTAATTCGCCCTTTGTTCCAATCTTTGTTGTACTATCTACTGTTTGGTCGTCTGCGCTTACTGAATCTGTTACTGTTTGAGGATATCCGCTATCAAATGTTCCGCTATAAATATTGTATTTATCTGTTCTTATAGCTGTCGCTGTTTTGGTTGTTGCAGGAGTTAGGTGAAAATCGGCAATTTTAGGACGACCGTAATCAGATGCTCCATATGCTAATTTACTATTTGCTTGACCATGTACTGTTGCATCATTCTTCATCATTACGAAGTTTTCGTCACCTTGGGTAGCAAATGAGCCTCTCTTAATTTTAGAAGCAATAGAAGTAAGAGTAATCATATAGGCAGTAGCTACAATATTTAGAACTACAACAGTGGTGCTTGTTACAGATACCACTCTATAATATTGAGTAAAGGCAGAATCTGATGGAAAACCAACCATATCACCAACAACTAATGAATGAGCAGAATTAAAAGTAACTTGTAAAAGACCATTTGAGGCTGCTGCGAAAGAGTCAGCTACTATGCCGGTTTGAATATCTGCTGGGCCAACGCCGTCAACTCCACCCTTAACATCAGGAAATCCAACTTGTCCAGTAAGGTTTTCTACCCTATTTAGGACAACGCCATCTCTAACTTTTTTGGCTGTTCCAAGGTTAACATCTGTTGAACTGGCGGTAATTGCTGAACCATTATTTTGCTTATATGGTCCGCTTGTATAAAGTGTGTAATTAGACATTATTTGAGTCCATAGAAAGTGGGTTGATATCTACTTATTGATACACCAATTGGTATGATTTCAGCCTAACTCCGTATATTTTGGCCTTTTCTATGTCTTCGTATTGGGCTTTTGAACAAGAAATATTATTATAGATTGTTTTGATTTTCGGATTCTTATTCATTAGCATTTGACACATAATAAGATTATCAGTATGGTCTTCAACAAATTGGCCAGTAGCTGGAATGATATATACGATTCCTAAATTTGATAATATATTGGCCACAGTATAGATGAGTCCATCGTAATACATGCGGTAGTCCAGAACAATGCGTAGTTCCGCTCCCTTTTCAGCGCATATCTTTTTGTTGGCCTGAACGTCTTCAATAAACTTTTGTTTTTCGCAGTTGTAGAAATAAATAGGGTTGACGACCAAATCTACAAAATTGGCACCCCTATTAATAGCAGAAATACAGCCGTGCTGGCGCATATAAGTATCGCCTAGACCGGCAGGATAATCTATTGGACATGCAAGTTTTATTGTTTTTGGCAATATTGCGCGAAGTTTACCAAGATAGTAGGGCGGGACAAACAGGCAGTCCATATCCATACGGATAAACTTAAAGGCTAGTTGAGTTATATCTTTTTCTGATAATGTCTGGTCGTATAAATTAGCTTCGTTGAACAATTGATGTTAATCCATTAGGGTCTATTATTCTGTCAATAAAGCCGTATTTTAAAGCTTCTTCGGCAGTTAAATACCAGTCTTCCTTTTCTTTAAAGAATGAGGCCAATTTATTTCTGACGGCCAAAACAGATTTTCCCTTAAAAAATTCGCCGTCTTTACATTTTTCCGCATAAATATCAAGCATAAGGTCGCGCTGTTTTTTACAGATATAGGCCCAAGACTGTGCTTGTTTATGGGTTCCAGAAGCGTCTTCACTACCTTCGTGAAACATGAACATACAATTAGGCATAGCAATGCGTTCATCCGCAGCCTGCAAAATAACTGTAGCAATAGACATTACAGAGCCATGACAGAGAATATTAATCGGCATACTAGACGCAGAAATGGCGTCATATATTAACATTCCGGCGTCAAATTGACCGCCTTGGCTAAATAAATGGATAAGAATTTCGGGCTCTTTTGATAATAGGGCCAGGTTTTTGATAAATCTGGTAGCAACCCTAAAATCTATACCGTCTTCACACTCTTCTTTTGTATTGTCGTGTAGGTATATTTGCCCATTGGCGGTATCTATGCAAAAGTCATGAATTTCTTCAATCAGATTGTTTGTATCGTTTGTTCTTTTCATAGTCTTTTAAGAACTTAATCACTGTATTTGTTACATTTAGCTTGATTTCCTTTTCGTCAAACCTCAATCCTACCGACATATGAAATCTATATGGGCTGATAACATCAAGAGTTTCTACGCCCAATGTATTATTTATTATAAGCGCAACAGCTTGACTAATCTTAAAATTAGTGTGGCCAGTCCATAATCTGTACTTTTTTAGTTGATAAAACGGATTAATCTGTTGTGGAAAGACTTGGGCTAATTGAAAATTTTCTGCGCCTTCGTCTTCAAATTCGCCACTTTCTTCATATTCATCATTTTCATCTTCTTCGTCAGGAAATTTAAACTTTTCCCATCCTATCTCATAATTCATACGGCTACCTCCATTGAAATCTTCGGTGCGTGATTATAATTGTGAATCTCCATATCTTTATGGGTCCAGCGCCATATATTCTGCCAATTAATTAACTCTAGTGTTGGTAATGGTTTAGGTTCTCTTGTTAGTTGTTCTTTTGCCCCGTCAATATGGTTTTCGTATATATGACAGTCACATAACATTCCAGAAAGATTGCCTGGAGTCATATTTGCTTCTTTACATAGAAGTTCTAATAATAGGGCGTAACTAGCAATATTGAACGGAACGCCCAACATTAAATCACAACTGCGCTGAGTCCAGTGTAAGTTTAAGACTCCGTCTAAATGAGTAACTACGAACATTAAATGACATGGAGGAAGTGCCATTTCGTTAATCTGTAATGGATTCCAAGCAGAACATACCATTCTTCTGTCATCTGGATTATAGTGTAATTTTCTTACTATTTCATATAACTGGTCATTATGATAAGGATATACAATAGCCCCGTTTGGAACATCCGTATAGTCCTGTGTTTTAGACTTTTTAGCAATATATTTCTGATTAAAACTTCTCCATTGAAACCCGTAAATTGGGCCAAGGTCTGTTTTATCTTCTTCTCTCCACAATTCTTTGGGCTTATTCCATTCGTCCCAAATATGACAACCCCTTTCCTGATACCAGTCCTTATCAGTAACTCCACCAATAAATCCTTCTAGCTCAACCGCCATAGCCTTAACGGCCATTTTCTTGGTAGTAAGTAGAGGAAACCCATCCGCCATATCGTGCGAAAAATGTACATTTGGTACAACTAGAGTCCTAACTCCAGTTCTATTTCCTTTCCATCTACCTTTGTCTAATACTGTTTGAACTATATCAAGATATGACCGCATGTTTTACTCCCTAAATATACTTGATTGTCTAAAAACTTTTAGTGGCTGCACTAATGGTTCGTCGAGTAACAATTCGCTATGTTCTTTCATTAAGTCGTTTGTTTCTTTCCATACCAATATAACATCTTCAACGAACTGTCTTCCTTCTGGATTGCCCTTCATATATTCATCTAATATGGAAACAATTTCCTTTGTATATTTCCCAGAATTTAAATCCGACAATAATGCGCCAAATTCTATAGCAAGGTCAGTGTCGTCTTCTGGTTGACACTTCCAATCAAACTCTACATTTGTTTTGCCATTTTCTACAGTAAATGTAATTCGGGCGTAATTTTCATCTTCTAGAAAATCTTCTGGCTCTACGACTTTTTCTTCTTCTTGTTTTTTAAACGGCCACATATAATTTCTCCTATTTCTTCTATAGGCACTAGTATTGTCATAATATGCTCTATTGTATAAAGTTTAAGACTTGCATTCCCGTCGCCAGCCTTTTTAATATCTCTTTTTGGCTCTGCTGTATTAACAAAATTTCTCAAATCTTCCGTTTTAACAACATATATAATACCGGAAATTATATGACACCAAATATCTGATTTAGTTATATTGATACCGCTTGGTTTATCAGATTTTGGATTGTAATATTCTATGGCGACATTACCACTTTTACCAGAATATAGGTCGTTCTTAATTTCAACCGTACCAATACCATTTATAATTAAATCATAGTCGCTTCGTAGGCTCTTATCTGAATTAAATTCACATTCATAACCCATCTCTTCTAAAACTTTTTTAACTCTCTTTTCGCCATTTTTGCCGTCTTCTAAATCTTTAAGAATCATTCAGTCTTACCTATTTTATTTAACCCCCTTCTAATAGTGGACTTAACGCATTCTTTAGAAACGCCAAGGTTCTCTGATATATAGGCCAGTCCTTTATTAGAAAAGTATAAGTTCATACATTTCTTTTCTTTTTCTGTTAAGACTGGTGACTTTTCTATCTTATTTAGAAGAGCTTCTAGTTTATCGTTAAATTCGACCAAGTCTGGCCCAATAACGTCCGGTATAGTTTCTAATAACTCCATTGTATCTGTAATATTGAAGTTTAAAGAAACTGGCTTCTTTTTCTCTTTGTTAAGCATCGACCTAACACACCAAACAACTCTTTGTTTACGATATCCTACTAAACTTCCTCGCCCATCCCAGTGCATATCTCCCTGTATAACAGCAGAGACTACCTCTCCAAACTTATCGTTGTCCTTAAATATCCATCCCGATATCTTTGGAAACGAGGCGTTTAGAATCTTTTTTGCTATCAGTTCATATTCAGGCAAGCTTAAATAATTTCTAGTAGTTTCTTTGCTGAATTCTCCCAAGTAAAACTCCTTCCAGTTGCGATACCCTCATTATTATAGGGTCGGTTCTTGTAACAGTATCTCATATGTTCGATAATTTGCTCTTTTTGGGACTCTCCGATATAGGCCCAATTACCCTTATTCCCGTCGAACCAAATGCCGTCATAAGCAGGTTCAACATCGTCTATTTCGACAAGATAAGAATTGTCTTTATTGCAAAACTCTGTATGGGCGGAATAATTCGTAGCTATGACTGACTTTCCACACGCCATAGATTCTAGTAATTCTAGATTCCAACCCTCTGCTTTTGCTGGGAAAACTCCACAGTCCATTCTTCTAATAAAATCGCCTATATCTTGATGAGTATTTGCCCTTGGATGTATAAATACCTTTTCGTGCAGGTCGCAATCTTCACAAACATCTATCCAAGAGCGAACTTGTTGTTCATTTAGAAAAGGATTATGACATACCATATGAAGTTCTACATCATCATGATGTTCAAAAGCCCTATTAAAACATTCGACTATAACATCGTGGGCTTTTCTAATCTCCCATTTTCCAATGGTGAAAAACCTATATGTTCCAGTATGTTTGTCACTACCTGGAAAGAAAATATCCGTATCAATACCAAGTGGTACGACGGATACTTTTTGCTTCACGAATTGTTCTAGAACGGTTTTTGCCCATTGACTACAAACGATGTGTTCGTCGGGTGTAGATAAGCTGAAAAGTTCTGGCGTAGAAAAGTTGTCTAGCTCAAAGATTGGGAAGCCAAAATATTTGCCTCGACCAATCCTATCAATTAACTGATGTTGGTGCCAGATTTTAACAGTTGGAGAAGAAAAGTCTGTGGCGAAATTGGCGTTTGTTCGATTAAAAACATCTTCAATCTTCTTGTCTGTAATCTCTACTCCACCAATAGGAAATAAATCTACTTGAACTAATTTATCTAGCTCAAATAGAATATTTGTTCCGGCTACTCCATAACCCATTTGGTTTATAGGGAATTGTGCTATTATTTCTTTCATACTTGAACGTAGTCTATATTCTTTCTATACTCATCTAAATTACGGGCATTAAAATAAGACATACTAGAGCGTAGTCCTTCACTAAATCTATTTAGTAGTTCTTTTACTGTCTCTTCTTTATATTCTAACAAAGTGGTTCGCCCTTCAATATATCGGGGCACATCTTTGTAGATTTGCTGTGTCTTTTCTGAAGCGGAGCCGCTGTATTGTGTATACCGTTTTCCGCCCTTATTAATCTTTTCAGCAGGGCTTTCTTTGGTATTAGCTAGAAGCGAACCGAACATCGCAACATCCGCACCAAAAATCACGGCCTTACAGAAGTCGCCCGGTTCTTTAATTCCGCCATCAGCAATAATAGAGATATGTCTATCTTGACGCCCATGATAAGTTTCTTTGATAAGGCTAATCATTGGCTGATAGATGCCCGTTGCGTTTTTAGTAGTGCATCCAGCACCACCAGCAACTCCAACCCTAACAGCGTTTGCTTTGGAAAATTCTAGAAACAAGAAACCTTCTGTTGACACAGTGTTTCCAACTATAACATATGTGTCTTCATCAAGGCGGATTTTATTAATAATGGGCTGGATATTCCAGTTTGCTCCAGAAGCCACATCAATACAGAAAATTCTGCATCCGGCCTTATACAGAGCATTATAGCGTTCTTCCCAGTCATTATTAATTCCCACAGCACAACCAGCACCAGGAGCCTTCTTGTATTCTGCAACTTGTTGTGCTACACTAGAAAAGCGATGAATAATGCCAAAGGCTCCATTATCCATCATTATACTTGCAAGATAGCCGTCGCAAACATCTTTCATTGGACTGGCTATAATTGGAATAGATAACTTCGTACCGCAGAATTCAACAGAAGTATCTATTTCGTCTCTACTTGAGATAGTTGAGACCTGACGGGAAACGAGACTTACATCTTTGTAGTCTAGGGCTTTCATAGAACCTTTCTTGTGTCATGCTTGGTGCTGTTCTTTTATTATACCAGAACTATTTCAGTTGTCAAGTGGCAAATTTAAATTTTCTAAAGCCCCGACGAGCCGAACCCGTTATCTCCACGGCTAGTTATGTCGACTGTATTAACGAAGTCAAACTCTACTTCAACTTCACGTTGAATAATCATTTGGGCAATTTTAGAACCGGCCGGCAATTCTACCGGCTTTTCAGAGTGATTAATAAGAGCGACTTTAATTTCTCCCCTATAAGAGCTATCAATTAGTCCAGCTAAAACGTCAATACCGTTTTTGACAGCTAGACCAGAACGAGGCCAAATAAGCCCATATATTCCATCTGGAAAATTGCATACTAGGCCAGTATTAACTAAAATACGTTCTCCTGGCCAAATTACTACATCTTCAATAGAGAACAAATCCCATCCATTATTTCCTTTGTCTTTTCTTGGTAATTTTACGTCAACATCACGTTCTGGTAATACCACACCAATAAAATATTCGCCACCGTCCTCAGACATCAGTTCTCCTTATAAACCTAAAATCAATTAATTCTCCACTAGAATCTACTTTTACCAAATCTGGAGTATCAGATTCGCATGGAGGGTCACGCCCTTCTTCTGGAGTTTGAACTATATCAAACGACCAGTATTTCTTAATTAAGAATCCTAATTTAATCATAGTAGGGGCTGTCGGGGTCGAACCGACGCTACATAGTTCTTAAAACTATTGACTCTACCTTTGGTCTAAACCCCCAAAGTACCATCTGTGGGATTCGGACCCACACTGTCAAATTTTTGAAATTTGTGACTCTGCCGTTGGTCTAAGATGGTTCAAGTAGTTCCGGTCGGATTTGAACCGACACATTTTACGTTCTAAGCGTAATGCCTCTGCCGTTGGGCTACGGAACCATAAGTATTATACACTAATCCTCGTTAGGAATAGCGGAAATTATAAAAACCCAGATAATTAAAAGCCAAAAGAACATCATATCTTTGTCCTCATTAATTTGTCCACCCAAAAGAAGCAAACCCCAAAATTCTTATTTGGATGTTCGTGATGCTTAATGTGGTGGTCGTACATCTTCCAATAAAACGGCCTCCAAACCATCCAATTTATTTCTAACCCATGAATCGCCCTGTGTGCTTTTGTCCATAAGTATGAATGATAAACCATTATAGTAAGCCAACCCAATAAAGCTGGAATTGAAAAATATGCCAAGACAGCAATAATTGGGGAACTTAATATTAGATGATACCAAATCGGCAAATCAATATTTAGGTCTAAACGCTCATCCTTATGGTGCAGAATCGCGTGATTTTCAAAAACATCGTCAAACCAGCCTTTAGGAAAGAATCTCTTATGCATTGTCCATCTATGTAATGTATATTCTGCTACGGCCATTACTAGATATGATACGAACAATGATACAAAAAATGTTATCATATATGATATTGCGTGCCACGTTCTATAAAATGCTCCTCGCAGTCTTCAAACTCGAAGGTCTTCCGTGCAAATTCCTTGGCTATTTCCGTATCTAGCTCACCGCATGTATAAATGTCTAAAGTAATGAAGCGCTTTGGCTCAACAGAATGAATCATTATACCAGACTCAATCAAAAATATTGCACCAGAAACGCCAGCCTTATCTGGAAAGACTTCTATTAGATTTTTGTCTCTTGGTCCGTGAATTACAAATGGCGGAATAGTTGGCGTCATCTTAATTAGAACGACCAATTCTTCTAGGAATCTGTAAATTAACTCTAAATCGTCAGCAGAGCCAACTCTGCAATTGTACATATCTAATAGATAGCTTCTTCCAAATGGTTTCATTTAATATACTTAAGGTCTGGAGGATAGTGGAAAATTATTAATTCATTAACTTTAGCTTGATTCCCTAATGTCACAGCATTTGCTACGGCCTTTGATAGTCTAGAACCTTGAGCCCTAGCCATTTCAAATCCCATTTTTGTTCCGCGTTTTGCCGCGTTGACAACGATAGTGTTGTGGTCTGCACTTAATGAAGTGTCTGATTTTAGAGCGTTATTCTTAACCCCAAAACGGCCACCAAGTTCTTTAATGCCAAATTCTACAATGCCATTTACATAACCCCTTGCTGCCTTTTGACCACTAATGGCTAGCCATAAAGTTTGTGTAGTAAATGACCTAGCCGCTGCATCAATAAAGTCTTCATAAGCACTAATTATTCTGCCGTCGTTTTTTAGTCCCCACTTTGGGTCTGGATGCATTTCTTCGGAAGTACCACCACGAGTTCCGCCAGTAATATGAATGTGCTTACATAGCTGGTGTTTATTATATCTATCTCCTAATTCCTCATAGATAGCAGTGACATATTCAATATTTCTGAGCGACCAAGGTAATGGCGCGTCGTTTATCTTTTCGCTAGACGGTAGACTATCTACTAACCATTGAGCCGTACTATCTCCAGACATTGGAAGTAAACTAAAGGGCTTATTTGCCTTTTCCATTCTGGCTACGCAACGGTCGATAAAAGAAAAGTCCCACTTACTAGCAGTTGGCCTAATCCAGTCGCCTCTAAATCTAATAGCCATTCCTTCAACTTTTGGTAACATAATATCGTTTATAGATACTTCACGACCGTCGCCAGGTTGTAATATAAAATCCTTTATAATCATTTTTTATTCCTTTGTAATTGTTAGTAAAATAACTCCAGTAAGAATCGAACTTACATCTGAACTTTAGGAAAGTGCCGTGTTATCCATTACACTATGAAGTCTCTTTTTAAACTCTATCTGATGTTCGTAATGAAGCGAATACCATAAGGGGTCCATTTCATCTCTTAATTTATCAGCTTCTTCACTATCTAAATCCAACTGCATTAACTCGTTGTGTAGAACCCACAAACGGTCAAAAGTTTCTTGTTGAATTTTACTATAATTTTCCATAAAAACCCCAAGTCGATTATAGGAATTGAACCTATCTCTCAAACTTACCAAGTTTGAATAATATCCACTATACTAAACCGACGTATAGCCCGTCAGAGAATCGAACTCTATCAGGAAGATTCAAAGTCTTCCGTTTACCCCAGTAACCGGGCAATAAAACCCACCACCATCCCCTTCTTGCGAAGTAATCACCTGATTGACCACTAAACTTCGGGGACCAACCCAAAGCCGGAAACTTGGTCGAATACAATCAATCCTAATTTAATTTAGGGCTTGTAATTCAGTTACCAACGCAGTCAGTACCAAACAAGGGATTTGAACCCTTTTAACTTCCTTATGAGAGAAATTCCGCTAGCCCAGCGCGTTTGGCAACTTATTATACACTAGTTTTACAACAAATCGGCCGTATTTTCAAAAATTTTGACCAATTGTGGAGACATTTCAAATCTAGTGCCGTTATGTTCAATAGACTTCCTAATATTACCATCATTATGGCGTTCACTAGAAGCTTTCCAGTCACAAAACATTTCTAATATATCTAGTATATTCATGTCATTTACCCCATTCTTAAAGTGCTGGGGATGATGACGATTATGAGCATAATGATGGTCTAATGCCGGCTTCATATCCTGAAGACTATCCTTATACTCTTGTGTACCATAAGTCATTTTACATAACTTTTCAGTATATTCAGTAAAATACTCAACTTCTGGCGATTCCAATTTAGATTTATCGTGCTTATCGGCCCTGTCTAATAAATCCTTGACAAAGAAATGAATTAGCTCCTGAACCCGTCTAATATGCTTGCTCGTATCAAAATTCGTTGCCTGTTCCTCTAAAGTCAAACCAGTTGACATTTTATTCTATTCCTTTCGTCTTAAGATATTCTAATAATTCGGCCGCTTCAGATGGAGATAAATTGGCCAGCTTATTTTTTAAGTCGTCAAAACCATCTCCGCACGCAATTCCTCCGGTATTTTTATTACCGTTTCCGCCCCATGAGACGACCCTATTACACATTCCGCATTTTGTTGTTTCTGCTTGTGGGTCTATATAATCTCTTGAAAAATCTATCATCCTGCGGAGCTATCCTCCAAGTATTTCATATTCTTTAATTACCTTGCCCGCTTCTGCAAGAAGCTTTTCTGCTTCTTCGGCTGGGTCAAATACTCTTGGCTTAATCTCGTCATAAACTAGGAAAGGAGTTTCCGTTTCTAGTTCCATGTGACACTTCTTAAACTTACGTCCACTTCCACATGGGCACGGCTTATTTCTTGGCGGCTTATATCCTCGCTTAAGTTGTTCTCCATAAGGAGGAGTTAGATTTGGTAAGAGTTTTGTCTTATCAATTTGTGGGTTTGCAGAATATGGGTTATCTACTACTGATTCGATAAATCTGCGAACTCTTCTGGCGCGTTTTCCTGGCATTCTATTCCTCTGTCTTGGTTTGTGTTTTATTGCTGCAAAACCTTCTTTTACTATTTTATAGTCCTCTGGAGAGATATTACAATCATCGTCCAACATTATAAAATTTGTTCTTATTCCTCTGATTTTTTCCATAAATCCTCCTAAAGTACCCGCTGATGGAATCGAACCAACTACTCAACCTTGTAAGGGTAGCGTGAAAAGCCATTTCACTAAGCGGGCAGCGTATAGCCTTATTATACACCAATTATTTCGGTTGTCAAGCCCTAATTTATGTCTTTTTCGTTCTTTTTTCCGCCGGGTGCAAAATAGTATTGTGGTAAAAGTCGCTTTCTGGTCGCAAATTCCTTTAGGCGAGCCTCGTCTTCGGCGTCTCCATAAATAACACAAGCGTAGTTCTTAAATCTCTTGTGAAATTGTTCAATTGTAAGATGTAGAGGATATCTATTGTTTTGATGATTATTTAATACCTCTGCCCTATTAGCTAAATCATCATAGCCAACTAGATTAACACAATGCGCAGTATCAAAAAATATAATAACAGGGCGACCTTCGGCTACTGCTTCTTTAATGAGCTTTACGCAAGCATCCCGACCTGAAGCATCTTTATATTTAACTCCATAACTAGTAATCACTCTCCTTAAATCACTAGCCGACGCACCACCCTGACATCTTCTATCTTTTCTTACATCATATAGTTGCTCAATCCCTTGAGTCATAGCGCAATTATATAGAGAATTCCATACACATGTTCCTCTAGTGTTTAGACTGCGGTATTCCTTTGGAATTGGAGACTGTATATCCCAACAGTCATCCAACTCCGCAGAATATAAATTACTGACAAATAAAAGTATAAATAGGGAAAGTAAATATCTCATTATTCGCCCTTTTCAAAAATACGAACAACAACTCTGTTCAAAAATTCGTTTACAGCGTGCATTGTTTCATCATGTAGGATTGCCTTTGCTACTGGATTTAGAACTGTTTTATGTGCTTCTACCAGTGTCATAGGTGCTTCTTCTGCAACAAAAGCAACTTGTTCTCCCATTACTGGAGCTACTATTGTTGTTGTTATGCCCAACTTCTTGGCAATAGCTGCGTCAACCCTTCTTGCTACTTCGTTGTCTAGTTCGTCTGCTCTAGCTCTTAATCTTTCAGCGCTTTCGGCACCAATATATGGAGCTACGGCATTTGCTACTCTTTGTTCAACTTTGTCTAGGGTAGCTTCGCGCACTTCATCTTTCTTTGCTAGGGCCTTTGTTAAGTAGCCGTTCTTATATAGATAACGAACAACCATTACAACTACGGTAGCTAAACCGCCACCGCCTAACCACTTAACTAGATTTTGATAAAAGTCCGCTTCGGCTTGTGCTTCGTCGGCCTTCTTATCTGCGTCTTCTAGTTCTTGGATTACTGGTGGAACTTCAACTGGAACATTAAAATCTGGTACGCCGTCAAGATATGGGTTTTCTGATGGATTAATATTTGGAGATGGACTTGGATTAAGAGTCACATCTGGACTTGGTGTTACATCAGGTGTCTTATCAGGACGAATAATTGGAATTAGCTTTGTTCTGTCCCTGACTGGTTCTGGCACCGTTACCATTGGTACATCAACTACCTTTGGTGGTAATTGAGCTGGTTGTACAACCTTTGGTTTAGCTGGAACAACAGGACGAACATTGTAATTATACTTACTAGGGGCAAATCTAGCCCTCTTTAGTCTATTAAAAATAACTTGTTCATAGTTATCTGGTAGTTGAATTACGCTTGGTTCTGAAACTTGACCATTTAGGCTAGCTAAAATTGAATCAACTAGAACTGCACCACCATGATTTTCTTCATAGCCCATTGATGTTGGCTTACCGGCAACTCCACCGCCGATTCTCCAAGTAATCATACCCTTTAAATATGTTTCATATCCGCTTGGACCCTTTGCTACAATATATAGACCAGAGCCTGATTGTCCGCCTAATGGGGGTGGATAGAATAAAATACGGTCTGATTCTTGGCTAATAATAAAACCTTCAAAAGCAGAAGGCCAACGAGCCCCTGGACATCCTGCGCTAACTACATAATTACCAACAGCTTCTAGTCCTGCTGGAGCTAATTTAGCAACTCTTGGTGGATACTTACCGAAGTATCTTTCATCAATAGATAGCAGGGCGTAGTCTGTGCTTGTCCTTTCAACAAACTTTGTCCATACAACGGTTGCAGGTAATGGGGTTGTTTTGCGTCCATTCTTAAAGAATTCTAACTGAACATTGTTATTGTTACCAACAACATGTGCATTAGTTAGTATGTAATACATGCCGTTCTCATGCTTAATACATGAACCACTTCCATAGTATTGGCCAGCAGTAACTCTACAAGTTGCTTCCAGTATTTGGTTAGCGCCCCATAGTTCTGCTTTAGCAGATACAGGAATTAGGAGTAGGCATAAAGTTAAAAAAAGTGACTTAAACATAGAAGTAAACCCTAAACAGGTGAAGATAGTTATACACTATATGATACACCTGGATAGGGCTACTTCTTTCAACATCAACTATATAACTAGTTGATTATGCCACGTCTCTTTAACGCCTTACGAGCTAAAGACCTGCTCTCATGTACTCTGCGCTCTCTAATTAATTGACGAGCCTCATTTGGGTTTCCTCTAAAGTAGTGATTGTAGAAATCCCTACCGCTTACTTGACCAGTAGCAAAACCCTTTACTGCCTTTACGTTTCTCTTGATTAACTTGTCCCAATTCATTTTTTGTCCTCCGATTAACGAAATAAATAAACTCTTCTTAATTGATACGCTTCATTTGGAAATTCAATATTCTTATCTGTCCAATAAGTTATTTTGGTTCCTATGTCCCAGCTATATTTGTAGTATCCAAATCTATGATAGCTGGCCCATCTTTCTTCTGATTCTTTTAAATGCTCAACAGTGTATGGAATGTCTTGTTCTTCTAGATATTCTGTAATATAGTAATCTAGAACCCATACTGGTAGAATTACTTCGTGTTTTTTACCTCTTTTCCCTGTCCTATATTGGTTTCTACGCCTTGATTTCCAGCACTTGTCTTTATGAACATGGACATCGTCGTATGAGTCTGGTAGATTATGTCCATATCTTTTAGCGCGAACATATTTCTTACCATGAGCATAATTCCACCTACGCTCTTGAGTTGTCTTTGGGCTTCTGTACCATGAATCGGTTTTTGGCCCGTACTTCTTTTCTTTCATTTTTGCCTCCACGGTTAATTAGGTTACGACCTAATTCGTGTGGCAATCGCGCAAGCAATCATCCTATTTTCTCCTGTGTTAATTGTTAAAAGTACCCCACTAAAGGAATCGAACCTTTTCTTAGAAGTCCGTAGCTTCTCGTGCGAATCCGGCACACTCAGAGGGCTTATAGTTGTTCTTTAAATCTTAAATCTTCTATTTCTTGTTTGTGGCTTTTAATTCCAATTACTTTGTGACCACTACATACCATACACTTTGGCCGTCCACAATCTAAAGGATGTTGTTTTCTAAAACGCCCTTTTGATTTTTCTGGAAATCTTATTCCCATCTTCTTTGCTTGTTTTTCTCGTCTAGTTTCCCAGTGTTTGTCATTATCGTGGTTGTTATATCTCATTGTAAATCATCCCAAATGAATTGTCTTGGAAAGTAAGAGTCGAAAGGCGGATTTGAACCACTTATTAAGAGATTTGCAGTCTCTCTCCTAACCATTAGGATTAATTCTATCGACAGCAACGCCTTGGGTGACAAAAATATGTTTTAATTATTGTCTGCTTTGTTAAGATGCTCTTTTCTTGTGACTCTACTTTATCTAGTCTAGTATCAAGAGTTACAAGTTCTGCACTAATTGAACCTAAAGCTTCTCCAAGGGTTTGGAAAATAGCATTCATTGTTAGTTTGTATTCATTAAACTCTTTATAGTGGGCTTCCGCTCCAGCTAATAAGGCTTTATCAACTTGACTTGATGTATTTGCTTTGTCTTCTAAATTGGCAATATAAATCTTAAGCTGACCGTTTTCTGTAACTAAATTAGAAACTTGTTCTTGTAGTTCAAGGACTTCTTTTGTCAGGTCGTTCTTTTCTAGAGAGGCTACTCGCTCTTCTAAACTTTTTGTGGTTATCTTTGTACTTTCTACAGCGTCTCTGGCCTTTTTATCAACATAAAGTTTGACTTGCTCTGCCGTATTTTTTACATTACGTTCGGCGTTTTCAATTGTAGTTTTATTAGGAATAAACCAAAATATTAAAAACACTAGTAAGGTAAATCCTCCCAGCATTAGAATTGCTCTTGTTGGTTCTGTCATATTTACTCCAAGATAGATTAAGCGGATAGGACGGGTACGACCCCGCATTGCTTTTACACATCACAATTTAGCAAATTGGACCAACAAACTTATTTGGCTCTCTATCCGTATTTTATTTCAACCAGCCAAGTTTCTTATATTCTTGTTCTAGCCAAAGTACCCTGTTATTATACACGAAATCTAGAAACTCGTCAAGTTCTTTTTGTTCGGAAAATCCAGATTTTCTTGATAATTCTCTGGCCGAATTTACATACTCTTGGAATTCAAGGACGTGATTATAGCTATCTATCGAGCGTTTTTCCATTCCTTCATCAAGGCCAACTAAACATCCTCCTATATAAGCGATATATTCGTCTAGGACGTAAAACGGAGTGTCATTCCAATACTTTTGCTGTTCCACAAGATAGAGTTGATAATTTGGTCCACGCCTTTTGACATTATCAGCAACTTCTTTTAGTGTAACTTTTGGATTACTAAATAAAAAAGCCCTATCTTTTAGTAAGTAATAGGCGTTTGGTCTTTTGTGCTTAAGTCTTATTTTTGAATGCAAAACATGTAAACTTTCATGTCCGCTTGTTATGAGGTCTGTATCTTTAAAAACCTCTCCTTCGTTCAGATGTGAGCAAATGTCTCCATATACTCCAACGCCAAACCTTCTTAATGGCTTATATTCTATCGTTTCGGCATTACAAATACTAGACAAGAAAAATAGTATAAGGGCACTAACGGCTATTCGCATTATATGCCAGAGTTAACTGGACTTGTTCCTCAAAGTCTAATTCTGAAATTATGGCGAAAAACTCTTTTCTTTCCATTGAGACCAAACCAGCCTCGGCCGCAGCCTTTAGTGCATTCTTTTTAGAATTTGGGCCAATATAGCAATGGCCGTTGTCACCATAGCGGTGCCCTACCTTCTCATCGACAACACAAATTTGTAAAGACATCTACCACCCCATGTATTTTTTATAAATATCGTCCATTATTACCCACTTTCTTTCTAGTCTAGGAGTATTCCACCCTAAACAAAATGAGTAAAACTTCATTATGTCTGTTTTATTAGACATTTCTACGCTCACACAAAAATCACTAGCTGATTGCTTATATATTTTGCATTCACATGGTAATACACTTTTTAGCCATTCCGAACATTTTGGGCTACAAGCAATTCTTGCTCTTTCTGAGTCACAACATCCGTCTCCATCAAATAGACCTCTTACAAAGTCGCCTAAATATCTATTTGGTATTTTTGGTTCTAAAAAATTATAAGTTTTATTAGGAATAACTCCAAATTTTTCTAAACTTGGTCGGAGATTATAGTTGTCTATATTTAGATAGCATTTACTATAACTTTCGCTTTCATATGGCTTTACATTATCGACACCAAGTACAGATAAAGAAAACTTTTTAAGATGATTTATGTCTTTCTCGGCAAGGTGGACACTTAATCTATTTCTATCCGAATAGATACATCCATCAGCAAAAATGAATCCTGCCCAATACGCAGACAAGGGATTTACCTCATTGAAGAATGAGATTGTTTTCTTGTCTAGTTTTGATTCCAGTTCTTCTTTTAATATTCTATTTTTAGAACGTGTTCCGCCATAAAGATTTAATTTACCAGCTTTTGCCCAGCGTCTTATGGTTTTTTCTCCACAATTTGCTATTTGGGCAGCCTCTTTATAATTTATATACATGGTATGATGTCCTTTCTACCCTTGTATACACCATTTCAGTCCAAAGTACGCTTGGAGAGACTCGAACTCTCACAAAATGATTGGAAATCATTTATGCTAACCATTACATCACAAACGCTCAAAGCGACTAGTCAAACTTGAATTGACCCCTCAATGTTGGCAACATTGTGTACGAACCCCTATACTATAGTCGCGCTAATTCTTTTTCAAGCAGAACTATTAACTGTCCAATACATTCAGTATTCTGCGTTTTTTTCTGCTTACTATAAATATACACTTCTTTTAAGTATTCTAACCTAATTTCTGCTCTATTTTTGTAACTTTTATAGTCCAAACCGGCCTGTTTACCAATTTTGGCAGCCGCTATGTAAGCTCCTAACTCATTAACAAACCCAAATTTAAGTTTCGTACTAGGAATATAGTAGATTTGGCCATAGTCGTCATATAGTTTGATATCTTTTTTGGGAGAAAAATACTTCTGTATTATCTTTGAGTCATAGACCCTAATATGTGGCACGCTATCTATTATATCAATGAATGGAAAGTTTATATGGACAACCCTATTTTCTAGTAGATAAAGAGATTCCACCCTATCTTCATCAACAAAATTACCACCACCATAAATATAAAAGTCCTCTGCCTTTTCTGTATATCTTTCTTTGATTCTTGCATTTAATTTTAAAACCGCAAAGTAATATGCTCGTAGTGGATTTTGCCCCTCTTTAACCCTTATTCTTTGATTTCTTACTTCTTGTTTTAGGTCAGATGTATAATCTCCAACCTGGGGGCCAACCATTTCAATTATTATGTCGTTCTTAACTTCAATTTGTTCGTATGGCTTTTCCGCCGCTTCTTCTAGCTCTTTTCTGCTAAAGGTTTGTGCATTGCAGATATTGCTGGAATATGTCGCGGTCCATAGAAATAGTATCGCCGTGCTGATTAATAAATAAGTTTGTCTTTTTCTTTGAAAAGTTAAACCCATCGAACACGCCCTTTTCCTTTTGTTCTGATAAGCACATCCCAATCTTTTTAATATCTTGCCTATCTAGGACTACCCACTCTCCATTTTGGCCCAGTATTATACTTCCTTTGTCATTACGCCCAATTAAAAGACCAGAGTTTTCGTATAGTGTTTCTTTTATGTATTCTTGCATGGTAGCTCCTTTCTACTATATAGAACACCTAAACTATTAGGTTTTTCTTTTTAGGAGTTACTAATTTGGACTTTTCTGAAAATGTTAGCAAATGATAGTTTACGACTTTTTCGTTTGGATTCAAAGTAAACAAGATTTCGCTATTTTCTAGTGTTATAGAGTCGTCTGACGACAAAGACTTTAAAATATCAACAAATTTATAGTCATGGTCAGTAACAACGACAAATAACGGATTTTTGATTGTTGTAAATTTATCGTCTACCGATAACTCTCCGACTATCATTTGTCCATTTTTCAATCTAACTATCTTCATTCATTCTCCTAAATTGTTGTCCTCTAATAACTTGCGTATAGCTTCTATATTAGATGCCATAGCGTATGTTGGAATTTCCTTTCCATTTACATACTTTGCTTGGCACATTATTGCCATGCCAACTACCTCGGTCCCATCCTCATTTAGAACGGGGGAGCCACTGCGACCGGGAATAATTGGCGGATTAAAATTAAATATATTTGGCTTTTCTTTATTTGATTCAAGAAAGACGCCTTTGAACGCACTTGGCCACGCCCCGTTTGAGCAGCCGTAGCTCCAAATTGTATATAATTCTTTGCTGTCTTTTGCTAGTTTGAGTGGTTTAAACGGCCTATAGTCACCAAAGTCTGTTTTAGCCACTTTTACCACAGAAATGTCTGTAGTTGTCCATTCTTCATATAGCCACAAAAGCTTAGTTGCTTTTACGTTTTTGGCCTTACCTCCATGAGTTAACATTAAGGTTATTTCTTTATCATCTAGCCCACCAACAAAATGGCCGGCACTTATAAGATAATAATTTTCATCGTCTTCTTTATAGCACCAAGCCGTTCCAAAAGCCTGGCCATTACTTATTCTGCAAATCGAATCACAGACTTCATTAATCCCGGCGTCAGATAAGTTTGATAAGGAGGCCAGAATTAATAAAGAGAAAAGAAATTGTTTAATCATACTACTTAAATTTTAGAGTATCAATTGTTACCTCGACGCTGTTAATGGTTTTGAGTCTCTTAAGTTTATGCGCCAATTTTAGCGCGTTTCTATAAGATTCACATTCCAAAGTTAATATAAACTCAAGATGTTGAGAATAAGGGTCAATTGTTAGGAAATTGAATCTTTTTATTGGATAGCCTCTATATGAGGAAGGATTATCTGGCAAGTATTTGTCTTTATGTTCATCAAAAAACCTAATTGATATTTTGGCTGGCGTTTTATTTAGCTTTGATTTTAATAAGCCTTTTTGCATAACTTTCATTGCCCTATCTAGAATATCCCATTTTACATCTTGCTTATATGTCAATGTCCAGTTTTGGAAATTAGACTTGATTTCATCTTTACCCATTAATTTAGGAAATGTATGAATGTCGTCATTTTTATTAAACATTATTTTACGGCTTGGCCTCCCATTCTTCTCTAAAATCACGAATCACAAAAAGTCCTCCTAAAATTAGGAAACCGTAATTTATTACCGTTTGAATATTTATTGAATCTTGCTGGTCTGTTTTAACTATGCTTTCAGTGTGTTCTGGACTTACTTGTTTTACCTCAACTGCTTCGTTAACATTAACTGACGAAGTTGTCGTATAAAGTCTAAATCCTAAAAAACAAACCAGCAACACCAAATACTTAATCACTAACATCTCCTTTATTTAAATTATCTATTAAACCCTTGCCAAGTTCTGTAATGCCATAAACCACATCTTCACCGTCTAGCTCTGCTTCTACTAGACCCTTTTTAGTCATTTCACTTAATGTGTGTTGAACAATAAGTTGATTGATGAATTCTGCAAACTCCTCTTCGCTAAATTCGTCCTTTGTTTTAGCAATTTCTTGGACTGCGTACATCGCAATAGAATCAAGGGCTAGTTCAGAAAGGTCCGATTCTGCTTCTGCGTGGTTAAATGTTTCTAGGGCCAAATACAAATGCTGTTCTGTTATCACAAACCGTCCTTTTGTTAAGAGACTTCATAGAAGTACATATAAATAGAAAATGCGGTAGATATTATATTCCTTCGCCAATAACGTCTTATTGGCTGAGCCTTACTCCACAGCCAAATAATATCCTAGGTAAGTCTTTCCGCAAAAGTAGCGTGCCGGGGAGTCGAACCCCGCTTATGATGTTTCCAGAACACCCAACTCACCCCGAGTTCTGCACACTATAAATCTTCAAATTTCCAACAACCTCGATGTATACCATGATGGCAATTACAACAAAGCGGTATCAAATTTGATTTATCGTTATTTTCTCTGTTGTGGTCTATATGATGAATATCTACACAACTTTTGAATTCATCGTAACCACATCTAACACAAACTAACTCTTCTTTTGACCAAATTCTTTACATTTTCTTGAACAGAAGTATAATCCGCTTCTAGAGCCACCTAAATGGTTCTTCCTTCTTGAAAAGGACTTCTTACATTGATAGCATTCTAGTTCAACATATGAAGTGCTATTTTGTCTTCTGTATTCGTTAGAACATGCAAATTTACAACAAGTATAGTCTTGACTGATTCTGGTGAAAAAACTGTTGTTGCAAATTGGACAAACTTTTTCGTACCCTTTTCTAGTTTTACCATACGGGTCTGTAAATGTAATTAATTCTGGCATAACTTAATATACACCAGAATTGTATTGCAAAGTACATTAAATCCACAATATTTGGTAAAAAATGGAGCTTACGAGAATCGAACTCGTTAGCCGATTTTGCAGGAATCAGCGCTTACCCATAAGAAACCCCATATACGGACCAATGATACTCGTCATTTGGTTGAACCAAAGAGTGGAGTGGTCCGTGTGTTACTTACATTATACACTATTTATTTCGATTGTCAAGGGAAAATTTGCGAGATTTTGTAAGTTTTTCCATCGACCACAAAAGGCTTGGCATTAAAAGGGTCTAAATGGAAGAAATTAACGCTCATAAGAGTCTCTTTTCCAACTAGAAAGTCTATTCTTAATAAGATTGCCCCATTTATCCCGTTCGTGCCTATTTATTGCTTCTAACCAAGTCCAACATTGCTGTTTAACGTCTTCAAGTTCATGATATCCATAAATAAAATTTGGAGCTATTTTATCTATAATGGTGCTTAAAATAATCCTGTCTTCTTCTGTCATTGTATTTTTATGAAATAACCTAGACACATTTTGGGAGTCGAACCCTTTAAAAAACTTTCACATTTTTTATTTACTATTTAATTGCTGTTCGTGCCTAAGTGGGGCCTACTGGTTACGCTCCAGTTCCTCTAGCTTTTCAGACTAGCGCTTCTACTAAGTTAGCTTCGACCCCATAACTAGATACATTTTAAGGGTTTTACCATTAAACTACACCACCATTAGGCGGTGACAGGACTCGAACCTGCGTCACTACATTAAAAGTGTAATTTTAAACTGCTGTTAGTATCTAAGCGGCTATTACGAGGATTGCACTCGCCACGGTCTGCTTGACGGGCAGATATCACCTCTAGGTGAACTAATAGCCAAAACTAGATAGTAGTGCCCTTTAGGTGGGCCTCCGCACCTTTGCCTTTCGGCGTTACTACAACGTATTATGGTTGATTGCTGTAACTATCTAAAGTCGGTCGTAGAAGAATTGAACTACTTGCCGCCACCACACATATTAATGGCAATTGTTTTACAGACAACCGTGTGGATTACGACCGATTATAATTGTATCACGCCAGTCGGTCTATTTCTAGGGAAACTGGAATAACTTTTATCGACATACAATTATAGCAGTTGGGAAGAGAGTCGAACTCTTCGGGCTTGTTACACCTGATTGTTTTCAAAACAATTTGACACGCCAATGTCCGCCCAACTATGTTTTACTAGAATATCTCCGCGCTTAACCTCTGTATCTTTTGGCAATAATACGCCAATACGGTCGCCTGGACCAATAGCTCTATTAGTCATACAAAGTTCTACACCAAGAACTCTAACAATTTCATTTTTCACGGGTTTTCTTTTCTCCAAGTCTTTTCAAACTCAGTTTGTACATTTTCTATCGAAAGTTCTAATAGTGTCTTTTCTATTATCGCCTTACTCTCAAGAATCTCTTTTTGCAATTGTCTGATATGTCTTCTATGGTATAGCATACAATCAATTTTGATTCTTATTTCGTAATCTTTCATAAGTGCAACCGGAGGGATTTGAACCCACATTGTGTCATCGCTTAAAAGGCGAGTGCATTTGCCATTCTGCCACAGTTGCATAAAAAGTCGCCCCATCCCTATAACAATTCGCGAACGAAAAGTTCAAGTGAGGAGCGACTACTGTGTAGACAAGATTTGAACTTGTATCCCCGAAGTTAACAGCTTCGTGCATTACCGTTATGCTACCACACAAAAACCATACACTCTAGCTTAAAGTCGTCTGTATGGGAACGACTAGTGGCAGGGGCGGGACTCGAACCACTTTAATGCGTTCTCTTGGTTATGAGCCAAGTGAGATAACCAGCCTTCTCTACCCTGCGTCAAAAGTTGCAAAAAGGAATCGAACCCAATCTTTCAGCTTTGAGGGCTGACGTGCTTCCGTTACACTATCGCAACAAGTCGCGTATTAGGGAATTAAACCCCGTTCTCCACCAATATGCACGGTGGCGAGTTAACATTACTCCATTACGCAAGTGGGCGAGGTAGGACTCACACCTACAAACACCGGTTTTAATCCCGGCCGCTTTAAATTAGCGTACCCGCCCAAAAACCCGGCCATTATTTCCATAACCTATTCGGTTAGCGGGATACCGGGGAATTAATTTTCAGTAACCCATAAGAGAATCGAACTCTTTTCTGCTCCTTGAAAGGGAACCGACATCACCAGTAGTCCAATGGGTCATTACGATAGTTTAACCTACACCACTATCAAAGGGACTAACAGGTTTACTCCGATTCGGACGGAGGATAATTGTTTTGGAGACAATTGTGATACCGCTTCACTATAAACCTATGGTCAGGATGCTGGAATTGAACCAGACAATTACGTGTGACGAGCCTAAGCTCAGCATCCATTGGATTTCAGGTCCGCCGGTCACTCATCCTGTAAGTCTATTATACACTATTTAAAACGATTGTCAAGCCATTTTTCGGAAAAATCTTGGAAAATTTTTAATGGGGAGGCTCTAGGTCTATATGTAGGTCTTTTATAGCCTTAAGCACTTTTCTTGCCCAGATTCTGTCCTGCTCTTTAACCGCCTCTGATAACTCGCAGTAAGGCACCCAAAAATGCTCCCAGCGTGACAGTCTTGATTCCGACACTTCTCCTGCGACCGATTTGGACCACTCTACCCATTGGTCGTGTTCTAATTCTGCTAGTTTTTCGACTAATTCATCCTTCATTGAAATAGCTCCAAATCCTGTTCTGGGTATATAACACTTCTAACTAATTGTGTTTGCATTTCATATAATTTTTCAAGAGCGCCTTCTTTGTATAAGTCTTGCACTTCTTGAGAAATTCCACTTATATATTCTTCAAAAGTAGCATATCTGCGCGGTTCATCAAAAAGAACCATATATACATAGTCTTGTCTCCAGCCTTCAAAAATATCCCACCTTTTTAGAGTAAAATCATTTTTAAGGCCACAAAATGTCAGGGCCGGCATGGAGGCAACAATTCTACCAACTCCAGGAAAACCAGTTACTTTAGAACAAACAATATCCCCAATTTTATATATTGGCTCATTTGTCTGGGATATTAAATCTTCAAACTCCAGTGTCGTCATTCTTTTCTTCCTCCCTTATTAGTTTATTGGCCAATTCCATCATCCTATCATATCTCTCGTCTTTTTTCTTTTGTTTTTCTGTCCTAGGATATTGGTCTGTCCAAGTAGCAAATTGTCTCACTCCACATTTATCACAAACCACATTAGTTGAGCTAGAATGATATTCTGTATGTTCTATTGTTTGGTGTTCACGCATCCATTTGTGGTCACAATAACCTGGATATTTAAAGTCACATCGCTGGCATTGCTTATCTAGAAAAAACCAAAAGGACTTTTTATGTCCAAAGATTTTACAGAGTAAACTCATATGTCCGTCCGAATTTCTTTCCCGACAGGAAAATTAGGTACTGGCTTATCTGTTGTTGTATATCCGAAAAACTCTACTGTGAGCATATCACCAACCTTAATTTTACCAGCTTTCCAGTCTTCCCAAAACTCTGCCCTGGTATCGTAATCCCCTTTAGGCATAACATTAAATTCATTTCCGTCTTTTGTTACACAGCGGAATGTGCAAGTACCAACCCAATCCCCAATTACATTCTCTGTAGCTCCAACAATAGGAAATTCATCATCGTCAAATTTTTTATACTTCTGTAAATCCTTGGAACGGCCATTAATTTTATAACCGCCGGCACGATTCCTTAACATTATTCCTTCATAACCCTGTGATACATATTGGTCGTGTAAAGTATCTATAGAATTTGCATTTGTTAAGTATACTGTTTCTACCTGTTGGATAAACTTCGTTCCGCTTGGAATCTTCGCCCATCTTTTAACATAGTCTGTGTTTTCTTCTACTATGTCGTAGATATGAAGTTCTATTTGGGCAGATAACTCATTAGCCTCGTCTCTTTTAACTGCCCCAATAATCTTGTTAAATAATGGGCCGTGAATGTATAATTCTCCATCATATACGCCGTCTTGAAAGTTAGATAGTTCTTCTACTAAATGTGAAAGGGATTTCCATTCAACGTTCTTACGCGAGACTAATTTAACCTTACCATCTTTAACGAAAGCTAGACATCTCAATCCATTGAGTTTGGGCTGGACTAGACATGGGAATTTAATATGTTTGCCGTCATCCTTGTACTTTTTGGCCAACATAGGTCGCAATGGTTTTTCAGTTGGAATATGCTCTGTATAACCGTCTCTATCGCGCTTTTTAGTCCAGAGACTTTCTGCTTTTGATTCGCACTGTTCTTGAACTGTTGTTTCGTTCTTCTTGCCGATATTTTTACCAGCAGAGATTTCAGTTATACTTTTAGTAAGTTTACCACCTAGCGTTCCGTGATACTGGCAATAGCCCCATACATTGGGCCTTATTTCCCCAACCTGGACCTCCCAAAATCTTACTTTACCTTTGTTGTCTAACTTATGTAACGCGGGCCAAGTCTTCATAAATTTCCTAATATAATGGTCCTGTTGATTTATTTCTGCTTTTAATGCCGATAGACTTTTAGGAGTTGCTCTTTGTGGTCCAATATCACTCATTCCATAGTTCCATATAAACTGGATTGCCAAACTTGTATATCGAAATAGCCGTATTAAATTCCTGTCTGTTAGTATAATCTAAAAAACAGTCTCCATATTTCCAAAATACTACAGAATGTGGAACCATATGAAAATTACCATCTTTTAGCATTTTCATCATTTGTTTGTAGGTTAGAATCATAAAAAGTTAATTTCCACCCCTAGTTCTTTGGCTAAATCTAGTATTCTTTGCTTTTTAGATTCCATTTCACAATCCGGCTCATCCCTTTTATAAGGAATTGTCTTTGGTTCCTGAACCTTTTTATTCCACTTGTCGTCGTAATAATCCTTAATCATATCAGGTGTAGTACGGAAATCGAATCCGCTCAGCATTTTCAGCCACTAGATTCACAGTCTAGCTCCGCTCTCCAACTCGGACGACTACACAGTAGCAGTAGTTGGAATCGGACCAACCGCGAAAATCTTATCAGGATTCTCAGAACAACCAGTTCGTTTACTGCTATTATACAAAGCCAACACTCAGAATTGAACTGAAATTTGATGATTACAAGTCAACTGTTTTGCCGTTAAACTATGCTGGCGAGTGACTCCAGAGAGACTCGAACTCTCACCCCGTTCGTTAAGAGCGAAGAATGCAACCATAACACCTTGGAGCCGTGTACTCATTATACACTAATTAAATCAATTGTCAAGGGCTTTTTTGAAGAATTTCACAGGTTTTTCAAAGATTTTCAACAGAGGGCGATTGACCGCCTGCTTATCGAGGTACTTTGTAAGGACGGACTTTAAAGTCGTCTTGGTTGGGTAGACCTCTCTATAAAGAACGGTTTCAACTTCCTTACCATCCACTATCTTTTCATCCACAATTACTATCGTTGGTATTCTTTTAACTTCATACTCTGATTTTAACTCTGGATGTTCATCTATATCTACATAGAAATTATTATACTGCACTAAAAGTTTTGCAACATCGGGCTCGTGTAATGTCTTCTTAAAAATCTGGCATGGACCACACCAAGAAGCTCCAAAGTACAGAACTGTTTTTTCTGCATTTATTTTAGGCGTTGACAATAAAACTATTACTAGACACAAAATTACTTTGTACATTTCACTCCTTAAAAATTACTTTAGCTCCTGTATAGTCGACTCCAACATCTATATATGGAAGTCCGACACGCTTTATGAGGTTCTCTCTATTCTTTTCATTAAAAATCACATAGAAAAATCCTCCATTTCCAGAGCCACAAATTTTCCCACCATATGCTCCCGCCTGCATGATATTATCATATACAGCATCTATATAGGGATTAGATACTAGTGGTGAAATTTCCCTCTTATTTAACCAAGACTCGTTTAGTAATTTTCCTATTTCTTCAATATTCTCTTTTACAAACGCAGCCTGGGTCAACTTTGATAACTCCATTATCCTTAATTTTGACGCCTCACTATCTGGATTATTATGACTAATTGCTACTTCATAGCTGGTTCTATTACCATTTAGATAAAAAAGCAAAGAAGAACGGCACAATTTATCAACAAAGTTTTCTGATACTGGCAATGGCTTTATATTAACCACTCCCTTTTTAGATATATCCATCGAGCGTAATCCAGCATACGCCGACCAATACGAATCTTGAATACCTCCAGCCTGCTCTAATAAAACCCTTTCAATATAGACGGCTTCTTCGGCTATTTGCTTTTTAGTTACTTCTTCGTCATAAAAACAATACAAGGCTCTTAATAATGCACAAACTAAAGCAGAACTGGTCGCTAATCCGCTTTGGTGTGAAGCGTCGTTTGCCACATAAACAGAAAGCATATCGAGGTCGGGGTGGTTTCTTTTAAAGAATTCTAGAGTTCCCCTAATAGTAGCATTTTTGATATCTTCTATTTTTTCTACCTTCTCTACGCTACTATAGAATATTTCCCAGTGGCTTGGAGATGTTTTTGGCAATCTCTTTACGCTAACATAGCAATATAGGTCTAAAGCAAATCCCGTTATTACACATCCATGTTTTTGATAAAAGCTGGGATAGTCGCAAGACCCCCCACTGATAGATACCCTATATGGGGCCTTTGCGCAAATCATACATTATTTTCTCCAACTAGTCTGCAAAGACTAATAAATTCTTGTTGTTCTATGTCCATTTTCATGTAATTAATAATTTTATGCACCCATTGTATATTGCCTTCAACATAACCTTGTTTAGAGTCAATTCTATCTAATGATGCAGTTTTTTCTCTTTTATTAGTATCTCTATAATCTAAATATATTGGAATTTTTGTTAATTTACATAGTCTATTTTGACTTTCATAAATTTTCCAAGCATATTCTATACTAATAGTAAATTCTAGATTTCTAGTTTTTGCACCTCTTTGTATAGAAGACCAATGAGAACCGCGAATACCTTCGTATCCTGTCCAGTTTGGGTTTTTATCCATTCTGTATTTTTTGATTACGTCTCCGTGAAGACAACCACACGAATTTTTGTGTCCACTTTTTACCCTAGTGGCTTGTGCTTCAATAATTTGACCACATTCGCATTCAAAAATCCATATAATGTTTTTTCTAACCCTTTTATCTGTTGGCTCTTTAGCTGTAAGTCTACCAAATTTTTGGCCAGTTATATCTATTCTTTTTGCAATATTTGACGTTGAGACTTTTCTTTTACGTTTTTTAATATTTAGAGACTTTAATAATCTATAAAATGTTGCATTAGCAATATTGCATTCTTGACAAATATCTACTACGTTTAGATTGTCTACTAAGTAGAGTTTTTCTAATTTTTCTTTAAAGTTTGTGTCTCTCATGTAATATTATACATGCCAAATAGAAATATTTTTTATATTTCTTTAGCAATTACTATAATATTCTTTAAGTTTTAATATTTCTTCTTTAAAGTCAGTTTGAATTGAAAATCCAGTATTATAAAGTTTCTGTGATGAACAATTATAATTTCTTTGGTCAGGGTCTTTTCCTTCTGAATTAAAGGTAACAGTACCACCAACTATGTTTGCAATATTTTGTGCTAGCTCGCCTTTAGTTGTATTTAAGGCATCGTCTCCCACATTATACACTCCTTCCAAGTCTGCCTCAATAGCATGTATAAATGCATTTGATACGTCAACTATATTAATAAAGTTGCGCTTGTAATGTGGCTCAAACATATCTATGGTTCCTTCTTGCACTAACTTCTTAACGAAGCTATTTACTAGAAGGTCGTCTCTCATCCTAGTTGGAGAAAGACCATAAACCGTTGCCAGTCTTAACGATACAGAGTTTGGCCTATTTAATACTAGCGCTTCTGAAATACATTTTGTGACAGAATAAAGGGAAATTGGGTCGGTCGGAGTATCTTCTGTGCATAAAACATCAGCGCCGACATTTCCATATTGTGAATTAGTATTTGGGGCAATAAACTTGACTTCTGGTGCAATATTTTCTAGGAATAGGCGGGTAGCCTCTGTGTTTACCATAATTGCCAATTCTGGATTAGCCTTACAAATAGGCATTCCTACCATTGCAGCAAGATGGATAACAACATCTGGCATAGCCACTACAAGTGCTTTTTTGATAGTTTCTAGTTTTGTAATATCTCCAGTTAATAGAATTGGGGCGTCTGGATTACCTATATAATCAACAAATTGTTGACCAAAAAATAAATTGTCAACTCCCCAAACTTCGTAACCAGCACGATATAGTTTTTCACATAACACGGAACCTATGTATCCGCCAGCTCCAGTAACTAACACTATCTTACTCATTTATTTTCCTTTACTATATCGTCCAAAATACTATGTAAAAATATGCCGGCAAACTGCTCATGAACACCAAAACTTTCTGTGGCCAGATGAACATTGACATCGCCTAATTGGTTTAGTTTATTGTCTGGACTAAACGCCGTAATAGTAACAACTGGATTACTATACCACTTCATCCTCTTAACTGCATTAACTAGATTTTGCGAATTACCACTACTAGATATTACTATCAATAGGTCGTCTGGTTCGCGCTGTATATTCAACCATTCTATCCACATGTCTTCAACGCCATAATCATTAGCTAAACATGTGATTAGATTGGGCGATTCAGGACATAGGGTTTTAATTCCGCCAACTTTTAGAAAGTCGTGAGCCATATGACTACAACTACTCATCGAACCACCATTTCCTAGAAAGATAACTCGATGAGATTTCTTAATCAGGGCCTTAACTTCATCATGTTCTTTTTGAAGGCCCGATAAAAGTAGAGCCCCTTTCATGTAATCTTCAAGCATTAGATAGCCTTAAGTATATTTCTTAATGTGTCGCAAACATAATCAACATCTTCATCTGTCATCCAATAGTGGCAACCAATATGGATTCCATAATCACCTACATATTCTGCATTTTCAAATCTTTGTTTGTGTTGGAAGTGGTCTTTAAAACAGCCATGTTGTGGCATACTTCCGAAATTTTTCTTCCAATGAATACCCGCCTCCTCTAATCCTTTTTGGATTGTAGTAATTTTTATACTAGTTCCAAATGGGTCTAAATATCCACCAGGTTTAACGGTTATTGAAAATCCGTGTGGAGCATTTACACAACCAGCCCTCTCCTGTACAAAATAAACCTTATCTGCAAATTCCGCAGTCGCATTATAATACTTGTATAGAATTTCTTTACGACGGGCGAATATCTTCCAGAAGTCGTCTATCTCACCTAATCCCACAGAAGCGTTAAGGTCTGTCGGCTTTAAATTTAACCCATACCTCTGATGGTCAAAGAATAAACTACCGGGTTGTCTACCATGAGAACGCACTGATAGTATAGCATCGTTAATAACTTTGTCTTTAGAACTTACTGTGCCACCTTCTGCACTACAAATAATATGGGCGATATAATGAGAGGTTGTCTCCATATCTGCGTAGTCTAGCGAAAACTTTCCATTTAGTTGACAGCCGTATCCTTCGCAGTTGTCTATAATTAGTTTAACATTATATTTCTTGGCTAAATCTGATAAAATATCCATTCTACATGGATTGCCCATTAAATTTACAGCCATAATACCAACTATTTTTTTACCTGATAAAAACTTACCATTAATCTTTAAAACTTGTTCAACAATAGCTTCATCTATATTAAGAGTTTCTTTCTTAATGTCAACGAAATAAGGAGTAAATCCGGCCGCACGAATCGCATTAGCTGTAGCGATAAAAGAAAGAGCGGGACAAATAATATAATCTCCCGGTTTGGCCCCAAACTCATATAATGCCATACACGCAGCAATATCGGCGCTAGTTCCAGAAGAAACCATTGTGGTATATGGATAGTTAAATATCTGTGCCCATTTTTGCTCAAATTCTTTAACCTTTGGACCAATACTAACCCAGTTATTTTCTAGACATTCTGCTATGTGTTTTTTAGCTAGGTCTGTAACTCGTAATTCACCAAACTCAATCTTGCGCATTTTTACCTACCATACTTGAATTATAATTATTAATGGCTTTTCCAAGATAGTCCGAACTAGAGCCAGATTTTTCTCCACCCACCCCAAACATCATCTGAACGCCATATCTTTTACAAACTACGGATTCCTCTGAATCTCCTACCGTTTGGTCGCCGCCGTTTGCGAAGATTATTCTATTATAGCCGTCTCTAGCTAAATGGCAAAGGTTTTCTAGGCTTTTTGCAACAGAACGTCCACTATCAATTGATAGCACGCCATTAGTAACGCATTTCAATGACTTTATTAACCTAAGCCTCTCATCTTCATTATAAAATAGTATTGAGCCTTTAAGTTTTACCTGTCTGTCATTATTCACTATTACTATATGTTGGTCTCCAAAAGCACTAGCCGACTCTAAATAGTTTAGATGGTGTGGTCCAATTGGATTAAAATATCCTGATGTGATTACTAGAGTTTTCATATAGGGTTTCGCTCATTTATTTCCTTAATTGTAGGATATCCTTTTAATATCTCTTTTAGACTTACCGGTTTTGCTTCTAATGCTCTTTTAATAGCTTCTGCCTCTTCTACGGTCATTTCTTCATCTAAATTAGACATTTTCATAGCATGACCACAAAGCATTATATCTTCATTTATATTAGTCTCAGCTTCCATCCACGCCCCTGATAATCTTGTCTTACTTGTTTGGCCACAGTACGACGGTTTTTACCAACTACTTCAATTGGCTCGCCCCACTTATCTTCACTTCCCTTTACTTTAGGGTCTGGCAATAACCATAGATTAAAGGTCACAGGACCAGAGTTTGGAACTGGAGCTTGTCTATTCTTTGTTGGTGCTTTCTTATCTCTTACTTTACGTCCCATTGTTATTTTCCTTTAAAAAGTCTACTAACTTATTAACGCCTTCATCACGAACTAGATTAAAACACAATGCCGTTACTGGAGAATCTTCTCTATATGGTTTTGTATCATTAACGAGCACCCTGATTGCGTTAGAACAACCTAATATAAGCTGGTCATATGGAATACATGCGTTTTTTAATTGTCTTTTTGTTATTTCTCTAAAGGATTCTCTACGGCCACTGGTTAATATCACAATATGCCCATTCTTACCGCATAATTGAAAAAATTCTCTAACCCCAGGCAATACTTCTATCTTGTCTTCAAATTGCTCTTGTTTGTCTCCAAAGTGTTTTAGGAGAGTTCCATCAATATCTAGAAAGAAACAATATCGTTCTTTTTGCTTTGACTTTTCTATATTTGCTAGCATAACCATATCGTTATAATCTAATCCGTATGGAGAACTATTTTCATCAGCCATAATAAATCCCACTCTCTATGTATTTTGTGTCGTCTTTTTCTACTTCTAAATCAAACCAAGCAAAACTTCTAATCTTTTCTACATATTTAGGATTTTGAATCCAGTTGCCGTTATATTGTATCTTAACATATTCGTTAAAATTAAGGTGAAGTCCGGCCTTTCCTATGTTTAATGTACGCCCGATTACAGGATATAGACAAGGTAAATCTCTAAAATACTTCTCAAAAGGAGTATCCCAACCCAGTCTATCAGAGACCGTTACTTCCTTTAGCCACTCCTCTCCTCTACAGCCGTATTCTTTACCTTTAGGAGATTCGTATTCTATACCAAAAACTTCTGCCTTTTCCTTAATCCTTTCATAAGTCTTACGATTCATAGAGAACGCATTTGCCCCTTCAAACCATTCTCTAGAAACTAGATTGTGAGTTTTACTTACCGATGGCTCTATTAATTGGTGGCATGGCCGGTGCATAGTACACGCAGCAAAATAGTCATCTAATAAGTGGGCGGTCTGCTCGAAGTATTCAAGTAGGTCTATAGATGGATAAGTATCGTCCTCTAGGAAAATGGCCCAATCCTGGTTGTTTTCAAAAGACTTATCCAGAGTATATCTAAAATTTCCAGCACATCCTACATTTTCATCATGGAAAACCAATTCAGATTCTATGACAGATGCTATTTGAGACATTTCAACAGCCTCTAATATCTGTTGGGCCATCATAGGATTATAATGGTCGCATACTATTAGTAGCTTATATTTTTCCAATCCACGACATCTGCGTAGTCCATCTAGTGTCTTCAATAAATATATGGGACGCGCCCAGCATCTTAAACTAATTACTGTTTTAGTATCCATATATTTCTGAACTTTCTTCTATAAGGTTTGCGTAATAAAAATTTTGATGATATAGGTCTTTCCAAGTTAATTGGGTCTTATTATCCGTTGGTCCTAATCTTGGAGTCTTAAGAGCCCAATCAATTTTTGACCTATCATATTCTACATCAAATAGGTCTAGAATTTCTATTAAATCTTCAATTTGTTCAACTTGATATTGAAATGTGCAGTTTTCTAAATCTAGATTCCACCGATAGTAATATTCCATTGCCCTATCTAAAAGTGGCCTAGTTAAATCCATTTGAAGGGCACGTCGTATATATCTCCAACTTACCATATCAAGTTTTAGTATAGAACTTATTGTTGTTAGAGGCTCACGAGTCTGATGTAAACAGATATGTTCTTCTGTATTTATATTTAGCTGGTCTGGATAATGTTCTGGACTATGATGTATATACCATGTAACTATTCCGTCATAACTTGGATATTCATGACCTATTCGCAGTCCAAGCCTATTTAGGAATTCTGTGGTATAATGCGTTCCAGATTTTGCTGTTGCACCTATGTAGATTTTATCCATGTATTTTTGCTATCTTTATACAATATTCTATAAAAATATCTTTTTTCATAGCCATTTTCATTTTATTAATATCTTTATGACACCATACTACGTTTCCTTCAATATATCCTTTGGATGAATCAATTCTATCTAATGAAGCCGTTCTATCTTTATGTCCATATGAATTAAAATGTATGTCTAAGCCAGTGTAGTAACATTTTCTGTTTTGTGATATAAATAAATTCCATATATATTCTTGAGTTAATTGGAATTGTAAATTTCTATTTTTAGCACCTCTCTGTATGGAACTCCAACATTTTCCAGGTATTTCTTCGTATCCTGTCCACATACCATTTGTGCAGCATGATTTGTGTTTTCCTCTAACTAAATCTATCCCATAGCAAACCGTTATCTTTCCGCAGTCGCATAAACACTTCCATCTAACTCCTGTTTTGTCTGTAGAATCATATTCTATTACTTTTAGTTTATTAAATTTTTTTCCCAATAGTCTTGTTTGAGATATTTCTATAATATTTTTAATTGGTAGGCCGTGTTTAATAACATACCGTCTTACTGTCATATCATTTGAACCTATTTCTATAGCTATCTCTTTTAGTGTTTTATTTTTAGATATATATTCTTGTTCTAGAAATTCTTTAGTTAATATCTTATTCCATACTGTCTTTGGCATGGTTACTCCAATTTATGTTGACAAAATTGTTATCACAATCTTATACACCAAATCTTGGATATCAACTATACAATTCTGTATGTTCTATAATTATTAGGGGCCTTTTTTCATTTAGAAATTTTTCATAGGCCGGAAAAACTTCCTCTGTTGTTTTTAGCTCTAAAACTTCAATATATTTGCATAGATGTTTAAAGGCTTCGCTATGGTTTGCCGTGTGTTGATGTCCTGCGTCAATTGGTTTTTTTGCACCTACTAAAATTTTTGTTAGTATTGGTAATACTTGTCCGGTTAATTGCTCCCATTTATCTATATGGTTAACAAGTTGGTCACAAGCTAATATAGCAAAATCGCATCGTGGATAGCAACTAATGGGCATAAAACCCTCTATTGCTAGACCAAGACAAAACCCTGCTTGCATATTTTCCGCAACAGGGAATTCCAATAACTTCTCTTTTGGATATTGATTAACTTGTCTAGATATGGCGTGGCCTTTAAATTGCATAGCCTGACCAACAAAAATTGCATTTGGGTCGGATGCTAAAAGGTCCATTCCGCGTTGAACGTATTCTAAATATGTCATAAAATTCCTAGAACGAGACAAAGGTTCCAACTCCTGAATGTGGCCATGTACTCTTAAACTTATAATAACTTATCTTACAATTATGGCAATCTTTTGCTAAATCACGCCAACGCACATAATCTACATAAGCGTGGTCGCCCCAAGCCTCATTAGTTGGAGTGTCAACTGACTTATTATTGTCTTCTACTATCCAAGTTATAGGAAGGTCGTGATTAATTGAATATCGAATACATTCATTAGCTATGCCAGTTAGAAATGTCATGTCTCCAATAAATGCAAAGACACGATTCTTCTTTTGTTTTCTTTTAAGACCATAGGCTACACCCGTAGCAATTGGACAGATTCCGCCAACAATAGCAGATGTATAGAACTTATATTCTGGAAAATTCATAGCCATTGACTCTCCTTCGAGTATTCTGGCTTTGACCTTTTCTGGAGGAATTCCTTTTAATAAGGCGTGTAAATGGTTTGCCCAAGTTGAAAACACATAGTCTTTATCATAAATAAAGTTGAATATATCTAAAAGAACTTCTTCATTACCGTTTCTTAAATGGATTGGACCTTTAATTATGCCCGTTTTATAAATCTCGGCTATGTCGTTTTCAAAGTCTATTAGCTGTTTTTTGTTCATAGTATTTTACAGTCTCTCTCAATCCATCTTCTAAAGAGGTTTTTGGTTCCCAGCCCAATTTTTTAGCTTTATCACAATTAAATATAACGGTCGTTGGAATGTCTAATTTTCCATTATACTTTATTGTAAGAGACTTGCCGGTAATCCTCTGTAAAATCTCGATAATTGTCTCAACAGAATATGCCTGTCCGGCCCCACAGTTTATTAATTCATAAGGAGTAGTCTGTTGTTCTAGGCACCTATCTACTAAATCTACTAGGTCGCCCACATAAAGCAAATCTCTTCTAGCCTTACCAGTGCCCCAAACCTCTAAAGTGTCTGTGGCGTCACAAACCTTTTTAACCATAGCTGGTAACATATGACACTTATCTAAATCGAACTTATCATAAGGTCCATATATATTAGAGTTTCTAAATACTGTAAATTTACAAGCTCCTTGACGGGAATAAAACTGTGCTAATTTCTCTGTATATACCTTCATATTTCCAACGCCAAAATATGTGGGATATAGCTCCTCTCCATCTTTCCAGTCTGTTTCGCTTTGAGGAGTGTCTTTTGGCTGATACATAACTCCACAACTAAACCAAACGCATTGCTTAACCCCAAAAGTATGGCAATATTCCATAACTAGGGCGTTCATTCTTACATTATCAGTAACATGCAACCACGGTCTTTCTAAAGTATCTTTTGCGCCAGTCGTAACCGCCGCTGCGTGGATTACTATATCTGGTTTAACTATCCTAAATAGCTTATCAACATGTTCCTTATTAGTTAGGTCCGCCTGATGGCTATTAAAACCTTGTCTAAATTCCATTCCGTGATAACATTTAGTTATAATATATTTCTTATCTAGGTGATTTGCTAGGTTTGTTGCGATAAATCCGTTTGCGCCTAAAAGTAGTATTCTTTTTTCCATATGTTATAAATCTCGTGTGAAGTTTTGTTTAAGTTTGGTACGAATAGGGCCGATTTCATATTACTAATATCGCCGGCCTTGTATATAAATTTGTTATCTTGTTTTGGAAATTTAATTAGCTCATGAAGTTTAACATTCTTTCTTGATGTAAAATTAAAAATCCCAGTCAGTTTTCCGTATGAGTATTTTATAAAATCTAATAAGTCAGAATACAGAACCAAGTTATAATCAGACGATGTAGAAGTCCTAATCTCTGGCTGTAATGATGTTGCTATTGTTTTAATAGCTCCTCTTGTATATGGCCCCAAAAGAATTGAGGGGCGAATAATTAAAGGATTTGTAGCAGTTTTTAATACTATATCTTCTACTATTAGTTTTGTAACACCATATATTCCACAAACATCCCTAATATCTATTTCGTCATATTCTGTCCATAGTTTGTCGTTCTTTGGATAAACATCAATTGATGATATAAATATAAATTGTTCATGAGGTATTTTTATAAGTTCTTTTGCTAAATTTATTGCATTAGTTACATATTGTTCTGGATTACTAACGTCTTGTCCCCAAGCACAATGAATGATAGTTTCTTGTTGTAATAAATTAGTTGGTTCGTCTCTTTTAAATGGCGTACTTAACATCTGTTCTGATAAGTATTGTCCAAGTCCAGATGATGTGCCGGATATTATCATATATCTACTTCTTCTAGGCCTTTATTCTTATCTAATTCTATTGCGGTTGCACATGTTTGTCCATCCGGTCTTTTATCGTTAATTAAAATCCTTGGACAATGTCCGCACTCCATAATAAGTTGACTATAATACAACCCATTAGAAACTAATTGATTATGAGTTAACTCTCTATGGCTTTCCGGTCTACCAGTTGTTATTATAATCTTATAGTGTTTATTAAACCATAGGTCGAACTTTTCTCTAACTCCAGGAAGTAATAGTTGATTATTACTATATAATGAATCAGCTACAGCTACCATACTATTTGGAGATTTAAAGACACATCCATCTAGGTCTAAAAAAATTGTTTTCATACTAAACTCCTAATCATTTCAACTATCTCATTTTTGCTTGGAGTCATGTTATCACAATGAGAACCAAAACCAGCAGTTCTGTCCTCAAGACCCATAGTAACACAACTTTTGGCAAATCCAATTTGCGTTTGTATTATATACGCTATATGTTCAGAGATACCACACTGTGTGAAATCGGTATCTACAATAAGAACTTCTTTGCTAAAGATAATACTTCTTAATATTTCATTACTAAAGACCGCTGGTTTAAGTTGAAACTGATGAACTAAATTTATTTTATATCCTTCTTTTTCTAACTCTTCAACAGCCATTTCGGCTTCTAACCTAGCTGCTGATATAGCTATTATAGTCACATCTGGCGATTTATGGTCCAATTTATTCTCTAAATCTCTATCTAAATCATAGGCCCTACGATGTTCACTACAAAAAACTGGCTCGTCATGAGTTAAATAATAATCCCAGACATACTGCCATTCTTTAGAGGTCATAGGGGCGAACACTTTAATTCCAGGCATATGACAAATAATACTATGGTGCATATTACTTGCAACCGGACCTATTCCACCCTCAACTCCAATACCTCTAATAAATACCGGGCATGGCATTCCCCACATCTCTTTAGATTTAGCGGCATAATTTACTAAACTAACAGCATTATACCATAAAAAGCCCTGAAACCTTATGACATAAATTGGTCGCCTTCCCATTAAAGCAGCGCCACAGACAACTCCTCCGTTAGACGAGTCAGAAGTTGGAAGTTCCTCTATTCCTTTATGGTTTGGTATATCATTTGGTACGGTATTTTGAACAAATCCACACCCCAAAGCAGCCTGACAAAATAATAGTCCATTGTCTTCAACTAGATGTTTTCTTATATTGGATTTAATCGTTTCTCTTGTTGTCATTTTTGACCATATCCCATATTTTTCTAGCTTTAGTTTTTTCTTGTTCTTCTATTTTTTGATGCTCTGGTATTATTTTCTTAAAATCATCCAAAAAATCATACTTAATACCGTCTTCCCCCGCCCCTACATGCCAGAAATGTCTACAAACTTTGATATTTAATAAATTTGGTATATTGTTTACAGCCAAATCTATTGCGTTTTCCATTAGGGACGGAACATTATTCCATTCATCTTCTAATGAAATCTCTGATTTAATCCCCATAGACCTTGCAACATCAACAACGTCCCAACTTCTTCTTTCTTTAGTTGGAGTTAGAATAGATAATCCATTATCTTCAATGATAAATAATATTGGAGACTTCTTTGTTATGGCATATCCCATTGCCCCTAAAACATAATCCTCTTCTGCGGCGGCGTCTCCTAGAATAACAACTGTTAATATTTGACTAGAGTGCGCAGCTCCAGCAGCTATTGGTACTTGGTCACCTAATAATCCAGAATGGCCCCAAATTTGGTATTTGCCTTCATTATGACTGATAGACGCAGAACCACCATATCCTTTATTACAGCCCTTTTTACTACCACATAATTCATACGCTAACTCTAGCGGCTTATCTGCGAAGGTTAGGTGATACGAATGCCCTCTATGTTGTGGAAAAATATTACAACGAGTAATTCCTTTTTTAATCAAGGCTGACTTTAAGACAGGCGGTATAAATTCTGAACCAACAGATAAATATATTGGTGGCCTAACATAACCTTCTTTAAGGCCTTCTGCTACACAATATTCAAAATGTCTATTGAAACATGTTTGTCTAAAAATTTCTAACATTGTAAAGTTAATACTAAAATATCGTTGTCGGTGCTAAATTTTTCTAACATCTGTATCAGATTTTTACCATAAGATACATCTCCTGGTCCAGCCACTATTAGTTCTCCAGATTTAATATGTCCCTTTAGAATAACATATGTAAAATCATCATAAATGGAACTGTATGGTTTTGCATGACTGCCATTTTTAAATGGATATCTTAATTCAACCATCCGGCCAATACATTTGCCCAACGGATAATGTATACAATTATCTCCCATTAATTTTGGTTCTTTTAATTCTGTCAACGACGATTGACTATAATGGCTTTCATCTTCATATGGCTGACCGGCCCTTCCATAATTGTCTTCTAGTCTTACTAAATCTAACTTATCTTTAGGGGTTTCTATTTCTATAAGTTCTACATCGCCAACAACCGCCGTGGTTTTATGAAAAACGCCCTGACGAATCATTATCTTTTCAGCGGGGAATAATCTATTTTCGCCATTTAAAAACGAGACCTTTGCCGCCCCCTGTAGAACAACCAGTCCAGTTTTTTTATTTGGATGTGCGTGTAATGATGTTGAAAATCCTTCCTTAATCTTCAAGTGCCATAGGGCTACATTTTCATTTTCATATAATAGGTATTCTTCTCCCCATGGCTTTTTAACTAACTTATTATGAAAATCTGTCATTGATTATTCCAAGTATACTCATTATTGTATGGCGGAAGTTTTGTAGAAAAGACTCGCTTCTTTTCAAATTCTTCATTCCTTCCTGCTAATACAGCAGTTATTCTGTCAACAAATTCTGGATTGTACTTATAATGTGAGCATGTTATGATATTCCTTTCTACTACTAAAGGCTCATTAGGATAAATATATCCGGCGTTTTCAATGTCGTGCTTTGTTCCTATATATCCCGTTAACTTCATCCCTCTCGGCAAATTATTCGCAGAAAGAAGAACCTGCGTTCCGTGACAAATCGCGGCGACAATACTATCCTTATCAATATTATAACGGACGATAGCTAATAGTTCGGCATCTAATCTCATAACTTCTGGAGCAAATCCGCCGGGAATAACAATACAGTCGTACAGCAACTTTCCAGAAGCCACTACTTCTTGGGCGGTTTTATCCCAAAATAACTTCGTTCCATTTTTTGCAGTAGGTTCTGGATATTTCCTTTTTGGAGCAAGAACTACTTCTACGTCTAGACCGGCCTTTTTAAGTTCTTCATATGGATATTCAAATTCTTCATATTGGACATCTTGTGCTACGAATATTGCTACTTTAATCATTTTTAATCCAAATTGGTGGTTGTTTGTTATCACACTCTCTGACAGAGATATTAGAAAATTTCTCGTTAACAGCCCTAATTACATCGGGGTGTTCTCCATCATAATCATGGCCACATAAAATTCCTCCGTCTTTTACTTTTGGTAAGTATAATTCAATGTCTTTGACTACCGCTTCATAGCTATGGTCCGCATCAATAAAACATATATCTAGTGATTTATCTGGAATTAAATGAACCATATCTTCGGTTTTACCTTTTAATACATTACAGATATCCGAACATCCGGTTTCTTCTATATTTTTTAGAAAGAACGGATATACTACCTTGTCATATTCGTCTCTATAGTAGTGCCTATTTGTGTTTTCATCTAAATTAGTTGGTAGGTTCTCTTCAAAAGTTCCCATAAACCAGTCTATAGCATAGTATAGTCCTTCTACCTCTTTAATCATAGGCAGTATATATTTAGTTGTGGCTCCATCAAAACAGCCCAGTTCTGCAACTACCAGTCCAGGTTTTAGATTTTCTTTTACTAATTTTATAAAAGCGTCTGTTGGTGGATACGTTCCCCAAATATCTAGACTTTTATTAAAAATTTCTTTAGTGTTCATACCGTTCTTCTCCATACGTCTGGCGTATATTTATAATTATCTAAATCAATTCTAATTCTATCTGGTACTGTATGATGGATATATTGATATAGTGGAGCATCTTCATATCCATGACTTAATTCAATCGGCATATGGTCAGACTGTCCATGCTCACAGTGACATAAACTTTCTTTAATAAACGAAACTTTAACCCCGTCTCTTTGAGCCCTGACCGCTAAATCAGCATGTCCTAAACACGGCACTTGAAATCTTGTATCCCATCCACCCAAATACTTTATATATTCTGCCCAAAATATAGCTGAATTAAAAATCCACCATTCTGGATTAATATATTGAGCTTTTGGATATGCGTTGATTAATCTATAATAGTCATCACCATGTAATATGTCGTTTCCTTCTGTATATTTTGTTAATACTACATGCTTTTTATTATCTGGTTCTTCCATTAAGGTGTCTATACATTTGTCTATTATATTAGGAACAAACATACAGTCGTCTGCAAAGTGCGTAACTATATCAAACTTTGCATTTACCAGTCCAATTTGCTGACATTTATTTGGAGAAGCTAAAGACTGGATAAAACTTACATTGTCTTGTTTAATAGCTTTACATTCTGTGTTAGCTACAGGACCAATAAAAATTATTTCAAATGGATATTTAGTACAAGCAGAACTCATAGAGTCTAAAACTCTATCCCAATGCTCTATTCTAATACTTGGAACTATTAAACTAATACCTAACATTTATACCTCTTCGTTATATTTGCAACCATTTGAATATAGTTTGTTGCGTAATTTATTTAACACATCAATATCATATCGGTCATTATGGTTAAATGACTGCATTCTATCAAAATCGCAATGTTGCTTAATCCACACAGACTTTGGCCAAAACGACATACATCCATTAATATATTCAGCGTATACTCCAAGCCAATGGTCACAATAATGATGTTTAAAAGAAGTATTCCAACATACTCCATCCAAATATTTAAAAACATCCTCTCTTAAGATAACCGGAACATTTAAAGACTGATAAGGTATTTGATATTTATCGTCTATTGGTATTGCTTCATGCAATGGATACAATGGCTCGTTAGTATATCCTTGCGGACTAACTGTTTTGTGCCAAGTTTGATGTCCCGGCCCCCAAAATTGGGGTATTAATTGTCCGACATGGATTGTTAGCTTTTTAAAATCTTCTGATTCCGTTTCTTTAAATGTATCTAAAAAGTTTTCTGGCAAAGAGTTGTCGTCTAATACATTAACGACCCAATCTCCATTTGCGTGTTCGTATCCTTTATTATAAGCGTGAACGCCTCCGCTCCTCTTATCATCTAAAACAAATTTGACTTCTTTATTATCTGCAAACTCGGTATTGCTTGAAACCAATATAATTTCTTTATTATGACTTGGTAGGTCTAAAATACTCTTAAGTACGGTTTCGGCACAAAACCTTGGTTTTTCAGTTGCTAGAACATACGAAATTTTCATACCACTCCACTGTTTGTTTTATTCCTTGACTCATTGGAGTAAACTCTAACTCACCAAGAATATTTTTCATTTTACTATTTTGTAATAATTTACGTTTTTGGCCATCGTCTGAACCATTCCATCTAATCTCTCCATTAAATCCAGTAGCTTCTTTGACTAGGCCGGCTAATTCTTTTATTGATATCTCTTCTCCAGACGCTATATTTAGCAAATTAAAAGAGTCGTTATATTTTTCAAAAGCCACTGGTAGGTATTTTGCTACATCCGAAACATATATAAATTCTCTAAATACATTTCCGGCACCCCATAGCTCAACATATTCTTCATTATTTTGTTTAGCGTCATGGAATTTTCTAATCAGCGAACCCATTACTTTTGTTTTATTTGGGTCAAAAGAATCGTAAGGTCCGTAAACATGGTTAACGCATACATTTATGCAGTCCATTCCATATTGTTTTTTTATCTGCCTTCCGTATTCAACTAATATCTTTTTGGCAAATCCGTGGGCTTCAACAGACTCATGAGGACTACCTTTAAAGAAATCTGTTTCAGACAAAGGATAGTCTGGAGAATATGCACACGAAGATATTAAACAACAGGTTTTTTCAACGCCCGTTTCTTGACTTGCCTTTAGTACATTTAATCCTAATTGGGAAGTCCTATAAAAAATATCGGCCGGATATAGGCTATTGAATTTAATGTTCCCATTATAACCAGCGAGATGAAAAACATAATTTGCGCCTATTTGTTTAAACACATCTTTTGTTGCTTTAAAGTCTAATAGGTCAAAATGTGTATGTGGAATGGCGTATACAAACGAACCCAATTTTTTAAGTTCACTAATTAGTGCCCTACCAATCATACTATCTGGGCCAGTAACAATTACTACCTTATCTTTAAGTAAGGACATATCCTTCGCCTTCCGCTAGTTCTTCATATGATTTATATTCTTGTCCAAACCTTACTTTCCACGGCTTATCAAATTGTTTGTAATTATTGATATCAATATGGGTTTCTCGTGGATTGCTCCATAGTTCATCAAATACAGGCTTGTCTATTACATCTTGAACCGCAACTATTGGTCCGTGGTCTTTACTTGTTCCTGGAGCCCAATCTGCTTTGGATACTCCAAGTCTAGAATGGTATACTATAGACCCATTTAATTGGGCTCGAAATATTAAGTCATGATGAGAATGATTAGAGTATTGAAATCTACAATCTAGTCCGCCAATTTCTAATATATAGTCTCTTTTCATTAGGGGCTGACAAGAAGTTTGCCAACTTCTATTTATGTATGGTAGCCAAAACTCTGGAAAATTTCTAACCATCCAGTTTTGTGGACCTTGAATTTCGCCAGAATAATCCCGTCCTTCTGAATATAACATATTAATGATATCTATGTCTCTCAAATTTGAGAAATACCAGTCGTTAACACATTGCTCTATGGCGTTTGGAATAAAAACAGCGTCATCGACAGTCTGATATATAAACTCTTTCTCTGCTGCCAAAAATCCCTTTTGGATACATACTCCCACAGGAGCGTAACTCTTAATATATTTTACTGGGTAATCTAATTTTGGCGGGTCAAAAGGCCCAACAAAAATGACCTCCCAATCATATTTGCCAACCGATTCTTTAAGGGTTTTACAAACGTTTTCCCAAAGATGAGTTCTAATTCCCGGTATAACTACAGATATCATTTTGTTGCCTGAAGATTTAAAGAAAGTAATATGCCGCCGTTTTCTATCCATTTACCATTAGACATCTTATAGTCCTTTTGCATGTCTGGAAAATAAGACTGACTATAATCGTCGCAATAATTGTGCGGTTCTACATGTTGCCAAGACCACTGTTCTACTGTAGAAAATCCTGCGTCATACAGGTCTTTTTCTAAATCTTCTTTACTCCATCCGTTTTTATGGAAATCAAATTCATGCCTTTGACTTCCCCAAAACATAGATTTTAGTTTTTCCTTATTTTTAATAAGTAGGTATAAAGAACAGGCCTTTTCCAAATCTGGAACAGCTAATCTTAATATACCTCCGGTTTTTAATTTTCTATACCATAGTTTTAAAGCTTTTACTGATTCGTCATAGGATAAGTGTTCCAACATATGACAGCAATAAATTAAATCTACAGACTCGTCCTTAATTGTCTCTAATGTAAAGGCATTGTCTATTATATCTGGACCGCATTCTTCCCTTATGTCTATATTCGTAAAACCTGGAAGTTTTTTATTATAACATCCTAAATTTAGCTTCATAGTTCTTCCACATATTTTATGTTATTATTTTCTACATATTTATCAGCTAATAGTCTGAGGGTTGCATTATCTTCGTTATCTGTATGCGAACTACTTATTCTTTGATATCCAGACAAACTATATCTAACACCTGGACAAACCCAACTTAAAGGTTTAAAGTCTTCGTGTCTTGATATAAAGAAGCCTAACCAATGGTCAGGGCAATGATTTTTGAATGAAGGATGAAAAATATGTCCGTCTAGATATTTAGCTATTGTTTCTAATTCAATAAACGGTAATGGTATAACTGGATACGGCCCATATTCTGCTGGTATTGGAGTAGAACGAATATCATGTGCCCATAATTTACCATTAGCGCTTTCATCTAAATGATGCTGAATTATACAGCCGGGTCCGCCGTCCCACATAAGATTAACTAATTTAAACTTTTTATTTCTACCTTCTCCATTTTCTAGATATTCTACTACATCTAGCACATTATCTGGATATACGATATCGTTTAGCAAATAAGATATATATTTTCCTCTAGCATGTTTGGCCGCCAAATTAAAGGCGTTAGGACTACCTTGCATAGTATCGCAAATTAGCCTAGCTTTTGTTTGAAGCAATATTTGTTCGTCTTCACGACTATAAATAGACGACTCTGGACAAACTATAACAAGTTCAAACTCATGCTTTGGCAGTCTATATATTGCGTCAATACATGTTTTAGAATACGATAAACTATCTTTAGTTACTAAAGCGTATGAAATCATTAATCCCCTAATATCTTTCTTTTAATTTTAACAGTTAGTTGCTTTTTAATAGTGTCTACGGCTTCTTGCCCAAATCTTTGTAAGACTAACTTATGAAAATTTGGATTACTCCAATAAGTATGCCAAGCTTCATCTCTGAACTTTAGCACTTGTGCTGGTGACAAATATTTTGTTGGTAATGGTTGAGCGTTATAAGAATAGAACGACCACCCATCAAAGTTTTTTGGTAATTCCCATTTATTTTCAAGAGCCTCATAATATAGCGGACTACCGGGTAAAGCCATAGCATGGTAGAAATTAGCATTTTCTGTATTAAGTTCTAGTGCTAAATCTAGAGTCTCCTGCATTGTCTCTATAGTTTCTTCTGGATGTCCAAAAATATAATTTGCCCCAACATAAATACCATGATTATGTATTTGCTTAATTACATCCCTAATATTTAGGTTTTGGAATTTCCCTTTATATAGCTCTTGACGAATTTCTTGATTTGCGGCCTCGATTCCAACCCCAAGTAATTTTACTCCTCCCTCTCTGAATAAATCTAGAAATCTATCATTAACAGTATCTATACGAGAATATGTCCACATTTGTAGATGTTCGCCATATCCTCTTTCTTTTAGTCCTAAAAGGAGTGGCTCGTAATACTTTTTATTAAGGAAAAACATTTCATCTGACAGGCGAATTGTAGTAATTCCATACTCAATTAACTTGTCAAATTCTTTTAGCATTAGCTCTGGCGACCAGAACCGCATATTGTTAAAGTCTGACGATACCGCCTTTTCGTTTGTACTAGTCCTGTTAACTATATTAATCATGCAAAAATTGCATTTAAACTTACATCCCAAACTAGTATATAGGGCTGCGTATGGTCTACGATTTTTTTCTTGATACCAAGCGTGCCATAAAGGAGCGCGATATAGGTCAAATGGTTTTCTATCGTATGGTAGTAAGTCCCAAGCATAACCTGGTAAAAGTTTATCTAAATCTTGCTCATTACTAACTTGATATGGAGAAACTGAATTAAAATTTAATCCGCCGTGTTTCCAGCCAAGTCCGCCTATAGCTACTATTTTGTCATCTTGTAACCCACTTAATAGTCCGTGTAAAACACTCGTTCCGTCATTAAGTGCGACATAATCAATATTCGGGTCTGCTAATACTTCTCTAGGTAAAGCTTGAGTATGCGACCCAATAGAAATTGTTGTTATGCCGGAACCTTCTTTAACTAATTTAGCCACTTCATAGACCCCAACCATATTGGTTGTGCCAGAATTTGGATTCTGCCCATAAGTAACAAAACAACAAAACCTAGGCTTTAGGTCTATAATTTTTTGTGCAGTTTCCTCATGCGTAAGATTTTCAGCTATGGCATCAAGTATAGCAACTCCGTATCCTTTTGCTCTACAGCTTTGCGCTAATAATAGAGACCATACAGGAGGCTCAATTGCAGAATAGTTATCAGCAAGAACGCCATATACGCTACGGTTATTTGTGTTTACAAAAATTATATCCATTGTGATGACATTTGCTCGTAATTAAATTGGTCCTGTGATAAAAACATGTTTCTTTTGATATAATCTTTAAGTCTGTCGTCTTTTGCGAATCCGTTTTCATCAAAACAGTCTGGATTATGTTGTACTTTTCCTTCTCCGTCTAAATGACCCTCTGCGTATCCCATTCCATACTCGGTTCCCCTGCCAATAATATCTAAAATAGACTCGTTCGTATTAATTAAATGGTCCCACTTTTTTCCGCCACTATACTCCCATGCATTAGGAGAAAAACCTATACTTGGTATGTCTAATCCAGTAATATGCTCTATTTCTGTATCGTGACTTATGACCGTATTTGTTTTTATTGCCGCAGCCAAAAATGTCATAACTGACTCTGTGCATTGTCCAGCAAATATATCTGGGATTAATTTTTCATAAGCCTTATATAGTTCTTTTCCATGAAGTTGGACATGAGTATTTACTGCCATACCTACTGGAACAATATATGGGCCATGTTCTTTAAAATATTCCCTATAACTCAAATAGTCGTTTTCATGATGTGGTAATCCAGAAAAAGACTGGAATCCCGTATCAGACATAGCTCTTCCATGAACTATACTATATGGTCCAGACTTGTATAAGTCATATAATTTTTGCAACACCAAATTGTCGCTTTCAAAATTAATTCCACTGTCCACAAAAAGATAACATTCATATTCTCCTAAATGTTCTATGGCTTTTAGGACGGAGGCATTAAAGCTGATATTTACTGGAACCCTATCGTCAATTAGGTTGTAGTTTATAATGTTTCCAAAATAACTTATAAGCCTACCCCTAGTAGCATGATTACATAGACAGTCTGAAACAACAATGTTAAAATCTTCAAAACTTTGATTAATGATAGAACTTATCGCTCTCCTATAGTATTCGGAGTTTTCCCTACCAGATATTCCACAAGTATTGTAAACCACTAACATTTTAGACATTTTGTTTATTCCTATAGTGGTCTAGTAAGAAATCTACACTTTCATCTATCGAGTATCTTGGAGTCCATCCAGTAATACTGATAAACTTTTCAATATTTGGAATTTGTAAGGTAACGTCTTGAGGCCTTAATAGGTCTGGATTTAACTGTGTCTTTATCGGAACCTTTGATTTTGCCTTCAATAGTTCAATAAAATCTCCAACGCTAATCGTTGTATTACCTCCAATATTATATGCTTCGCCCCATTGACATTTTTGTGAAGCGTGCCAATAAGATTCCATTGCGTCCCTAACATCTATTAGTGTGCGGACAGAATCTAAATTTCCATGATATAATATGTCTTGTTGGCCCCTTTCTATTCTAACCACTTGTTTTGCAAATGCACTAGAAAAGATGTCTTCTCTACGAGGATTTATATACGCAAACATCCTTGTTATGAATGTTCTAAAATGATAGCAATAATAATATGACATTGCTATTTTTTCTTGAGTTAACTTTGATACGGCGTATATATTTACTGGCTGTAATGGATGGCTTTCAAAGATAGGTATGTCTTTTTCTAAAACCTGTCCATAGGCTTCCGAAGTTCCACACATTTGTATAATTGGGTCGAGTTTAAGAATTCTTACAGCTTCAAATAAATTGACCGTATTATTAACATTGTTATTTAATACTGATAATGGGTTGTCGAAACAAACTTTAACATTAGCATGTGCAGCCAAATGGAATATATAATCGGGTTGTATCTTCTCTAATGCTCTAATTACAGAACTTAAGTCCGTTAAGTCACATTCATGCAATACTACTCTATCTGATATATTACTTAAATTATGCTGACTAGTAGTGCTATGCCATCTAGATATACCATGTACTATTGCATTAGGTATGTTTTCTAATATATATTCTGCTAGATACGAAGCGCCACTACCAGTTATTCCGGTAATTAAAACATTCATACTTTAATTTTTCCAATCACAGTGTCCCAGAAAATCTTCGCCGTGTATTTTTTCATATATTTATTATAGCCATTGCTTGCTATTTCGAGCCTTTCTTTGTCGTTTTTTTGATAGTATTTGATTTTGTCACATAGGTCGTCCTTTGAGGAAAACTCCACATAATCTATTCCTGGCTCTAATAAGTTTCTTGTACTTGCGTTTTCTCTTTCTAAAAGAAGAGTCCTACAGGCTAGTGCATGTAGAACTTTTCCTTTAACTTGCTTATATCCCATTCCATGGCTAGGGAAGTTAATAGTCATCATGCTTCTTGCTATGTATTCTGCATACTTATAGACTGAAACATTATCTTCCCTTTGTCCGCCTCCGGTAAATAATTCTGGTATCTTTTCTTTGACATAAGGAATATATTCTGCTCTTTCTGCATATCTCAAACTCCCTATAAAACTTACTGGAATATCCTGTTCCATTGGATGGTATATTCTGGTACTTTCTGGAGTCCAAAGAGTAGCGTATTTTGGCTGACTGTTTACATAAACCTTATCTTGGTAGCTTGGGTTGTCCAAAATCACATTTAGGTCTATTAAATCTTCATTTTCATGTTGATATTGTAAATCCCAAGGATTACTGTCTTCCCAAATAAAACATATAAACTTTTTACCTTTATATTTTTTAAGACATTCTACTGAAGGATTTAATCCAGATACGCCAATTCTAATTACTATTATTGCATCTACATTTGTTTTACTACAATAGGTATCTATGGCAGAATCTACATGTTGGTCATATATGTCGTATGACTCGTCGAGTGCCAACATGTCATATTCATAACCATTAACACATTCAGCAAATGTCTGTATTAATCCTTCATAATGAAAAGAGACTGGGCTATTTGGTCCATCTACCCATTTGTTTGTTATAAATAATACTTTTGGTTTCATTTTGTGAATACATCATATCTTTTTGTAGTTATGTCTTTATTTGCTAAATACCAAACCATAGCTTCTTTAATTCCGTCTTCTAAAGATTTTGAAGCACTAAAGCCGTAATTATGGAGTCTGGTCATATCCATTTTCCTAATGGCGTCTCCAGTTGGTTTTGATGTATCCCATTCAATACTTACTATATTTCCTGTAATCCCTTCGTAAACTTTAACAACAGTATCGACTATATCCTTAATTAGAACTCCGTTTCCACTACCTATGTTTAGGGGTTCAGAAATCTTATTTTCCACAGCAAAAATCATCGCCTTTGCAACATCTTCCGCATGAACGAAATCTCTAATGGCGCTTCCGTTACCCCAAACTACTAATGGATTCTCTCCAGAACAAATTCTTGCAATTAGGGCTGGAATAACCATTGATGTTGCTGGATTAAAATTATCATATTCTCCATAAACATTTGCCGGCCTAATTATAGAATAGTTCTTTTCTCCATATTGGATTGCATATGCGTCGGCCTGCAATTCTCCCATTCTTTTAGCCCATCCTGCAAACCAATCATATTCAGAAGGAACTGTCTTCCATACATCGTCTTCAACAAATAAATCAGCCGGCGCATAAACTCCAACAGAGCTTGTATATAAGTACCACTTTACATTCGCTCTGCGGGCGGCTTCCATCATATTAGTATTAAACATTAACATAGGAACCATAAAAGACGCAGGATTTTTCCTTGTCATTTCTGGAGAACCCTTAATTCCGGCCAAATGGAATACATAGTCCATACCTTCACATAATGTGACACATTTATCTAAATATGTAAGGTCTGCCTTAATACATTCAACCCCATCAATTTTAGTGTCGTCCATTGACACAGAAACTATTTTATTTGGGTTGTGTTGCTTTAGTAATTTTACTAACGCCCTTCCTATCATTCCAGTAGCGCCGGTAATTAATATGTTTGAATCTTTAAACATTATTTTCCTTTATGTAGTTTTCTAATTTTTCTATATCTTTGTTAATATCATATGTCCAGGCAAGATGCTCGTTTGTAACTCTTCTCATTTCACTAGCAGTGTCGTCTGGAGAAAATACTAATTCTATTGTTTCATGCATTAGGTGTCGTAAATTAATTGGTAGGTCGACTATCTTATTAATTTTCTCATATATACGAAATACTGCTACATCTCCACCTAAAGTCTTAATAACATCCGGCATGAAAAAGCCCAGAACATCACATGCCTTTTTACTGATTATTGGAAATGAGGCGTATTTCGTTACAGGACAATGGTCGGCAGAATTACAAGAAGTTCTTCCATATATAATGTCTCCTTGTTCTTTTAACAAAGGATACGCTATCTTATCCCAGTCTTGTGTCTCAATTCTTGCGTCATCATTTAATACAAATATGTATTCTCCAGACGCATACGATACCATTCTATTATAACTCTTAATTAGCTCTTGGTCTCTATAACGAAATTCAAACTTTAATATATTATTAATTGGATGGTCTAAAGAACGTATTTCTGACATTAGTTGCAATGATTGGACATCATCACTGTCAAAATTAATTAAAATTTCAATATCGTCTAAAGAAGATGTCTTCTCAATAATATTGTTGAGTAGTCCAAATAATAGCTCTATTCTTTTTCTAGAATTTAATATAAGGGAGAATTTCATTTATTTTTTACTATATTTATATATGTTTCTATTGCTTCTTTTGAAGACCTAATATTAGGAAAATTACTTTCTAGTGATACATATTCTGTATCCCCTAGCCATCCGCCGTTAATAAACTTAATTGGTTTTTGAATATTCAAACCCGACATTATAGTTGTCGCAACCTCCTGCACTGTAAGATTACCATTTGGACACAAATTATAAGTTCCAGAAGGAAGATTAAGACTTTCTATAATTGAGCTAACACTATCATCTATCCATAGAAATGGTTTTCTAGCACCAGGCATATTACCAAATAATTCAAGAACTGGATTATCTGATTTTAATTTCAAATAAATATCGTGAACTAATCCGTGGGTGCTTTCTGCTGCAACATGGGCGCAAAATCTTAAAATCTTAAAATTATCTAACTTATTATAAACCGTATGGTACTTCTGTATAAGTTTTTCACAGAATAATTTCGTTTCTGCGTAGATAGAATCTGGCTTTGTATCGTCTCCAACTTTTCTTGGAGTAGTATGATAGCCATAAACTGTGGCAGAACTAGCAAATATTAGCTGACATTCTTTTGGAACGACTTCTAATACTTTATGTAGAGGAATGATATTATTTTGGGTTACTTCCCAACTATAATTTTTTACCAAGGCATAGCCGGCTAAATGAAAGATAGCGTCAGGCTGAAAATCCTCTACTACTTTTTTAAGAACTTCTGGATTGACTTCGACTAAATTTAGTATTTCTCTTTTGTAGTCCGTCTTTATATTGCTACGCGAAATACCTAAAACTTCATGTTCTTTACTTAATCTCTGTGCTAGTGGCTTTCCTATAAAACCGCTATCTCCAGTTATAATAAATTTCACATTAAATCCTTATAAATAATCTAGACCCACTATTACTTTTTCTAAGTATTTTGCTGTTGGGGTCTATTGTGCCTAGGCTCACTTATCACTTAGGATAGATTGCTGTACGAGCCTTATCGCCGGATTGTCAATTCTAAAATTATCTAGACAGGTTTTAAAACATTAATGGTGTTTATTTTTGATTGCTGTATCTGTCTAATATGTTAAATCTAGACGCGGTTTTTCACCAATTGAAAGTGGAGGTATTTTGGTTGCTGTATGCGTCTAATATATTATAGTACGATTTGTTCGTACCTTGGTCCATTTAGGACTTCGTGCATTAACTCAACTGCGCTCTTATGCTCAACTGCATACTTAAATGCTGATTGATTGCTACCGCTAATAAGTGTTACCTTATCGTCGTACTTGGTCGCAGGACTTTCCTGACGGGCATTAACATTCCAGAATACAACATGTGGCAATTCGTATCCAGCTTCCTTAAACTTCCTTTGAGCGGTCTCAAAGTTAGTTTCACTAGAATTACTCATTTGACTATCAAATTGCATGTCTGAAATAATATACAATACCGCAGGCATTTCTTCTTGAGTACACTTTGCTTCTACGGCAGCCCTTAAGATTGCATCAAAAGCGGCAGCTAAATCTGTATTATAACCAACGTCGTGGTGCTCTACGAAATTTAACTTATCAAATAAATCTCCGCCTTGGATTGTAACAACCGATGGCCTGTTAGTAAAGGTCATATTAGTGTTAGCAAAACGACCCTTATTCCTTTCTGCAAAGTATACCGCTAGAGTTGTTGAAACGCTCATTGGGCGTCCCATCATAGAGCCCGAAACATCTGCTAGAACTAACGCATTTGTATCGTTAGTATAATCTGGCAAAGCATTCCATAATGCTGTCATAGCATCTAAAACAGCCTTTGTTGGGCGCTCACGACGATATCCCTTAAATAACTCGTCATAAATCTCATAAGTCATTAAGGTGCCGGCGTTAATCTTCTTTTCGCCCTTTTCTACTGCTTGTAGATATTCTGCATATCCAATTTCATCATGCTTGCTAAAAGCCTTAACATGCTTACGGTGTGCTTGTGATGGTAGCTTTGAATAATCAATATTGCTCCACTCACGGCTACTCATCTTTTGCTCTAGCAAACCGATATACTTACGCAAAGCGCTAACCCTCTTACGATATTGCTTTGGAGCCATATCCCAAAAGCTCATTAGACTACGCGCCTTACGGATTGTTTCCTTTGAAGACGCATTTTCTGATGGTAGCCACTTTGCTAAAAGGCTTACGCTTTCGCCCTTAACCATATTTTGTTCGTCTAAAATGAATTGGTCATATAGAATTTCCGCAGTTTCTTCAACTACTGGAATATCATCAAAACGGCCATATTCTGGCACATAACCAACAACCTTTAGTAACAATTCCTTGTCTAAAGACTTTAGAGTTTCTTGGAAAACCTTACGCTCTCCTGCACCACCACGAATATCCCGCGCCCATAGCAGGATTCGAATAGCAACATCCTGATTTTCAACCCAAGCCTTAACAAAAT